TTAGAGCAGAGGAATCATAATCCTTGTGTCGGGGGTTCGAATCCCTCCTCCGCTACCACCGGACCCCACACCAGCAACTTTCTGTGCTGGAACCCCACCTTTTCCGGGCTTTTGGGACTCTTGGTGTAGCAGCATATTCAGGTGTCCGTGGATCGTAACCTCTACGCGGCCCGTCTTATCGTCCTTGTAGACCACCACCTTCACCAGAAGCTCCCGCAGCAGCTGCGCGCCAAGCGATAGCGGATCGATCTCCCCTGCTTCCATCTCTTTCTGCAGGTCCGTGACTTTTTCTTCGAACAGCTGCGCCGCGACCGGGTGCACCGTGATGACCGGCGGCAGCTCCGGGGTGTCAGCCAGCAGTTCCTGAAGCTCCTTGCGCCGGGGGCGAAGCTTCTGCATTGCGGCGCGGGCATCCTCGGGGTCGATGATGTCGTCTGCGATCTGCATCACGATCTTGTCGATCTTCGCCACGACCCTATCCAGCTCACGCTCATAGACGCCGCGCTGGGACCGCCTCTCATTCACGAGACGGGCCTGCTCCTCTTGGTAGGTCTTGATGAACAGGGCCAGGCGTTCGGGCTTGCGGAGGAATTGCTGCACGACCGAGACCACCGACCGTTCGATCCGGTCGAGGTAAAACGTCCTCGGGTTCGGACACGTGTCGCTCTCGCGGGACGCCGAGCATCGGATACGCACCCGGCCCGACTTGTCCTTGCCCATGGCGGCCAGACCCGAACCGCAGCTGCCGCACTTCAGCAGGCCGGACAGAAGGCGCTTCGGTCTCTTGTGGTAGTTGGCCGGGGTTCCCGGAGGAGAGCGGCGTTGCTTCTGCGCGATCTCCCAGAGCTCGTCACTGACGATGCGAAGCTCAGGCACCTGAGCCCGCTCCCATTCGCTTTCGGGATTGGACCGCGATACCCGACGCCCGGTGTCCGGGTCTTTGACCATCGTGGTCCGGTTCCAGATGCGCTCTCCGACATAGAGAGAGTTATGCAGGATGCCATTGCCGCGCTGTGCCGACCCGTTGAGCGTCGAGGCGTTCCAGTTGTTGCCCCGAGGAGGCGTGATCCCGTCGCGATTGAGGCCGTGGGCGATGGAGCGGGGCGAGGAGCCGGCGGCGTACTCTTCGAAGATGCGTCGGACGACGTTGGCCTCATCTTCAACGATCAGCTGCCGCCCCTTGTTCGCGGGGTCGGGTCGATAGCCGTAAGCTTGCCCGCCACCAGACAGCCCCTGCTTCACACGACCCGACATTCCGCGCCGAACCTTCAGCACATTGTCCTCACGGAAGAGCTGCCCGACCAGTCCACGCAGGCCGACAGTCACGGTACTCGCAACGCCATCATGAACCCCGACCAGATCGATGCCTGCGAACTTCAGTCGCTTGCTGATGCCGGCCAGGTCTTCCATGTCGCGGGACAGGCGATCCAGAGCCTCGACGATCACCACCTCGAAATGACCCATCATGGCGTCGGCCATCAGGCTTCGGACGCCATCGCGGTTGTGCATCGAAGCACCCGACTTGGCCGCGTCCGAATAGACCTCCACGATCTCGTAACCGTTCTGGATGGCGAAGGCTTTACAGAGCGTCACTTGGTCGTCGATTGACCTGTCGGACTGCAATGTCGTCGAGAAGCGTGCGTAGATGGCTGCGCGGGTCACGGTAGGGTCTCCTTGGTGGACCGCTCATAATCCTCGCGCGCAGCCTTCTTTGCAAGAAAAATGACGAGATCGTCTAACGCCTTGTTGGCTATCTCGATTGATTGGGCAGCAGAGTACCCCTCGACCAAAAGCTCATCCTCCCCGTCATCAACAACAGGATCGACATTAACTCTCTGCTTTTTCTTGATAATGATCGGCATCGCGCAAACTCTTCTTTGAAATTAATTGCACTAGCTTGGTATGTACTTGATGGATAGCCCCATGTTGCTATCCACAAGACCGACCGCTGCAGCCTTCGTCCTGTTGGGGTAGTCCTTGGCTGTCAGCCGGAAGAGCGTGCCGGCCTTTAGGTCATCGACCGTGATCAGATGCTTATGATCGTGCTCCAGCTCTGGCCACGCTTCAAGCATGGCTTTGGCTATCATGTCGTAGAGCCCGTCAGACAACAGGGACACGTCGTGGTGGTAGTAGAGGTAGCTCGCCATCAGCCACCACGGGATCGCTGCGTCAGGACTTTGCCCCAGGACACCGAGGCACATGCTATCCAGATGCTCGGGTGCCTGCTTCCGGGAGACGACCGGCTGCGGCTTTGGAGCCTTCACCCTGCGCTTGATCACGATAGCCATCAGACCAGCCCCTTGTCTTCGAGGTAACCCTGCTCGGCGGTGAGCACCCAGGAGCGCCCTCCCTTGTGCTCCAGCTCGCACATGGACTTCGGTATCCAGACGGCATTCGCCTCGTTGCCGTCATCGCTTACGAGCACAGCAGAGTGGGTCTGGTGGTGCATACACACGTCGATGTCTTCGAGGTTCGATCTCATTGAGAGCTCCCCAGAAGCCGCAGAGCGCGGTCGGTATCGATCTTGATCGCGCCGTCCCCCGGCCCCGCCATCAGGCGACCCATCTTGTCCCGGTACAAATCGCCGTCGAAGCTGAGCGTTTCGAGGCGCATGCGGGCCTTGGTGGTGGACCCATCCGCCATCAGCTTGACGAAGCCGCCGGCCACCTTGGCGTAGAGCCTGCCGTGACGAGCGTACAGATCGACCTGCTTGTACACGCCGTTCTCTATGACGACGGCGGCCTCGCCTTCCAGCTGCTGAAAAAAGGACATCGGTTTCTCCCTGTCAGATAAATCCCCGGCGGCACTACGCCGCCACTTCCTTGCCGCGCGCCCGAGCCCACTTCGCGTTCATGCAGGTGGCTTTCTCGCCGTGGCAGGGGAAGCCGTACAGGTGCCCGCACAGCTTGCAGGTGGTCGGAGCCGGGGCGCGCATCTTGCCACCGCTGGCAAACAGCTCCTCCACCGACGCGGCGACCGGAAGCTTCTCGAAGGGCGTCCGCTCGGTGGCCGGCGGCGGGGCCTTGGCTGCGGGCTTCTGAGGCCGGGGCTCCACCAGCGCGTCCGGGGCCGGCTTTTTCTTCAGCACCCTCTTCTTGATGATGATCGGCACGTTCTTCTCCTGCCTTTGCAATTAATTGCAGAACGACAACATGCGGCAATACAGCCACACGGCTTGGGGCTCACCCAGCTTCACCAGGGCGGCCTGCCCGAGGATCACGACAGCTGCAAGGATCGCGACAGTCGCGACGTGCAAGAGCTTCATCCCTTGGGCACCTTCTTCACGATCTTTATCTTGCCGGGCTTGGTCTTCGGCTCAGGGGCCGGTAGTTCCAGAGGAGCCTTCGCGTCAGGATCGCCACCCGTGAGCTGCCGAACCATGTGGCCGTGGATTTCCTGCCGGGCCTTGGCTACGGTCTCCTCCATATGCTCGCCGAACCGCTCGGCCACGTAGTCGATGTTCGGGCCGAGCTGGCGCTTGGCCGCATCGATCCGGGACGTCAGCCGCTCGCGGGCCGCGTTGGACAGCCCCTTCGTATCGGCAAGCATCTCCATGACCTGATCGAGCTCGCGCAGCCCGTCGTCCAGCGTTTTACGCGCCTCCCGGCCAAACACGTCCCGCTTGTCCTCCGGGTCAGGCAGAAGGGGCATCATCTCGCCGTTGAAGCTATCGATTGTGCAGGGCACACCGGTTCCGATATTCGGCGCGCTGATGAACTCCGCCCACTGCGCTTCCGTCATATCGACAGCAATGATCGAGCGCAGGCTGCCGTGGTAGCGATCACCGGACAGGCTGCGTACGTGTTCGCTCGTCGTGATCGTGACGCGCATGAAGTGCCGGTGTCGGAAGTCGCTGCCGAAGAGGGCTCGGTGCCCAGAAATGCGGTGCGCGACGATCCCGCCAAAAGCAGGGTGCCTGCTGATCGTATCATCGGGGCGAATACCGCTCTCGTCCTTCTCGACGGTCGGCGCTACGACTTCTCTCTTCATGGTGCCCTCCTTGGCAGGTGCCCGGTTTCTGCTGGACATTTTCAAAGGCCGTCTTGTGAAACCGGAGCCGGAAACAGTCATCCAGCCTTCCGTGGGCGGTCAGTAACCGACCGCAACCCTCGCCTTCTCGGCATACTCTTCGGGCTCGACTTCTCGAACGGTGATCTCGAAGCAGCGCTCGCCAAACTCGTAGAGCAGCACGCCGTCATCCTCCTCCAGGACGGACATGTTGCCCTTGGACCGCGCCTTGTAGCGATCTGGCACCTTTGCCACCGCACCGACCTGCGCCGTCTTGCCCTTGCGGGTCAGGAAGACGCCGGACCCGTCACGTCTCTTTTTCAGGGACAGCTCTTCGAGAGGATTGTGGTTGCGGCACTTGCGGCCCAGCCACTGCGTGAACTTGCCAATCTCGCTCGAACCGTTTCTCAGCTTCGGCATCTTTCTCTCCTGCCTGAGTGTTGCGTGTAGCGAGGGCCGTGCAATTAACTGCACAGCCCCGGCCAAAGAAAATCAGAAGGGAATGAATGCCTTCAAGAAAACTGCCAGCTGCATGGCAAGTACGAAGCCCACCATCCACTTGACGACGGATACGTCGTGCTTGAGATCGTTGACGTCCTTGTCGCGTACGCTCAAGGCTTCTGCTGCTTTCAAGGCTTTATCCTCCGGGACTTCTACGGATCGGAATGCCTGATAAACATCGCTCTGAAATGCACTCATGTCTAGCCCTCCTTGGCTCATTGGTACAATCCATACTACCAAATGGGTGCATGGCGTCCAGTCGAAAGTGCAATTAATTTCGCTATTTCGACGACAGGGCATCCGCTGCGTCTGCGGCCTCAAGGAGCGTTTTTGCGAGGCGTCGGGCACCTGCGCTATCTGTCACGATCTCGTTGCCGAACAGGTCTTTGAACGACTCGACGTCGCCAAGCGTATCGTCGTCAGGCTTGATGATGCGGATCAGGCCGGTCACCGACGTGTCGTTGAACCTGTATTTCTCGTGCACACCGACCACGATCACCTGATGATCGTCCCAATCAGTCTGCTCGAACAGCGGGTTCTCGATCTCTTGCTGGAACGGTACGGTCAAGCTCCCATCTCCTTCACGATGTCGTTCGCCTCTTTGGCGTCCCGCGCCAGGTCTGCGAACTCGGATTGCGATAACTCATCAAGCGGGCGATTGTTCTCGCCACGCATGATCTCCTCGATCTGGGCCAACTCGTCGGGCATACCGACGCCGGTTGCCTCCATGATCGCTGCCTGAAACGCGTTCAGCACATCAGCCTCCAATGGTCTGCAGGGCTTCGATAACGGGGGTGAACAGCTGGGCACCGACGGTCCAGCCGGAGTAAATGACGACGCCAAGGAAGAGAGCCATCATCACGTAGAAGACGAGACCTTCGACACGCACCTTGCGGGCGGTCTGATCGACAGGCTGGGACGGCAGATCGAACGCTTTCTTGGAGCCACGACCACCATTCCAGTTGTCGTTGTCTTCGCGTTCACTCTTCGGCATCACGGCCTGCGCCTTGCGGCGATCAAAGTCGCGAGTGCATTTAATTTCACGCTTCCGGCCAAATGTCTTTCTCATGTCGCCCTCCTTGGCGCGTTGAGTGGGTTGGATTTCCCTATGCCTCAATCTTACCAGGGTGCCGGCTCCCGTCCACCAGAATTTGCAATTAATTGCACGAAATCGACATCAGTCGGATGCCGACATCACGGTAGACCAATCGATCCGCGCGACCAGCTCACGCTTCTTCTGCGGCATGGCCTTGAAGCCCATGTCTTCGAGGTCCGTGATCCATGCTTCCATCTCGGCCATCAGGCTTTTCTCGGTCACGTCCCGCGTTCGCGCTTGGTGCATCAGACGCATCTGAAGTGTCACCAGTGGATCGAACAAGGCCGCGTCCCCGCCACGCTGAACCGCAGAGAAAATTTCGAAGCTCTCGCACCTCCTGTACGGGCCAATCACGTTCACCAGCTTGTCGTGGACATCGCAGGTTCGTATGGCGACCTCGGACTCGCCGCGCCCCATATAAGTGAACAGCACCTTCTCGGTGTCCGCGATCCCCTCGATCATGACTGGCGTGGCGTCAGAGCATCGGTTGGCGAACCAGAGGGCCTTGCCCCGATCCACGCTCCACGAATAGTCGCTGTACGGCCTCTCAAGCGTAGCGCCACGGCAGATACGGGGGTTTCGCCTGAGCATGGTCATCAGACGCCGGTCCTCGTCGCTCAGGACGGGCATCACGACGTTTGCGTGCACACCCCTGCGGTCGATCAGGCGGTCGATCAATCCGAGGTTCAGGTCGTTGCTCTCGCTGTTGGTCCACACCTCGACGAACAGGGCGTAAAACTCGGGGTCCGGCAGGAACTGCTCGATCTCGTCCAGTGCCACCCAGCGCTCAGGCTTGTCGTGCTGCGAGAAAATGGCGTGCTTCAGGGCTTCGGGGCTGGGTGTCGTCTTCGTCATCGGTAGGGTCTCTTCGGTCTGTGACGTGACCGTCGGGTCTTGTCTCGCGAAATCATGATCTCTGCGTGGTAGGCGCAGAACCGGAAATTCTCGTTCGCCAGAGGCCGGCAGCCGCAGTACCGCACCGGGCTCTCCTGCACAATGACGGCGCACATGCCCGCCTCCAGTGCCAAGATACTGACGGGCGGGTTTGTCGGCGGTGCGAGCGTGGGGCGGATGGGCTCCTCGTCCTCCTCCGGCAGCTCGACCTTCGGCTTGGGTTCGGGCTTGGGCTTCTTGGGTTTCGGGGTGACGCGCGACTTAGGCTTGTCCTGTCCCGGAAGCGTGGGCAGGAGCCCAGCCTTTCGGAGGCGGTGGACGCGGCCACTCACGGCGTTCCGCGACACACCCAACTCACTTGCCAGAGCCGAGTACGAGCGCCCCGTCAGCAGCAGCGCATGAAGCTGCTCCGGCGTGATCTCGTCCCAGGTCCAGGTCTTCTGCATCAGGAAGCGCCAAAGACGTGCTTCGGATCGCGCAGCGGCTCCTTGCCCTGAAGCTTGGGCTGGTCACTGCGCAGAGACGCCACGTTCATCTGCTCATACTCCGAGAGGATGCGCGAAAGGCGGATGGCGTCGGCGGGCTGGTAGTTCACGGTCCCGCTATACGACTTCATGGCGTGAAGGTCGGTGTTCAGCACATTGGCAAACACCTGGGCGCTGTCCATCTCCTGAACCTTGGACGCGTTCTTCATCACTGTCGAAATTCCCGACATTGCTTTCTCCGTGAAATTAATTGCACACGATCATACGAAAAGGAAGGCGATCAGGAAAGAGAAGACTGCAATCAAAAAGCAGTTCTCGATGATGTCTCTGATGGTCATATGCACGACCCCCTCCTTGGTTGCTGGTAGTCTCCTTGACCCTACACTGCGGGCGCGGGCCGGTGAAGTTCAGTGCACTCTGCGCTCTCCTTCTCTGCCAGTTTCTCTTCAAGCTGAGCGATACGCTGACGGGCGTCCCACAGCTCACAGGAGAGCTTCAGGATGCGGTCCCGCGCCGCGTACTGCATCTGCGCCAGGTTGACGTCCGTACGGCCCACCACGACCGTCTGGTGGGCAAGCTGCGCGTCGGTGTAGTTCTGGAAGCTTGCCTCCGCTGCCGCCCTGCGGGTGTGATTGGTGGGCTCGGTGGTGGTGTCAGGATAGTTCATGACGTCTCCGTGAAATTAATTGCATTCATCACGCAAGGGAGGACCGCCGTTGTGGCGGTTCAGCGAGCGCGCTTCCACCTTCCTCCTCTGGTTCTGCTTGGGCGTGACAAGATCAAGGTGCCTGTCCGAGATGCAGAGCCGGTTGCGGCAGAGGTGATCGAGCTGCTTCTTTCCGGGCACGTAGCCATGTTCGTTCGTCCAGTTCACGATGTGCACAGCCACCGTCTGCCCGTTCAGGCTCATGCGTGGGTATCCTCCCCCTCGCCCGTCACCGCTCGTCGGGCCGGTCCAGAGCAGACAGGGGCCGAGGTCCGCCGGCATCCAGTCGGGTGCGGGGGCCTCCACCACCCTTGCCCTTATTCGTTCGCGTATGGCGTCCCTTCGGCTGCCCGTGTCCGTCTTCGATGTCACAATAGTCCACCCCTTGGGCCGTTCGCTGGGTAAAGACCGATCCTCGGAAGCCGTCATCGATCATACGTACCCCATTGTCTTGAGCATCTTGGCCACGAGGTGCCAAACGGTCAGGGCGTGCCGTCTGTGGTCCTCGACGCGGGCTTCACGGGTCACCTCCCGGAAATCAGGCTTGCGCATGATCGCTCCGTCGTAGTGGCTCTTGGCATCGGTGCCGGTGCCATCGTTGGAGATGCGCATTTCCGCAAGCTTTCTCTTCTTGCCGGTGACTGCGCTCCAGAGCTCCACCTTTACGACGATCATGGCGTCTCCTTCGGCGGCAGGTCGTGCTTCACGCTGATGGAGGGACTGCCCCCACCCTTGGCCAGGTACGCATCCACCACCTTCTGGAAGCCGATGTCGTAGGCTTGGGTCAGCACGGCGGCGAGGCCGACAACACTGATTTCCAGATCGCGGCAGGTGAAGACGCAGCTTTCGCCCACGGTCAGGCGCACCATGCCTTCCTTGACGGTCTTGAAGTCCCGCTCGAACACCTTCTCGATGCGGATCAGGGAGCCGCCCCGGTTGCCTTCCGCCTCGAAGAAATCGGGGCTCGCCTTGGCCTGTTTCAGGCGATCCTTGAGCCGGCGCTTCTCCTTGCGCAACTTGCGCACCAGATCGCGCAGCTCGTCTTCGTTCATGTCGAGGAAGGTCGTGCGGGTGCCCCTGTGGCCGACGTCACGGGCGCTCATGACCGGCCCCTAAAAGGATCGGGCAGCGGACCCCCGGTGCTGATGGCCGCGCCGAGGTCATTCATGAACTTCTGCTGCTCGTTGTTCGCCTTGCGCACCTTCTGCTTCTTCTCTTCCGGCAGGTCTTCCCATTCGGGCAGATCGTGCTCGGGGTGAGCGTATCGCACGGCGTCATACTGCGACTTGTGCCAGCGATCCGTGAGTTCGTCGTGGTTCATTGAGGACTCCCTTCCTGATGCCTCGTCCAAAAGAGTTTGCGCTTCCACTCGGCATTGAGATCGACCATCAGACTGTCCCGTGAGACGTCACCCTCCCCGATCATGCGGGCGTAGACCGTCTGAAGGTCCAACACCTCGCGCTCCAGGTGATGGCGGTTTGTGATTGTCGCCGGATCGTCTGGGTGGTGGTTGTCGTATCCGTGGCGAAGAACTTTTGTGGCTATGGTGATGATCTCGCCGGCTTCCTCGATCAGCATTTCGAGGCGTTCTCGTTCAGCTTCGGTCAGGTTCGCGTACGCCGCCATGGGCATCTCCTTGCAATTAATTGCGCATCGCAGATCAGGTCTCGGCGAGCAGCACGGCCTTCTCCTCAGCCTTGGCTTTCCGGCGTTCGACCCCGAGCTGGTACTTGTCCCAGGCCCTTGCCTTGCGGACGATGTTGGCCAGCGCCGCCTCGCGGTTCCTGAGCTTGCTGCCGTGGAAGAACGCGCCGTTCTCAGCGAGGTACGGGGCGAACATCTGCCAGAAGTCGGCGGGGAACGTGAACTGCTCGACCACCGTCTCTTGGATCACACGGGTGCGGGAGGCGTGACGCACGGACAGCACCGTGCCTGTGACGGCCAGGCCGACCATCTCGCGCATGTTCTGGTTGGTGAGGCCGCGCTGCATGGCGGCAAGCTTCTCGACACCGATCTGTGCGGCCACCTTGTCGGTCAGGCCGATCCCGTTGCGGATGCGCAGCTTCACACGATGCGCCCGGACGAGTTTCATGGCCTTCTGGTAGTCCACGCCGATCTGCACCAGATATTCGTTCCAGTCCGGGAAGCGGTCGTCGGTGTAGAGCTCGTGGAGGATTTCGGCCAGCCGCAGCTCGGACGCGGCCAGTATGCCGACATGCTTACGGGCCTCGGCGATCAGGGCCATCAGGCGCTCCATGCAACCCGGATCAGTCTTCTTGGGCGCGCTGCCCTTGCTGACCGTGACCTTCGCGGTCTTCTTCCCGGTCTCGTCCTCTGGTGTTTTCTTCGTCACGGCACCCTCCTTGGTTGGTCCGAGAGGCCCTGCCCCGAGGCAAGGCCCCGAAAGTGAAATTAATTTCCCTTCGCCATCGCAGCAAAGGGGCTCCTATCTACCTTCTTCAACATCTCTTCGATGTTTGCCCGGTTCCCGTCTTCGGCGAGCGTTTCCGTCATCGCCATGCGCACCACCGTAAGCATGTCGTGCGAGTCTGACGCTTTGATCGAAAGGGCGGTGGCAAGCAGCTGCATGACCGATGCGACCTGCATGACCCAGAGCACGCAATCATTGTCGAGCATCTCATTAGTCAGCTTCAGGGCCGCGTCCAACGCATCCTGTTTGGTGCCGCAGAAGCAGACGTTCTTGTCGTGATCGAAGGCGTCGTCAGTTTCCGACAGGAGGGCCAGAACCTCCTTGAGTGCGTCTTCAAGGTTCATGCTGGTTCTCCTGCTGTCTCACTGATGGTCTGTTGGAACACTGACGAGAAGGTCTCGGTGTCGAGGAAGCACTTGCCGCGATCCATGACCTGCGCCTTCAACGCGTCTTCAACGGGGAAGTCCCCAAAGGCGTCGCGGTTGACGACGACCCAGCGACCCGTCGGCGAGATCGAACTGCCTTTGCTGAAGGGCGGGTGCCCGGTCTTGTGGGGTTCGTCCGCCTCCATGCAGGTGATGCCGAGGGACATCTGCTGCTCGCATGCCTCACAGGGCACGTAGTCGAGGACCATCTTCATCGGGGCCTCGCCTTTGTACGAAGACCCCAGAAGAGCGACTTCGCCCTTGTCCTCGCCGCACCAGAAGCAGACGGGCATTGTGGGGTTGAGGCCGTGTTCGCGGTGCAGTCGGATGCGGCTCATTCAGCGCCCCCGAGTGCCTTGGTCTGGATCATGTCACCCTCCTTGGTTGATCCCATAAATCTACACTGCCACCGAACCGGCGACAGTGCAATTAATTTCACATTATTCATTTGGAATTGCTCACGTATCATTGTCGGCCCGGTCTGTTACGGGCACGTCCAAGCCGTCGATCTTATCCAACGTCTCCGCCAGGGTTACGGTACTGGTGGTTCGCCTGCCGTCCGACCCCACAGAAGCAGACTCCATTCTAGTTGTCGCTGGGTCCAGGCTCGTCTCGTGGATCAGTATCTCTAGCCACTGCCGCGCCTCGATCAGGAGAAGCAATTCCCGGCTGACTTTGGTCATGCCCTATGTCCTCGTTGTTCAACGCAGCTACACCTGCCCACGCCGTGACCGCTGCTATGGTCGCCATGATCCAGAACTTCCAGTGTTCCTGAAGATGCTCGACAACCGACCGTGCCGCGTTCGAAGTCCAGTGTCTTTCGAAATATCCGCCTATAACAATGACTCCGTTCCTCGGGTCATTTTCATAGGGACGATACTCTCCCTCCCACCATCTCTCGATTTTAGCGATTATCCACTTCAACGCCGCCCCCCCCAGAGTTTACATTGGCGTCGGAAATTCTACCCGAGAAAACCTTGGGGTTCCATCCTCGTTCTTGGACATGAACGCCTTCGGATGCCGCAGCAGCTGCCGATTGAAGCGCGAATACTCGCAAGCGTAGAGCGGTATGTAGCTCACGTCCACCGTGTCGGTCAGCGTGTTGAAGGTCGAGCCCTCGATCTCGTAGCGCCCTCCCGTCTTGGTGTGCTCCCAGATTTCACCCTTCTTGGGCAGTTGTTCAAAAAGGTCCGCCATTCTTTCTCTCCTCTGCAATGCGAATTATCTCGCCCTTGAGTTCCTTGATGCGCCGCTCGGCATCATGGGTCCGGCTCTGCTGGAGCATGTGCCATTCGATCACAAGCAGCAGTTCTTCCTTTGACCAGTCATTCGCGACCGAACCGAACAGACGCATCTCGCGCGCATGGAGCTGGTTGTCCACACGCCCTTCGCGCCGGCATTCGATCTGGTTGTCGATGATGTCGATCATCTTGCGCAGCAACCCCGCCAGGGCTCCAGCGCCTTCGGCGTTCCAGCTGGCCGTGCCATTGAACTTCGACGCGACGTCCAGCTTCTGGAGGATCGGCTGCATGATCGTCTTCCATTCAGCCATCAGGGCGCTCCATGCACACGGCCACATGGACGCCGACCCCAGCCTCCTGCTGTACGATGACGCAGCCCGGCTTGATCCTCCAGCCGGCAATGTGATGCCAGATCAGCAGCCACCCCAGCCGCCACAGCGTTACGGGCTTGCTCATCGCATCCTCTCAGGTGCTTCCGGGTCCAACTCCCGCAGGCGTTCGTACTGCTCGGCGAACTTCGCCTTCAGCTGTGGGCCTACGGGGCTGATGTGGTCGGCCAGATGGATGCCGCAGTCGAACCGGGCATAGTGGTTGTGGATCGCGCGGGACAAGCTCCGCAGTCGGGCCTTGAGGAGCCGTATGCGAGACTTCTTGACGAGCGCCCCGATCATGGCAGGGACCGGATGGCGTCACGTGCACGGAAGGCGTCCTGAAGGGTCAGCATGCGTTTGCCACCCCTGCCTTGATACAGCTCGACCGTGGCGGGGTCGGTCTCGCCCCATTCCTTCCGGGCCTCGTCGAGTGCGTTGCTATCATATGCGTCCGCGATGTCGGCGAGCGGCTGCAGCGCGCTCCTGATCGCTTCGGCGTCCACCAGGTTCAGCATCTATCGACCCTCCTTGGTCTTGATCCTGTTCCATTCTGCCAGCCTGTCAGGCTACGTGCAATTAATTGCACGTTATTTGCGAAAAGAAAGCGCAGCGAACCGCGCCCTCCAGGTCAGCGGTTGGCCTTGTAGCACGCCAGCTCAAAGATATTTCTGAACTCTTCGACTGCACGCTCCTGACCGGAGGTCGAATTATACCTCGGGCTATCGTAGGCCATGATCACCATATCCTCGGCCATCCTAGTGACAGCCTCAATATCACTGTCCCGTACTAGCTCCATGGCTTTCCCGAGGGGGAGTCCGGTTTGTCGGCCAAGCATGATGCCCTTGGCCAAGTCCCCAATCGCATCGCAGTCCATCGCCTCGTAATTGCTGGACTGTGCATAGGACGGAGCGGCAAGCGCCACGAGGGTTGCAACCAGGGCTGCCTTCATAACTTTCAAAACACTTCCCCCACGTCCTGTCTGTCAGCGACTGACCTTGTAGCACATCAGCTGGGCATCATTGATGAAGTCGCTAACCGCGCGCTCCTGAGCAGAGTCCGTGCTATATCTCGGTCTATCATAGGCCATGATCACCATCTCCTCCGCCAGCCTAGTGACAGCGGCATCCGTACTGCTCCGGGCGATCTCCATGGTTTTCCCAATTGGAACTCCAGCTTGCCGGGCCTTCATGAGGCCCTTGGCCAAATGCCCGATTGCATAGCACTTGTCCGTCTCGTCGTTGCTGGATTGCGCATAGGACGGGGCGGCAAGCGACACGAGGGCTGCGGTCAGGGCTGCTTTCAGAATTTTCAAGGCACTTCCTCCATTCTGTCTGTCGTTCTAGCCGTCAGGCCACCGGCATCAATTACGGGTTCGCATTAGGCCAGAGGGTATTTTGGTTCGGCCAGCCGGGGCGGTCACGGGATGCCCGAGTATGAGCCGATGAACGAGTGCCCGATCTCGTCCGGGAGGTCGGTGATGACGTGCCGCCGCCAGATGCTGCGGGGGAGCATGCGGGCCAGCATGCCCCGGTGCCCATCGAGATAGGCCGCGACGTATCGGTGATGGCCGTCCACGACCAGATGCGTTCCGTCGATCCAGTGCAGGATCAGGATCGGGTCCAGCTTGGGCAGGCCGCGTAGCCTGTCCAGTCGGTGCTTCTCGATGCCCCGCTTCGCCATGAACAGGGACGCCCCGGCCTCATCGACCGGTATGTGGACGGGCGACCGCGCCCGAACCCGCCAGTCGTCCTCCATGGACGTCACATTGAAGTGGGTGGACACGCCGGTCTTCTCATCGACATGCGTAAACACGCTGTCCATCGCACCCATATCTTTCATGCGCATCAGTCCCAGCCCTCCTTCTGGATGCGGCGGAACTCACGGATCGCCTGATCGATGGCGGCGGCGAAATCCTTGAACACCAGGAGGTTCACGTCCGTGGTCACACGGCGGATTGCACCCCACTCGTGAGTGTTCGGGCTGCGGCTGTCTCCCTGCGCCCGGTACTGAGCGACCAGCAGCACGTCGCCGTAATCGACCCCGAAGTGCTTGGCGATGGACAGATACGGGTAGCTTCTGCTGATCTTCACCGCCGCCCCCTACCAAGGATGGCAAGCATCACCAGCACGAGGCCGAGGATGATCGCGATCTGCACAGCTGCTTCAGGCCACGTCATGGCTCATTCTCCTTTTGCAATTAATTGCACAATCATCCCACGTTTTCAGCCGCTTCCAAAGTGCCGACGATCTCCTCGCCGACGCCCCTTTTCTCGGCGATCTCGCGGGCATGTTCCTCGGACCTCGCGATGATGCTACCGCCGCGCGAGACCCCGCCCCATTCGGTGGTGGTCATGAACACCACACCCCTGTCTGCGAGCAGGTTCATCTGTTCGTCCGTCATGCCGGCGGTGTCATCGAGCTGTACGCGCAACTGCGCCATGGTTCTCTCCTCGTGTCGGGGACTTGCCCCAGGTCTCAGGTATTCTGGAGTGCGTGTTCAAGGATGGCGCGGGCCTGCCCCTTTGTGGCCGCGACGCCATTCAATTCACCTTCGATTGCATCGATAGCCCGATCCACCATCTCTGCCGTGGGGGCGCTCTGGGCCTCCAGGGCATCGGCGATGCGTTCGGCAGCGGTGACAAACCGATCCATCAGATCGGTGATCTCCACGTCCTTCTCATCGATGACGTCGGGGCGACCGTACCGCGTCTCGCTGGCGCGCAGCTTGGCTTCCCGTTCTGCCCTGCGGCGTTCGTACTGTTGCTTGGGGGTCATGGGGCTCCCTATCGGTGGTGACTGATGACGTGCCAGCCGAGGGCACTGCGTGGTGCACCCGGTGGCAGGTCGAGACGGGTCAAAAGCGCGCTCAGGGGTTCGAGGAAGTCTTTGGCCGGGGCCTTCATGTCGCCAATGGCCGACACGGGGTTCTCGAAGTGCTCGAAGTTCCCCGTCTTGGCGATCACGTGGCCGATGGCGATGTACTTGCCACACATGCCGTCATACAGGACCGTCAGCCCGTCCTTCGGGTTGGTTTCGGTCTTGAACGCATCATCCATGTAGGGTTCGAGGACATCGAACAGTGACGGGTGCGCAGGGTCGTCGTGCCGCCAGACGGAGTGCGCCTGCTCGTAGTCGAGGATCACCCCGAACATGACATAGGTGTTCACCTGCGCGCTCATCAGAACCCCCACTCTTCGTAGACGACGTGGGGATGCTCCAAGGCGACTTCCGGGTGCTGGGTCCGGGGCTCCTTGTTGCAGCCGACTTCGGCTGGCGGGGTGGTACACAGGACCGCCAGCAGGCGGTAGGTGCCCGTGAGGTCGAGATAGGCCATGCCGGCCTCCATCGCCGCGTAGGGCTCGTCCCGTCCGATTGCAGCGGCCATTCGGTTGATGACCCCGGTCGCCTTGTTCGTGTCGGTCAGGCCCATCTGCCTGCAATGGTCGAGGGCGGCCTGTTTGCGGTACGCGGGCACAGGCTTGCCGAATGCATCCATGCCGTCTGCGGACATCGCGTCGGATGCGCGCTGGTTCACCTGCCCCGGCGTGTTCATGAACTCAGCCATCGGCGTTCCCCTGCTTCTCGAAGAAGTTCTGGACCCACGCCCCGGCGTAGTCGGACACCCTCTCGTCAGGGTCCAGATCGGGCAGGATGAAAGCCCGACCCAGATCAGCATTTTCACGGTGGAAGCTGACGTGCATCTCCTCGCAGGCCAGCACGTGCTCCCAAGCGTCTCGGGCGCTGGTGCCTTCGTAATCCACCTCGTCCGGGAATGCGTAGACCCGCATCGTCAGACCTTCAGCCTCGGCAGTTTGGAGCAGGCGCTGGGCGACGCAGGGCGGTTCGTCCACCTCTTCCACATGGACGTTGCTGATCTTCGAGATGCGGGCATAGACATCGCTGCCGGCCCACACGTCCTCCTGCCACTCAATCAGAAAGGACATCGCCTCGGTGATCGTACCAATGACCTCTTCGGGGTTCTGCTCCGCCAGGGTCGGCACGGGTGGCACATAGCCCTCGGCGTTCTCATCTGCCGGGAGCCCATCGGTGCCGATCTTGTCGCGGCTGACGAAGCTGATGCCGTCTTCCAGCTCCTCCCGCTGCTCGTCGGTCATGTCACCGATCTCGATCTCCATGGTGATCTTGAGTCTCACTTCGACCCTCCTTGGTCATTTGCAATTAATTGCACATTCCACTCTACAGATTTGTCAGGCGTGTGCAATTAATTTCCAATAGACCCACAACTGTCTTACGCCTCGCCGAGCGCCGCCTGTATCCCCCGGAGGAGCTTCAGGGTGGGTACGGCATAGGTGCCTTGGTTCTTGGAGAGGAGCTGACGGGCCGTGCGTGCCTCCTGCTTGGTGTCGTAATCCAGACGCAGAGGATCGCCGCCGGCCTGCAGCAGAAGGAAGTGGTAGTGCGTCGAGCGCTTGCCGGCCCGCACCAGCGTGTCCGTTGCGACTGGTCCTACGAACGTGGTCTTGCCAGGGCTTCTGTCCATGATGATCTCCGTGCAATTAATTGCATCTGGCACCTGTAGGCATGAAGGGTCCGCGACTACCCTTCACGACTAAAGACGTCAGTCTGACTTGGCTGCTTCAAGGATTTTGAGGATGGCCTTTTCCTTATCGACAAGGCCGCGCCCCGACTTGGATGCACCATGCTGCTCAAGGGCTTCCATGATCTTGCTGTGCTCTTCGGGGCTGAAGTACAGCACCAGCGACTTCGAGTTATCGCCGATTGGCTCGCCTTTAAGATAACGCTTGATGTCCGCTACGTTATGCTTGTCGGCGATCTCAAGGAGTTCATGCACGTTTTGCTTTGTCACGTGCGGCTGGATCGTCGTCAGCTTGGTCCAGCCAAGGTCAACGAGCTTCTTCTTCGGTATCTTCAGCGGAGTGAACGTCTTGTCCACGGCAACCAGATAGTAAACTTTCCTTCGGCTCATCCCGGTCGCATTAATGAAGTCTCGGAAACGATCCGGGTCGTTCTCCTGCAGACGGTGCAATTCCTTCGCCAGATCGACGAAGTTGTCGTCAAATGCTTTGGCAAGGGACATTGCCTCCGCATAGACCTTTTCTGAATTCTTAACCACCAATCCCTCCTTGAATTATCGCGGTTTGCCGACAAGCGGACCAGTGACCATAACCCTCGTCAACTGCGCAATCAAATGCACAAATCGGGCCGTCACAACAAATCCGAAGGGTCCATCCCCTCCGTGAAATCGGGCACCAGCAAATCCTTGTCGATGCGGTCCATATACCGGTTCGGTTTTCCTCCGCTAAGGATTTCAACCCCGTGCAGATAACGATTGATGAATTGCGGATATGAAAGCACGACGACACCGTTGGCGGCGGCTGCTTTTGCTTTAACGGTGTCCGTTCTGCTTGCCACCAGAAGGTCGGTGGACATGTTGACACGTTTCGCCACGGACAGTTTTCCTGTCTGGTGGCATGCAGCAATCAGGTTTTCCCTGATGATCGAGCGGCCCGCATTGTCGATAGCAGGGCCTGTGAGTACGACAGACAACATCTCACTTCTCCTTTTGTCTCATTTTATCTTGCCGATGGAGCGCTCCCCTGTCCTTCGGATTTGCAATTAATTGCACGGGATGGTTACCGACCCCCTGCCACTTCTTCTGCCAGGGCGTCCAGCTCACCGGATCGGTCGAGGCGGTCCCACCAGCTCTGCGGGATGGGCTTCATCACGACCCTGCGGTCTCTCTTGCGGACCCGTGTCGTGTAGATGCCGTCGATCTCGTAATAGGCGTACGCGATGCCCATGGACCGGTCAGCCGGCAGCAGGCGGGCCTCCACCACAACGGGGAGCCCACCAAAGATGGTCGCATCAACCTGCATCACCGGCCCTCCGCGTTCTTGGGGGCGAACATCTCGTAACCCTCTTCCATGAACTGGTCGAACTCGTCCCGGACCTCCTGACTGAACAGGTGCCTGTTGTCGCGGATCGCCACAAGCGTTTCGAGGTTCAAGTGACTCCCCCTCACGAGGGTGGCCACCTTCTTCAGGTTCTCGTATTTCATCTGTCGGTCTCCTTGAGGTGCCCACGCCAGCAGACGCCGTACTCGTCGAAGTCTGCCTTCAGCGCCGGGCGCATCTGGTCCTTCATGCCAGCGATGTGCACGGGGCCATTCTTCCAATCGTGCCCGCCCTTGAGGACACTGCCGTGCAGCACCCCCATCCAGTCGGGGAAGTCCGGCAGGATGAAGCCAAGCGTATGCTCTCGCAGGACAACATAGCTGGGGTTCAGGCTCGCTACGTGGTGCATCAGTCGCCCTCCCCCAGACCTTCGTGGATCGTCATCTTGGACAGCAGCTTGACGCTTTCCTCCAGCACGGTGACGCGATACTCCAGAGCCGCCATCTCGCAGGCCCCCTTGCGCTGGCCAAGGTGCTTCTCCAGGGCTTCCACCACTTCCGCGTTGAGGCTGCGGTTGTGTTCTTTGGCAGCCGCCTCCAGCCGGTCCTTCAGCTCTGGAGAAATGCGAATGCGCATCATTGGGTGTCCTCGCATCACGCTGCCTCCTTCTGGATCAGGCCCTTCTCTTCGGCGATCTTGGCGCTCACCTTGAGGCGCAGCATGATCGTGTCGTCGTTGTTGGTGACGAGGGACGCGCTGATGCAGTGGTTCTTATGCAGGTACTGCACGTCGCCGCCATCGAAGTACCACCATGCTTTCGTCTGCCGCAGGAACGGGAACTCGAACACCATGGCGTCGAGCGTGTTGCTCTCGGCAGATGCGAAGGTCTTGTTATTCACGGGTGCCGGCTTCTTGGGCGGCATGGCAGACGGGCAGACCGTGATCGGGACAATCTGGTGCCCCCCGCTGACCGGCATCACGGTGTACTTTCTCTCGGGATAGCGCTTGCGCATCTTGCCCAAGATCATGTTCGCCACCATGGCGTCAGGGTAGATCATTTTCGCGGTCTGGGTTGCTGTGGTCATTCTAGCCTCCTTGCTACATGCCCTGTCGGGTTGACCTTCTGGAAACCGTTGGGTTCCCGATAATCTGATCATCCCAAAGTTGGTCTCTGGCGTACAGCCAAAATTGCAATTAATTGCACTTGTCGAGTGCGGAAAACAGGTGATGGTTAACGGTCGCGCCGCCGCATTTTCTAAGCAGCGCAACCTCGTTTTCTAAGGGGTGTTACCGGCTGAGGTGGGCATCAGCGATCTCCTGCACAAAAGACTGGAGACCAGCCCCAAGGACTAGGCCGAGCGTCAAGCACATCACTGCGCCGATCCCTACAGCGAGCACCCATGCACCCTTTGTCAGCGTCTGCAAGAACCCCAGCCTCCCCTCGGCCAACAGGAACACATGACCCGCGACGCCGATGGCAATAGCTTGCCCACAAACCATCGCTGCCACGCGCAGCAGCATGCTTGAGCTGATCTCTGCGAGATAGAACAGAGCACCAGCCACCGCGAGATTACGGACAAACTCTGTGACCCACTTTGCAAAGGCGATCACCTTGCGGACGAAACCGAACGTGTCTCTTTTCTGCGTCGCCGCCGGCTGATCTGTCATCGTTTCCCCCACAATCCTCTAGACGGGTCATTCCTACTCACAGCGGGAGCGACTTGTACAGACGACCCAGCAAGCGCCGGTAAATCGCAGATGAGGTTGCAGAGCGACAACCAGAGGGGCATCGCCCGCTTCTGCTGTTGGTAATTGAAGAAACATCGAAGAATGTAGACTCAGAGAGGTTGGCGGGTCGCTTCTGAACGCCAACGTCGGTGCTCTTCCCTTATTCTTTTCTCTACAGCCGCCAGAGCTTCATCGTAGTTTTGGATCGACGGGCTGCGCTCCGCGAGCTCGGAAGCAATCTTGATTATTTCCCAGGCATCAAAGTCATGGAACGGATTGAGCCCCATCACATTACCCAGCGTATTATCCTTAGCATCAGGTGCCGCAAACATCTTGGAGTAGCACCCGATGGCTTCGTCCATGCTCCAATCAGAGATGAAAAGAACCAACGCACTAAGAGCCAACAATGGGGTGGGAGCCCCCTTGGAACGATAGTGCGCGGGATTATTCTTGTGAGGGAACTCCGAATTGGCAGCAACGAAAGACGAGAGAGTGATCGACTTTTCGTACTGCTCCCGCAACACGGAGCGGTCGAAAGCCTCTTCTGCGGGACGCGACTCCACAATGCTCTTTGCGCGCTCGTAGCTGCTTGAGAAGCGCGCCCTTCGCGCCCTCTCGTGATACCAGCTCAAGAACTCCCGGTTATCCTCCGTAAACTGCCTCATCGCCGCTTCCCGCCAATTGAAATTCGGCATCTCTGCGTGGACCGGGCTGAAGGACCACCGGCCACCGTGGGGGTAATGTCTATCTAGCTTCTGCATTGTCACAATGCGTTCTGGCGAAGCTGGTATCGTGATCCGCGATTTGGCTTTCTGATCATAGAACCACTGCCGCATCGCACGGATCGAACTCTGGTCGAACAGCTTCCTCTCGATACCCTTGCACACAAGTGAGCGCACGAACCGCGCCTCTTCGGTGCGAGCGCTTGCGAAACTAACCCTCCACCCGGCTTCGCGTTCAGGGGCTTCTCTACCGAACTCGCAGTATCGACGGTGCGCGTCCTCGCCACCCGGCCCCTCAAACCGGAAATGTGGTTTGCGCACTGCCCTCCCGCTGCTCCGTCCGAAAGAGGTTCTGACAATTTGCGCGCCACCTACCCCACAGGACGAGCAGATCACGTCGCTCTTGATTTCTTGCCTTTCTTGCTCAGAAATGTCCTCCATTGTGCCAGCAGAAGCAAATAAGTCCGCTCTCATCAACTCCAGTAATTGCTGGGGATCGAGTTCCCTTCTAAATTCCGTTGAATAAGCGGTTTCAGGCATACTCAGCCCCCATCATTCCCGTCGCGCCAAGTGGTTACCGTATTCTTTAAACGACTGACGATGATGGTCATATCCGCGACGGGGAAATAGTACGCATCATGCAGATTGAGTGCAGCCTCCGTCTTCTGAAAATCGCCCAACTTCTCCACAAACAGGGTCGCATCCCAAGGCGTACCCGAAGAGACGTTCATCATGACCCAACGCTGTGCGTTGTTACGCCGATCCGCTTCCTCAATGCTTTCGCCGGCCCCTCCCAGGGTCACGTCATCAACGCCGATGATTTCGTTGGTGATGGACTTGGCCTCGCGGGGACCATCCTTCGCGCCCCAATCTGGGTAGAACGTGACGTCAGCGGTATAATCGCCAGACGGTAGCCCCTCCCCTTCCATTTCAATGGTCTGCTTGGGAGAAGTTAGCCTCACACGCTTGGAGAAGCCGATATACACATCGTTGGGGCTTTGGTTTTTCGCGGACACGCTCGCCATCACATCTATCGGAAGCGGAATGTTCGTGTCCACGTCAAGATGAACGACGGACGCACTCAACGGCCTAGCTTCTACCGAGATGGTATATTCTTCCAGACTCACAGCCTCCGAGGAAGCCACCTCGCGCTTGACCACTTCCTCACCACTAAGGAAAAGATAGGCCAAAAAGCCCGACAAAATGAGGATTACGAATATTACTACGGTTCTCAACTCATTCCCCCACAGAAATTCAGGACCGGTTCTTCCATAAACTTAATTTTATCTGCACGCGACCACGCAGCGGCTAGCATAGACGACCTAACAACTCAATTGGAAGCCCGTTTCGTACGTCATTGGCGCTCTGCGTATTTTACCCGTCGTAGCCGGGTTCGGGGATGACCTCCCTGAACACGCGGCCATCGACACTGACGTACAGATCGTCGTACTCAGGGCTCTTTGTGCAATTAATTGCAATTGAAGGCGCTGACTTTGCTCCCGTAAGGCAGGTTATAATGTTTCGCGCAGACCGGGCCGTATCCGACCGCCGTGCTCTTCTCGTCTTCGAGCTTCCTGCGGCAGAAGCAGCAATGGCCGGTCAGCTTCCCGTAGGCGCTGGCAGTGCCGGCTGGGTCCGCAGACAGAGCCTTGAGCAGGGTCTGTACCTTGCGGGACATGGCGAGGTCGCTTTCGACGGCCCCGGACTTCTGCCAGACACCATCGGGCGACACGCGGCCATACCAGACATTGCTGCCGTAAGGCCCGCCGTCGGGCAGCTGAAGGGCTATAGCCGGGTATTTCAGATGCTCTTTGGCGGTCTCGAAAAGCTTGATGAGGCCGTGCATCTGGCCCACGGTTTCCGTCTCCTTGGTGAAGTCCGGCACCCCGGCGAACTCGGCGTCCTCGGCCAGCTTCTGGACCCAATACCACTGCTTGTTGGAGAGATCGCCCTTGCGCTCGAACTGATGGATCAGGGAGCCGGCGAAGTCTTGCTGGCGAGCAGGCACCCTCGGGAGTGCCGCTTTCAGGTTTTCGATCTGGGTGTTCATCTCGGTCTGCCTCCTTGCAGCATTCTTGTCTGTGGCGAGAGCCTTGGGGTCAGCCCCAAAGCTCCTGTGCCCATTTGCCGGTTGCCCTCCAATGGTCGAGCGGCTTGGCCTTCAAGTCTGCGATCTGGGCACGAACGCCGGGAACGCGCGAGCAAAGAGTGGGGTGCTTGGCCCAGCGGTCGGCGCGATCCTCAAGGACAGCGATCTGGGCTTCAACTTCGGCTGCCGCCTCTTCATAACGATTGGTCATTTTCTGCATATCTCTTGCCCTCCTTGGCACGGTGAGATCGGGTAATTCCCTATGACCTCAGTCTACCAAATGGGGCCGTGGCGTACAGAGAAAAATGCAATTAATTTCACAGAAATCGTTGCGTTGCCGGTCGAGAGGGCAAACGGTATGTTTGCGGGCATGATCGATCTCTCGAATTACGTCATCACGTACCCACTCAAGGTGGACACCCTCTGGAAGCTGAAGAAGCTCGGGATGGGCCTAACGGCCTACTGTGGCAACCCGCAGTGCGAATACTTCGGGGCGCTCGACCTCGACCTCCTGATGGAACGGCTCGGGCCGGAATTTCGGTTCGTGGGGGACGAGACCATCGACCGGTCAATCCGGTGCCCCGTCTGCCAGCACAAGGGCGGTGTGGTCAAAGTGCAGGCGAACACTACCGCCCAGAACGTATAAGAGCCCGCCAGGGCTCTGGCAGGCTCATTTCTGGTTCTTCAGATCGTCCACGGCGTCTTTGAGGGATTTCCCGATCCCCTTCAGATCAAGGGCCATCTTGTTCATCTCGCTGACCATGTGTTTCATCATGTCAGACAGCTCGGTGCTCGGCTCTACGAACGACAGGGCGGATGACATGCCGTCGGTGCTTACTACGCTCAGCGCGCTAACGTCCCCATCAGCCCCGGCCAGATCAACGAAGAACTCTTGGGGGGCCAGCGCATGGAAGTGCACCAGCCCGCCATCGGCCAAGGCACCCGGAGGTGCCGTAAGTCACGCGGCCTCGTCTTCCTCGCCTTCGGTGAGCTCGACGTTGATCGCGGCGTTCGGATAAGCCTTTTCCAAAGCTTCCAGAGCTGCCTCGATACCCAGGCTCTTCAGGCGCTGGGCCATCGTCTGGGAGGACAGGTAGTCTCCGCAGATGTACTCCAGGGCCACCGTATCCACGGCAGTCCCGGACTCCGACTTGGCCTTTTCGAGAGCCGCTTCGATGACCTGCTTCTGCTCCTCGTGGACCTTGAAGGTCTTCGTGGTCACGGTCTTCGAGGTCTGATCCTCGATCCCCTTGGGCGTGTCCTTCGACAGATGCGCCTTGACCGTCTCGATGAGCTGGAGCGTCGTCTGGCCCTCGGCCACCTTCACCCACTGGTCAACGTTGTCGAGCGTGATGACGCCGGCAATCTCCTTGAGCTTGGTCCAGCCAAGGTGCGACACCTTCGACCACGGAACCTTGCTCTCGGAGAGGTTGTTGTAGATGCCGACCCAATAGGTTGCCTTGCGGTAGTGCAGGCCGTGCTCGTTTTCCACGAACTCGCGGAAGGACGCATAGGGCTCGTACCAGCCGTTGGCCTGAATGACCGACAGGACGCCGCCCAGCTTGAAGAAGGTGAACTCGGTCTGCTCGGACAGCTCGGTGACGAGGCTGCGGGCTTCCTTCTCCTTCATCGTCTCGATCTCGTGGATCAAATCGACAAGGGCGTCGTCACCCGGCTTCGAGACTTCGCCGCTCTTGCTGGTGGACTTCGCAGGGGCCTTGCTGGCCGGCTTCTTCGCGGCCTTGGGCGCGGCCTCCGTCTTGGCGTCCTCAGTCTTGGCCGGGGCCTTCTTAGCAGCAGGCTTCTTTGCCGGCGCTTTCTTGGCGGCAGGCTTCTTCGCAGGGGCCTTCTCGGCTTCCGGCTCGGGCTCGGGCTCGGGCTTCTCCTCTTCTTCGGAGGAACCATCGTCGAACTGTTCCTTCAGCCAGACGCGCTTTGCGTCCGCGTCCCAGCCGGACCATTCCGCCGGGGTCTCAACGCCGAACTCTTCGACCAGGGCATCCAGCTCCTTGCTGCTCATGCCATCGACTTCGACGGAAGCCTCTTCGACCTCTTCAGTCTCTTCTTCCTGCGCGGTCTCCTCGGCCTGCTCGGCAGTGGTGTCCAGCTCTTCTTCCACGGCAGTCTTCTTGCCGCCCTTCAGGAGGCTCAGGCTTGCTGCGCTCATGCGACTTACTCCTTGCTTGGGTTCCAGACCAACAGAAGCCCTCCGTGGCAGCGTTGGTAATTTGACCCATCGACACTAACAGTTGTGCAATTAATTTCAATTCCCTGATGCAATTAATTGCAATTGATCGAGAGTTTTCCGACCACCATGCGCATCTCCTTCGTGATGCCGGGGAGCCGGTTCGATACGGCAAGCCCCATGGCCGCAAGGCCGTAGGCGTCCGCCGTATTGTTGCTGCTGGCGGTGTGTCCCCAGCGTTTGAGCACGTACATCATCACCTGCTCTTTCGGGGAGCCACCCTTGCCGGTGACGAACTTCTTCAGCTCCGAGGCGCGCGGGTCGTACCATTTGAAGCCGTCCAGCACGAGCATGAACCGAAGCAAGCCGCCCAGCTCCACGAGCGGGATGGTGGCGTTCGGGTTCTTGCCGAGGGAGTAGCCTTCAACGACGATGCGGTCGGGCTTGACCTCGTGCAGGGTGGTCATGATCCGCTCGACGATGTGCCGGGTGCGTTCAACGCCGCGCATGCTTCCCGTTTTGATCTCATCCTCAAGCAGAAGGTCCGGTGTCGTGGTGCCATTTTCGCGCAGCACCACAAGCCCGGTGGCCGTGGCAGAGGGATCGATACCCATAGAGACGAGCGCCTTTTGCACCGTCTTCTCCTTGTCCTGTTCACTTGCCATTGTTCTTCCAGTCGTACTCCGGGGGGTAGTCTCCGCTGAAACACGCCTTGCGCACCGCGCAGCCGGCGGCCCGCTTGCTCATGGCCGATGAGCAGATGCCGCAGGGCATCCCGACCTTCCCGTCACGGAAATCCTTGACCACCTTGGCCGACTTGGCGAGGTCTTTCGTGTCCGCATCCTTCCGCTCGATCTCGAACTCCTTGAACGGGCTGAAGTTGTCGGACAGGCCCCACTTCTTCACCTCGGGGTCAGCGCATCCGTAGCCGCCCTTGGTGGTGTAGAGGATATAGCCGTGGCTGGTTTCGATCTGGGAGGCGAAGGGGTAGTCGCTCTCGGCGATGATCCGCAGATACAGATTGGTGCGCCACTTGTGCTCCGCCAGCGGGGCCTGCAGCGCCTTGAACTGATCCTTGTCCATCGTCTTGATCTCGTGGGGGATCAGGCGTGGGCCTCCAAGCGCCAGGAGCATGTCCACGCCGCACGACGCCCCGGTCTTGGTGCTGGTGAAGCGCACCTCCTTCGGATCAAACTTACGGGTGCCGCAAACCTTGCACTTCTCGGGACGCAGACAGAACTCGTGCACGGAACCACACGCGACGCACTTCCAGTGACAGACCGCCCTCCCCATATCGGCAAACCAGAGCACGATGTTCTTCTCCTGATCGCGACCGATCTGGAAGGTCATGCGCTCGGAGGCCGAGAGCCACTGATCCTTGGGCTTCTGCCCGGTGACGTCGTGCAGCGCGTAATACCGTGGGCAGAACCCACCGGGGCGGGTCAGCTCAGACGCGTGGACGAGGGCCAGAGGCCGGGCCTTCTCAAAGCCGCTCAGATGCTGGTGGAGGAAGAACTTCGCAGTCTTCTTCGGGACCAGCTCCTTGGCTTTCTTCAGAAAAACTACCATGAGCCCTTGGCCTTCCCGAATATCCATTTCTGTAGGTCAGTAGAAGCCTGAAGACCTAACGCAGGGTCGGCAATGACCGTCATGTTGATGTCGAGAGCCAGACCGCCGGGGAGGTACTGTGTGGTCTGGGTTACGCTCTCCACCACGATGCCGTTCGCCTCAAGGGCATCGAGAGCAAGCCCCACGGGCACGTCGTGCGGGGCCGGCAGAAGCACAGCAGCACCGGACCCGAGGGGGACGGGAGCTGGCGCATTCCCGAGGTTCTGGGGCAGCGCCTTCGCGGCAGCGATCCACTTCATTTCAGGTGACCCTCCCAAACGTGCCGAGGCACCGCCACCCACTCACCGTCGAGGATCGGCCTCCCGTCGGGTGTGACGAAGGAGATCGCCAGCGCGGGGTTCTTGCCTTCGGAACGCGCCTCGTGGGCAATCTTCAGGAGCCAGTCCCGCTTGAGGCCCATGGACAGCCCTGTGGTGCTCTTCGCCTCCATCAGGACGCTGCCGAGGTCGATGTCCCCCTTGGCACCCTCCATCGCCCCGGAGGCTGGCCGCGCGCGACCACCCAGCTGGCGGGAAAGGCGTTGTTCCGAGGCCCTGCCCGCCTTGCCGATAGAGTGCTTCTGCTTCCGCTTTAGGTAGGGGTTATTCATCAGAGCCCCCATCATCGTCGATCTCGCCCCCGGCCATCATCGTCTTGATGACGTGCCCCCGGACCTTGTTCGCGTAAGCCGGCTCGCTATAGAAGCGCTCCTTCCACGCCTTCTGGGTGGCGTAATGCTCCCCGAAGATGCTCCAGCCCTTCTTGTCGGCGGCAAACCATTCGCCGAAGCTTTCGAGATAGCCCTTGATCGTGTTGGCGTCGTCGCACTGACCGATCTCCAGACCGCCATGGGGCTGCGTCGCCATCTCGAACTTGCCGCTCGCTGCCAGGATCGGAACCTTGAACTTCTTGATGACGAAGCTCACCTCCTTGCGGACAGGCATCACCTTCGAAATCTTGCTGTCGATGATGTTGTTGCCGTAGACCCGCAGGACAATCGCCGACTGGAACCACGGCTTCTTGCCGCCGGGCGTGGTCTCGGGGTTCCCGAACATCACGCCGATCTTGTAGGTGATCTGGTTGATGTAGAAGAGCGAGGGATAGCGCCCCCTCTTCTCGGCCTCCACGAAGGCGGCAATCGTCTTCCTGTAGAGTTTGCCGGATATGCGACCCGCCGCACCGGGGGTCTCCCCCTCGGCGCTCTTGTCCAGCTCTGCTGTGCCCACGAGGGCGGCAAGGCTGTCCAGCACGACGAGGCCAACGTCATCGGCCAGCAGCATGGCCTCGACCATATCAACGGCCTGCTCAGCGTAGGCCGGCTTCAGCAGAATTAGCTTGTCCGTGTCCACTCCGAGGCTTTTCGCCCACGGCGCGTTGTACTCGTTCTCCAGATCGACAAAGACGCATGTGAGCTCAGGCCAGAGCTTCTGGTGTTGTGCGATGGCCAGCAGAGCGATGTTCGTCTTGTTCGAGCTTTCCGGCCCGAAGATCATGGAGACCTTGCCGCGCGGGAACCCGCCGGACAACGCCAGGTCCAACTCGAACATGCCCGTCGGGATGCGGTCAGCGTTGACCCAATGGCTGCCGTAACTGCCGGCCCCGTCGCCCATGTCCTTCTGGAACTGTTTGAGCAACGAGGCGGCTGTGACGGTGTTCTTCTGTACTTTCTTGATCGTAACGGCCACGACCTACTCCTGCTTCACCCAGGTGATCGTCTCGGTCTCTGCGTCGTAGATGACGTCGTAGGACGGCACCTCACTGCCAGCAGGAACCTCCTCGAAATGCTCCGAGATCGCGGTGTAGTCGATGACGTCGGAAGCAAGCATGGCCTCCGCCCGGATGATGATCGTCTGCGCCATGATGGCGTAGACAACCTCTGGCACGTCATTGATGACTTCGACTGCGATCTCGAACTTGCCGCAACGGCGGTCGTTCAGCATGCGTTTCACTCCTGTGCAATTAATTGCATACTGAACGCGGGACTACTCCTCCGAGAGTTCCGCAACCATCCCCTGCAGCTTCTGGTCGGTCCATTCCTTGGCGAAGTCGAACACCTGATCGACCTCGGAATGCAGGCAGGGAACCTTGAGACTGACCTGAAGGCGAGCCGACTGGTAGTTTCCGAGGTTGTGCGTGTACGACATCTCAGTGCCCACCTCACACCACGGGCCGGAAGACCCTTCAGAAGCTGCCGTCTCGTCCGGCAGATCAACGATCTCTTCCGTGGCGTCTTCGCTGATGACCTCGCCCTTGTTCTTGGTGGCAGAGCTTACCGTAGCCTTGCCCTTCTTCTTCGTGATTGTCAGTGCCATCTTCGCCTCCTTGCGCGTCTATAGCATGTCTTTGACTTCTGCTCCGATGGAGCTGTACCACTTTGCCCTACTGTTACTGTAGGCAAGGAACACAGGGCTGTCCGCATCGATGACGTCCATCACTACGGGCTCCTTCTTGTCCGGGTACTCCCGCCTGATGCGACCCACCGCCTGAAGCGGCGCGGCCCTCGGCATCGCGAGAATGCAGGTGTCCAGCCAATCGATACTGGTCCCCTCACCCATCATTGCGTAGGTGGTGAACAGGATCGGCTTCACCTTCTCCCGCTCACGGTGCTCCTTGTCGGCCTTGGTGGTCGCACCGAGGTAGAACCCCATGTTGCGCCCGCTGATCTTGAACTCCTTGGAGCACAGCCGGTGGATCGACCGCAGGTGGTCGTGAAGCGTCGAGAACACGACGAGCTTTCGCCCCTTCTCGAAAGCGCTGTTCGTCAGCTCCGCCAGCAGGTAATTCCGTTCAGGGTCCGCCGCCAGCATCTTCTCCAGGTGCGTGGTCTTGCCCGGCTGGTGCGGCAGCCGGATAACCTCTTTCTCGCCGGTCTCCTCATTCTCCCGAAGGACGCGCGGGCAATTCCAATTGGAGGTGAAGCGCAGCACCTTCGGAACCATGAGCTCGGCTTCGGTGCGCGCCCGGACAGGCCCGATGTGGGCGTATACCAGCTGCTCCTTGCCGTCAGAGCGGTCTATCGATGCGGACAGACCCAGACGCAGCTTCGCCGGAAACATGTCCACGACAGTCTGAAACTGGTCGGCGGGAACCCGGTGACACTCGTCGAAGATCACCAGCCCGAAGTCTTCCGTGATCCAGTCGGGATACTTCCCGTCCTTGGACAGGGAGTGGATCATCGCCACTACGAATTTGGTCCCGACGACCTCGCACTTGTCACCCCTGATCTCGCCCACATCAATCGGGTCCAGGCCGAGGAAGTTCGTGCCGTTGGGGTTCGTTGAAGAGACCCGGCCACACGCACCGTCGATCCACTGCTGGTAGATGTCGTCCTTGGTGGTGATGACGAGCGTCTTGCGCTGCGTGATGGCAGCGGCGTAGTAACCGAGGACAGTCTTGCCCCAGCCCGTGTACGCGGAAACCAGCCCGCTCTCGCCCTTCAGCAGGAACTTCCGGGTGGCCTTGAAAACGCTGACTTGGTTCGGGCGAGGCTCCGGAGTATTCGGGAACTCGATGAACTCGCCATCGGCCCGATTGTCGTTGCTGCTCACGGGACACAGGGCGCGCGGCAGGTGAACAACGTTCCCTTCGCGCCGGAACAACTCCACCTCATCACCGAAGCGAGACGTGAAACGGTACTTCTTCTCGAAGAAGGGCTTCCACGAATAGACAGCGGTCGCCCCGGTGGACAGGGGCTTATCCGTGCGTTTCAGTTCAGAAAGCAACGCCATCGGTGTCTCCGAAAGAAAGAAGCGAGAGGCAGCCGCACGAGGTTTGGGCGGGGGACGACGACTGCCTCTCACATTTCCTGCAAATGGGGACCGCAGGAAATTTGCAATTAATTGCACAAATCGGGAGCTAGAGCTCGTCCGATAGGTTCTTCTTGGAGCCAGTGCCCCCGCTGTACCCGACGCCGGTCTGGGCCTTGCCAACACCGAGTTCAAGCAGCTCTTCGGGAGAGCGGTACACGATCTCCTCGTTGTAGTCCGCCGGCAGAACGCCGTCCTCGTCCTCGATCTCGTAGTGGTCCTTGATCTCCTGACGGGTCGCGAACTTATGCTGGAAGTCGAACTGGCTACCGACGCCGGCAGAGTTCTCCCCGGTGCGGTAGACATCGAAGGTGCAGCCGACGAGCCCGCCGCGCTTCTTCGCCAGCGTCGTAAGCTGGATGATGGTCTGCCGCTTGGCCACGAAGAGCTTCCGCGTGTTCTTGATCGTCTTGCCCTTGTTCGGGCCGTTCTTGATCGTGTGTTCGGTGTGATCGATGATCGTCATGACACCGCAGAGAGACGACCGTGCCCCGCTCTCGCAGATCGGGCAAGGCTGGCTCTGATCGGCCTCGGCGGTACAGACAAATTCCGACCAGTTGCCGTTCACGCGAATGCGGTGCTCGTAGAACATCAGAATGTCGAGCATGCCGGAGTCGTCGAGCTTGCCGTCGAGGAAGGTAATCTGCCGCTCTTCACCTTCAGGCATCCAGAACCGCCAGAGCTTGCCGGCCTCGGCCTTACGAAGTTCGGCCTGAGCCTCTTCGTTCGCGAGCGCTTCCTGCGCAGCTGCACCCTTCTTCATCCAGCCAGCGGCTGAAGACGAGGATTTCTTCTTGGGAGGGGATTGGTTATCGACGCTCTTGTCGGAGGTCGAGCCCGAAGTCTTCGAGGAGACTTTCTTCGCGAATTTCAGTGCCATAGCAAGGGGTTCCTTTGGTTTCCAAGTTTTCCCAGCAGACCTCCAGGGTCTGATTTAAGGATAGCGATTAGTCGCCCTTGGTCAACAAAATTGTGCAATTAATTTCACGATTTCTCAACCCCCACGAAAGGGTCGAGGAGCAGGTGCGGAGAGAGCAGGTCCACCAACTGATCCACCGTGCATTCACCGGGGTCTTTCGCCCCTTCAGGCGGCGTCAAGTGGACAAGCACGTGGTCTTTCCGAAGGGTTCGCGAGACCTTCTCCCGGCCTATGTCGCCGCCCTTCCCCCGGTCGTACAGGGTCACCCACTCCAGGGCGTCCGCCATGCGCATGAGCTTGTCCATTGAGGGGTTCACGAAAAGGGGGCTCACGACATTCCGGTACACCCGGTAGACGCTGGCCAGGTCCATGGGGCCTTCGACCACCACGATGGGCTTGTCGAGGTTCACCCAGCTCTCCCCGAGCCAGACGATGGGGTTGTTCCTTCCCGCCTGCAGATACATGCGATAGCGGGGGTCCACCTCCGGCTTGATGGCCCGACCGTGCAACCCGACCAGACGACCATAGAAGTCCCGAACGGGGAAGCAGACCCGCTGCTGTTTGGTGTCGGTGCGCAGGTCGAGCGCCTTGGCCACCTCCAAGGACACGCCCCGCTCGGCAAGGTAGTCCCTCGCGAAGGGAACACTCTCGACCGGGGGAAAGCTCTCGATCCACCAGTCCGGGAACTCGTGCAGGGTCGCCTTCTCGCCGAACAGCATGTCCTCAATGGTGGGGCTGTCGAGGTTCAGATAATCCTCGGCCTCCGCGTCTTCGATGATGGTCAGGGCGTCACCCCAATTGACGGTCAGCTCCTGCTGGGTCGCGTTGCGGTGCCGCACCTCCAGCACCAGGGCGGACAGTTTGCCGTGGAAGCCGCAGGCGAAGCAGTTGCAGAAGGCGTCTCCCCCTTCCTTCTTCACTGCGAAGGCCGGGTTCTTGTCGGTGCCGCCGTCGTGCGTCCATGGGGCTAGAGGGCACGAGGACACGAACCAGCCGGCCCTCTGCTGGGCAATCGGCACCTTTGCGTTCAGCATCTTCAGGAGCTTGACGAGACGATCCGTCTTCACAGAGGGCCAACCGCTTCCGGTGCGATGGGCGGCGCGGTCAGCAGAGACTCCTTGTGAGCCGCGTTCATGGCCTCAGTACAAAGTGTGTCGCAGCGCTCGTTGAACTCGTTGCCGGCGTGCCCCTTCAACCAGTGGAACGTCACCTCGTGAACCTGATAGAGCTTCAGCAGCTCTTCCCAGAGGTCTTGATTGATCACGGCCTTGCCTGCTGCGGTCTTCCACCCGTTGCGGACCCAATTGCGGCTCCACACGGTGACCCCCTTGACCAGATACTCGCTGTCAGAGAACAGCTCGATGGGGACGCCGATCTCCACGCTCTCCAGAGCCCGGATTGCTGCGGTCAACTCCATCCGGTTGTTGGTGGTGTCGAACTCGTGGCCGGCCTCTTCCTTGTACTCACCGGTCGGGAGGTGCGCGGTATACGCCCACGCTCCCAGGCCACCCTTGTTCCGGTCGCAGCCGCCATCGGTATGGATCACGATCTGAGAGGGTGCCTCCTGCAGGGGGCTTGCATGAAGCACCTCCACCCCGCTGCCGTTGAGAAATTCGAGGATCGCATCACGCACCTGCTCACCGCCCTCGGCGTTCTCCGCGCCAAACTGGAGCAGGAGCTGGTAGGTCATGCCTCCTCCCTGCGGAACAGCTTGATGGTCCGCGAGGAGCGTTCGGAGGCCAGAACCTCCTCCAGCTGCGGCGGGGTCAGGTACTTGTCGAGGTCCGTCAGCTTGATGGTGGCCAGCTGCATGAACGTCTTGACGCCCAGATGCTTCTTCGCCTTCTCGATGCTCTTGATCGACCGGCTTGTGCCCTTGGTCCCGGCTTCCATGCGGAACTTGGCGGCGTCCTGCTCAACGGTGTCGTCGGGATCGTTTTCGAGCGCGTCCACCTTTGTCTGCAGCTCCTTCATGGCTGCCTTGTAGGGCTTCAGCTTCTCGGTGTCCTTCTTGATCCGCTCCATGATCGGTGCGGCTTCTTCCTGCAGATCACCCACCTTGTCGATCAACTCGGCGATCTCGGCGAGCTCCGGGGACAGCATCGCGAGGCCCGAGAGGTCCGGTGCCGTCGGGGGCGTTGCAACCCGCTTCTTCTTGGTCAGAACAATCGCCATTACAGCAACCCTCCATGGTTATCGTGTTGATTTGATCCTACCGGATTGCCGGTGCCGGACAAGAGATTTGAGAAATTAATTGCACACTAGAGGAACTGCAAGTCTTCGACGTCTTCCTGAACGATCTCGGTGAAATCCATCGTCTCGAAGTCCCATGCGGTGGAGAACGATCCGGTCTCACCGTTACGCCCCTTCAGCACTTCCACCTTGCGCTGCTTGATTGTCTCCACGCTGTCCTCCTGAAACAGACCGAGGACGAGGGACGACACCTGCGCGATGGCGTCGGTGTAGCCGATGTCGTCCATTGTGACCTTCTCGCCCTTCTTGGCGTTCTTCTTGCTGGCCGACTTGGCGAACTGCCAGCTGCACACGGTCGGAGCGATGGGGGCCAGCTCCTGCTTGATCAGCTCGGCGTTCTCGGCCACGCGCCGGAAGCGGTCCCTCTCGGTCGGGTGCTTCACCAAATAGGCCCCGTCGATAAAGATCGCCCCAGGCTTCAGCTGGCGGGCCAGCGCCCAAATGTCCTCGACCGTCGCGGCCAGATTGCCGTCAACGACCCAGAAGGGAGCCCCGTAGTCCTGAATTTCGGCCAGCCCCGACTTGAGGTTCTTGATGAGCCCGGAGCCGAGCGAGGCGTTCTTGAGCTTGAGCGCCGGCACGTGCGTCTGCATGGCGGCAAGGCGTTGCTGGATCGGCAGCAGGCCGATCTCCATCGAGACGAACAGGCGGGACTGGTCGGCCTCCGGGTCGTGGTGTTTGCCCGCCTTGTTCCAACCGCTGTGCGCCGCGTATAGAAGCTGCCAGGTCTTGCCCGCCGCAGGCCGGCCAACGAAGCTGGCGACGTCCCCTCTTCCGAGCCCGCCGGTCATCGCATCGATGTAAGGCCACCCGAAGTGGAGGCCCTTCGTTTCTCCGAGGTTCCATTTCGAGGCGTAGTCATTCACCACGATCTCGTAAGCGTGGCGGAAGTCCACCACCTGCTTCTGGACCTTCTGCGAGGCGAGCTCCATGACCGCGTTGGTCATCAGTTGCAACGCGCTCGGAATATCCTTGTTCTCGGGAAGGAAGAGCTCGCCCGCCTGCTTCATCGCCTTCTTCAGGCTGAGCTCCGTGTGCCGAAGCTCCATCAGGTCGTGGTAATAAGCCGCCGGCTCGACATGGGGCATCAGCGTGGTGCCCGTGTGCGCCTCAATCGTCTCCTCGGACGGCAGGGACTGGTACTCCTTCACAAACTCCCGGACGAACTCATACGCATCGATCTCATTGGCCTTGAAGAGGTGTTCGATCCGCCCGTATTCGAGCAGAGCCCCAACGGACCCCTCTGCCAGCACCGCTGACAGGAACATCTTGCCCATGGACATAGGTCCGCCCCCCTAAAACTTTGCTTGCATGTAATGGACTTCGATATGGCGCTTGAACGCCAGCCCGTACTCCTTGCCCAGCAGCCCCAGATCGGTCGCGTAGAGGATCGTCTGCAGGCCGGCCACCTGCCGATAGGTCAGGTAATCGAACAGGGAGTTCACCTGCCAAGGCGCGATGGTCCCGGTCTCGCTGGCAGTAAGGAAGAAGTTCGGAATGAGGAGGCAGGTCAGGTCGGGCATCTCCTGCTTCGCCAGAAGGTCGATGACCGTCCCGAGGGTCATCACCCGAGCCCGGATGAAGTTTCGCACCAGAGCCCCGGCCATGGCCGACATGTGCGCCTCCACGAACCCCTTGTCGTTCTTGCCGAGGATGATCAGTCCCGACGTGCCCTCGGAAGCGTGCTTTCGGAACTGCCTCAGATAGGCCAGCTGGCTGCCCGTCATGTCTTCAGGCAGCTGCGACCAAATCCAGTGCGGCTGAATGCCGGCGTCCCGCGCGAAGCTTTCGAGATCGGCGACAAGCCGCTCGTGGTGCTCCTTCTTCAAGACGCCGGATGCGTAAGGATCGGCAAGCAGGGTCATAGCTTCGATTTGTCTCCCGAGCCGAGGATGGCCATCAGCTCCTCGAAGGTCTTGGGCTGATCGTCGTCATCGTCTTGTGAAATTAATTGCACACTCTCTTTCGTCGAAGTCTCGGCAGTAGCCTCCTGCTTCACCGGCTCCGGCGATTTCTGAGAGAGGGCCGAGTCTACAGCGATCCATGCGTGTTTCAAGAGAAATTCGAGATCGGGGTGGCTGGGTGTCCATTTCGTGCCGGCCTTGGTCTCGACATCCTTCACGAACTCGATCCAGTTTCGGATTGCCCACTCAAGCACCTCGGCGGCAGAGCCCTGCGGACACTTCGCGAGGAAGTGCTTCAGCAACCCGGCCTGCTTCTTCGTCAGGTGGACCATCCCCTGATCGTAGACTTCGGCGAACGTCTCCTTCCAGACGAACTCCAGCTGCTTCACCGTATCGGGCTTGTGGTGATGCTTCTTCGCCGCCTGAGACGCCAGGACTTCGGATACGGTCATCCCTTTCCCGAGCTTTCCCGAACCCTTCCGTGCCGCCTTGGCGGGAGGCTTCCCGCTAAACTCCATGTTGTCACTCCCTGTTGTCTCTCCCTGTATATAGAGCGGTCCCTGTAGGGCCTGCTTGGGTGGTCCCTCCAGGGTCTGCTTGGGCGGTCCCTCAAGGGCCTTCAGCCCCTTCCCCGTCAACTGGAAATGATTGACGTTCCGGTTGCCGAAAAGACCCTGCTTCGAGACGATCAGGTCGGCCTCCCGAAGCTTCGCGAGAGCCCGTTTGATCTGCTTCTGAGAGCAGCCTGTCTCGCCCATGAGGTCGTCGTAGGACTGCGCGGTCCACTCCCGCCCGGCCCTCACCGCCTGATGGTATCGAAAGGCTATGCGGAGGAAGACCACGGCAGACACCATGTCCCCGGCAGCCTTGTGTGCTCGTGCAAGCATGTTCGACATCAGTGCATCGCCCCCATCAGTTTGTGGAGCTCCAGCTTCCGTATGTGCGAGGGAAGCCAGAACATCTCTCCTTCGAGAATGATCCCGCCGTGCCCGTTGTTCGGGGCCGTCTTGACCACCATCGTGCAAAGAACGCGCGCCGCCTCCTCGTCGCCCACGAGCTGCCGGCAGCGCTTGTACAGGCGCGGATGCGCCTCGTAATCGGGTTTGGTCTGGTTCATGGCTCCCCCTGTCTCGCCAGTACCCAAAGAACCGCCGGGGACTGAAGCCCCCAGCGCTTGCAATTAATTGCGCGCCCTATGCCGGGGGATGGTATTCGTCTTCCACGATGTCGGTGCTCGGGTCGGCATTCTCGTGCACCTTCTCCACCTTGGCGTAGACCTTCTTCAGGACGTCCGCCTGCACACCCACGACGCCGACCGTCTCCTTGATCGCTTCCTTGAGTGCCTTGCGCTTCTCGTTCTGTTTCAGGAGCGCCTGCTTGATCTCGCCGTAGTGATAATCGAACCACTCGGTGATCAGCTCCTTGGAGGTCTTCAGGTTCTCCTCTCCGACCAGATTGACGACATAGGCCGTCATCTTCGCAGACAAAGAGCCGTCTTCGAGGTTTTTCAGGAACTCCTTCAGCTCTTCGTCAGTGCCGTCGGGCGCACCTTCGAGCATGACGCCGATGGTGGTTGACGCCCTCTGACTGCCGTTATTGTCCCACGAGACGTCAGGCAGCGCTTCGCTCGGCCTGCTGAATTTCTGGGCGTTGGCGAGGGACACGACGGGACCATCGTCCTGCTCGATGAGATCGCCGCCGGGGGCGACGCGCAGCTTCGATCCGAACCACGTATTGCCAGGGCTGCCGAACGCCTCGCCACGCATGACCACGGTCGGCTTGATGCCGATCACCATGTTTCCACGCCGACCAAGAAGCAGATACGTCATACCCGAGGACGAGCCAGGCATCAGGGGGAACTTTTCAGGGATTTGGTTCTCCTGCATCAGGTCACTCCTTTGATTTGATGCAATTAATTTCAATTCTATCAGGCGTCCTGCTCGGACAAAGCCTGTTTCGTCAGCCCCTTCACGAAAGCGTAGGTGGCCTTCGTGAGCGCGGCTTGGCTGTACCGCATGGGCTGGGTGCCTGCGATGGCAGGGGTCTTCTGGATCATATCGGCGAGCTGGGTGAGCTTTGCCTTCTTGCCGACGCTGAACGTCTTCAGGATCGCCTGCACGAAGGGCAGCGCCTCCTCGCCCGTCAGGCCCCCGAACCACATGCTGGCGTCGATACGACCCTCGCGATAGAGCTCCTTCGGCAGCGCCTGTGCGTTGTTGGTGGTCATCACCACAAAGACCTTCGACCGCCGCTCGGCGAGCCACCAGAGGAGCTGGGAGAGCATGCTTGAGGTCGTCCCGGACGAGTCGCCCTGCGACGTCGAGAAGACCTTCTCCACCTCGTCCAGCAGAGCCACACAAGGCTCCTCATGGTCGAGCCGGGCCAGATTGGTGAGCATGTTCGCTTCGGATTGCCCGACATACTTGTTCTTGGTGCCGGCGATGTCCACGCGGTAAAGCGGAATGCCCCACTGTTCGGCCAGATAGCGGGCACCAGCTGTCTTGCCTGTGCCGGGTGGGCCGTCGAACAGCAGACCACGCGGGATCAGCCTGTGGTCCTTGCCTTCGAGGAAGAACCCCTTCTCGGCGTGCGCGAAGGTCGAGAGGTATTCCGGCGGGTCATAGAAATCCTGCCGAAGATCGACTTGGGTCAGGCCGCTGGAGCCCTGAAAGCTGCTCCGCCGCGTCTCGCCGATGCCCTGCACTGTGAGGCTGTTGTCCCGCGCCATGGTCAGGCGCATGTAATCTGAAGCCTCCTTCAGCGTACAGCCGCCAAGGCCCCGAGACAGTGCTGCAGATTTGGGAAGGTTATCGACGACCGAGTTCACGAACTTCAGCATCATCTTCTTCGGGGTCGGCACCTCCCCCGCGTCGAACAGAGGCTCGACCACCTTCTTCGGGTTGACGAGGATCAGCGTGCTCTCCCTCGCCAGCAGGTTCTTGTACAGCTCCAGCAGTGGGAGCTTGGTCGGGTCTTCAATCGTGAAGATGTAGAGCGTGTCCTGCTCGACGCTCTTGTTCGGCAGGTATCTGACCGGAGCCCTCCCCGTGATCTCTTGGAGCACGTCGGGCAGGTTCAGGGTATCTCGTGTGGTGACTGCAATCATCGGCAGCTGCGCTTGAACCGCGAGCTTCAGCATAGGTATTCGCCCTCCTTGGCTTACCCCTCAACTATGCCAGATTGTCTGGGCGAGGCAAGTGCAGTTAATTGCACTCGCCGCATTTTGCCTGTGGATGGTCGATCTCGGCTGGCGTCGCTGTGCGCGCGGTGCCCGGCAGGGCGAGCAGCAGAAGAAAGAGCCAACCGATCACGAGGATCGCCGGCCAAGGGTCACGTTCTTCGCTGGTCACCGGGGGTGTCTCCAAACCTTTAGAAACTCGATGGCTTCTTTCGGATTGTTTGCTGCGAAGATCGACCATTTCATCAACCCTTCCCCGGTCAGACCGGCGAGCACCGCGACCGCGATTGTGTAGGTGTCCCCGTCGAGGTTCAGGAAGGCCAGCACCGGGCGCGTGAACACCCAGGCGGCGAACAACGCAGCGAACACCGAGATGAGACTACGAAGCCACGTCAAACGCGGCGACGTGGCCAATTTGAAAAGCGCCGCCCCGAAGACGGCTGCCCAGAAGGATAGGTCGTGTCCAAAGAACTGCACGGGGCGTATCCTTCTGTCACAGAACGCTGAGCGCCGAGGATCGTTCCCAGCACCCAGCCCGGACCCCGCGCTCGAAATGCGCGTCGATCCTCCTGTTTCCTTCCTGCGTGGTGGCCTGCACGTCACCCAACGGGTCAATGATGACGCCGCAGGGCTTATTCACCGGCTGGGTGGTTACACACGCCGCCAGCGCGATCCCAAGTGCCCCCAGAGCGGTAGCATTCGTCCACCGCGTCCTGCCCCTGAGCAGCCCTGCCTTCACTCGCCTGATTTGCTTCTTCGACATCTTGGATGGCCTCCTGCCGGGCTCCCTCCAGGAGCTTGTGGACCGTCCAGCTGACGCCGCCCAGCAGGGCAAGCGCCAACAGACCGTGGATTATCAGTTTCGGAGCAGTCATCGGCGTTCCCCGGTATGGAACGCCTCGACCCCCTTCCGCTCGCCATTGCGGCTGATGATAAAGATCGCCAGAGCTATGCCGGCGATCACAACCAGCCACAGAGGTGTCGGGATGCTTGAGGCGTATTCCTTGACCGGTTCGACATACGCTTTGGCTGCACCCAGGTGATCGGCTGTGCCCGTGACGAGGGCGGCTGTGCCGCTACCCAGAGCCGTAAAGGCCGAGAGCACCTTGGACCACCAATTGGCCTTGACCTCGGGCACCCTCTTCGCCACGTCGCTGACCGGAGCCTTCGACCGACCCGGATCAACGGCGCGTGGGCGGGCTACCCGCAGAGCACCCAGCAGATCGTGATCGATGATCGTCGCCAGGGGCAGGCCATTGTCCGACCGGAACGCGAGAATGGCTGTCCGGGTGAACCTGCCGATGATGCCGTCATCTGCACCGACTTCGGTGTACCCCAACGCCTTCAGCTTCCGCTGGACGTGCTGGACCGTCCCCTTGTCAGTGATGCCATGCGTAGCAGCTACGTCAGGCCAGACGGCAAGCGCCTGCACCAGATAGTGCTCGACGTGATTGAGGCCGATCAGACCGCCATTGATGGCGCGGCGGACGCCTTTCGTATCCCCTCGGTCGGCAAGACCGTTACAGCCCCGGTTCTGCCACTCACGTACAGCCGCGAGGAAGGCCCGGTCTGCGTCCCGCTGCAGGACCGACGGGTTGTCTTCAAAGCCCATGCTCCGATAGCCGGCGCGGCCAGAGGTCATCATCATGCCGCCGCCACGGAAGCGCCAGCCATCGTCGCTGGGGTACGCGGCGTTGCCCATACGACCGCCATACACCTTGATGGCGAGCTTCTTTGCCTGGCGCACATAGGGGCGGGCCTCTGCATCACTGGCAAACCGGGAGGGCCACGTCTGACGAATGCGGCTGGCGCTCGAATAGGTCATGCTCTCAACCAGCTTCGTCAGGCCACCGGTCTCTGTGGCGATGTTCGCGAAGAACTGGCGCTTGCGGGCCGGTGTGACGATGCGAGCGCGCTCGGCAGCATGCCAGTTGCGCACGACGGCATCGACAAGCGCGGACTTGGCGTTAGGCAGAAACTTGCGGAGTTCGCTCTTCGTAACCATGGGAACCTCGACACCTGCGGGCTTGTGCAATTAATTGCATTTCCGCCTGTATAGCAGTCCCCCTGCCATGTGTCGCGGGAACCTCGACAAACCGGTACGCGGTTTATCCCCCGGAGCAGAGCGCCTCCTGCTCCGGGGAATGCAATTAATTGCAAATCTACGGTTTCTTGCGAACGCTGACGGCCATGAAGCGGTGCAGCGTCGTGGCGTTGTTGTGGAGCTCGGCGAGCACCATCAACCCCGCATCGACCCCGGTGTAGCCCGTGTCATCGAGGGAGATTACGTGGGCAGGGTCATCGGCCCCGATGGCCTTGTCGCCAAGCACCATCTGGTAATTCGAGCTGTTGAAGCTGTGCCCACCCACGGCAAACACGTGGCCACCAGCCTCCACAGGCACAGCCACACTACTCGAAGACAGGTTGTCGCCGACAGCTGTCCCGATCACTTCAATGTCGCCATCCACGACCCACGCGGCCCCCGCAAACCGATACTGGCTGGAAGGCCAGCTCACAAGAATGTCCGCCCTGCCGGCCACGGGCATAGGGAACTTCCAGAGCTGGAGAGTAGCGTCCACTCCAGAGTAAGCCTCAAACGGGTCGGATGCGTGAACGAGGGTGGCCGGTGCCCCGTTTACGGTGACTGCTGTGGGCTCCGCGCTCTGTGTGGGGCCGCACCCTGTAAGGATGGCGATCAGAACAGTCTTGTCGTCCGCCCCGGTGCGCAGACCCCAGCCGTAACTCTCCAGATTGGCTCCCGCCCCATACTGGGCGTAGACCTCTGGGTTCAGCGACCCTGGTGCTCCGGGAAGGCCCTGCGCGGGGAACCGGGAGGCCGGCGGCACGAAGTCCTCCGTATATCGAATGACCCCTTCGGTCAGGCGGAACTCGTCGATGTATCCCGGCCACGAGGCATAGCTTGAGGATGTTCCCGAGCGACCGACATTGAACGCTGCGGGGAACGCCGTGGTCTCGGCACCCCCCATACGCTGCCGCTCACCATTCACGAACATGCTTAGCGCACCGAGATCATCCCGGCACAGCGCGACGTGATACCACTCACCAATCGTCAGAGGTCCGTCGGCATGGATCGTATTACGACGCATGTGCAGGGGTTGGCTATAGTAATCCCCCATGCCACCCCAACCGGTCATCAAGCCGCTGTATGATCGCGGGTCCGGGCCAGTCTTCCGAAGCCACAACTCGACCGTGAACGCGCCGGCAATCGTATCGCCTATCAGGTCCACGTCGATGTAACTCGCCGCGCTTGACGCTCCGGCCACGTTGATCCCGAGGCTGTTCCCATCACCGAATGGCCCCTCCCCAGCGGCGACCGCCACAGTCCCATGTACGTCGTGCTTCACCTCAACAGACCGCGCCAGGTTCTCGATGACGCCATTTCGCGAAGAGAGGAGGTAGCGGACCTTGCCCCAATGCGGGTCGTGGGTGAGTACAGGCCCCGGCGGACGCGGAGCGGGTAGCTCCTGCGGCGTGGTCAAACACCAGCTGAAGCCCGTCGGGTAGAAGTCGGCGTATTCGGTCGAGCTCTCGTTGTGGCTTCGGATGGCCGTCACACCCAGGCGTACACTGCGCGCCCCCGCCGGCACAGCAGCCAGCAGCGAGAAGCTGGCACCGGCTTCGTCGTGGATGAGATTGCTGTACCTGTCTCGGATGCGTTCCCCCAGCTGGGTGTCCACCCCATCAAAGAACTCGATCCAGACATGCCCGCCATCGGAGGAGTCTACGTCCCGGACGCCGGCCCAGGTCAGGGTCAACGCGCACTCCCCTGTGTCGATCTGGGAGTGCATATCCGCAGGAAGCGCTGCCGGGAAATGGTACTCCGCAGTCATCGCCTTCTGACCAAGGACCGATAGGCCGTAGTCCGTCGAACGTAAATCAAGGGAGCCCTGCGAAGCTACCCACTCGGAGGCGACCATGGGGTATGTTGGTCCGGGCATGTAAGTCACGGGCTCCGCCCTTCGCTCAAGGCGTGCGCTGAGGCTGGTTGCCATCACTTCTACGGAGCTCGGTTTGTTGTACACCCCGAACGCGATCTCGACGGCCACAGTGTCCGGAGGGAGAGGTGTACGAACCTCAACCTCATGCCAACCCCCAGAGCTCAACCGGGGGCCAGCCACCCAACCAACACGAGCACCGGAGGCGGTTACCGGTCTGACGTGGAAGCTCGCGCAAGACCCATCGACCGCCTGCGCCAGGGCCATGAGAGACCCGCAGACCACATCGACAAGCCCCTGATTGATGTCTTCGGCATACCCGCGCGGGATCGTAAGGGTCTGGGTGACGAACGTCCGGGTCGTGTTGTTGAAGTGCATGAACCAAAACTTGTTCGGGGCTTCGTCAACAGGGCCTACGTGGGTGTATTTGTTGTACCGCCCCGGCGTATTGCCCGCGACGGCCTTCCACTCGGAACCCGGCTCGTCCCGTGTCTCGGGGTTCACGACAACAAGCTCGCGTGGATATACGGCAGGCGGTGTGGGTGTCGGAACGTAAGCAGGCCCCTGCAGAGGAAGGGGGTCGTTGACCTCGTGAGCCGGCAAGCCAAACGCATCATCCCAGCGCGCTACGCCCTTTGTGATACGAACCTCGGTAAGGAGGACGTTGCCCCCGGTATAGATCGTCAGGTTCGGGTTCGCGACAGGCGGCAGGCCCGGTCCCCCGCTCTGCGCCGCGAGCCCACCATTCAGGTACAGGGAGTAGACGCCCGTGCGGTCTCGCACCACGGCGACGTGATCGACCTTCCCGTACCTTTCGATGAGCCCGCCTTCAGAGACCACAGTAACCCACGCACTGCCGTCCCACACCTGGAACAACCAAGCGTTCCTGTTTACATTAACGCGCCACTGGTCCGGCACTGCGAGAACAGTAGCTGCTGAGGCCGCCGAAGTGTTATATCCAGCGACGAGTTCAATCGTGAACAGCCCGCCCGATAGGTCGAACTGGCCGTCAACGTTCTCCGCAACTATTGGGGTAGCGCTGTTCCAGCTGAAGCGACTGGTGTCGCCATACAGCATGGTGAGGTAAGTCGTTTTTTCAGTCACCGGGGTCAGGGGCGTGGATCGCTTCGACCGGTCTACGGGCGTGGGTGTCTCTGCGTCGAAGCAGAGGCTCACCAAATCCCAATAGGGGTCGTTTTCGTGATCCAGCGGGTCAAGCTGCGGTGTTGCCACGCGTCTGGTCGGAACATCGAACCCTGTGTCCGACGCGTAGCGGGCCACACCGACAGTCAAACGAAGATCATCGGCACGACCGGCGAACCCAAGGTCTGCGGCTGTGCTATACCCAAGCACGTTGAGGTGCGCAGCGCTCTTCCTGATCTCGATACCTGACACCAGGGAGGCGACCATAACCCCGTTGACATACATGCGGAACTTCCCAGACGCATCCCGGTCAACGCAGACGTGTGTCCACGTATTGAGTGGGATCACCGGCCCTTCGATGTTCACGTCTGCTTCAATGTTGCTCTCAGAACCGTAAAACGTCAGCCTTCGACCGTTGCGGAGGAGAAGAGCCCAACCCCGCTCACTGCTATCGGTGTCGTAGCAACTGAGCACGCCACATGTATCTTTGGAGGGTCGGACCCAAGCCTCAACGGTGAAACCGCCGCGCCCGAAATAGAAGGCGTCCGGGTCAGGTGCCGCTCGTGCCCCCAAATCCGTCCGACTAACCATATTGGAAAAGTAGTCGGGGTCACCCATATGGAACGCCGTCCCGAACAGCGTCGGGTCTTCGATTACGCGGGGGCCGAACCTTTTGTCCCCCGATATGGTTCGCCTGTACTTGCTAGCGTCACGCGCACCCGTGCGGGACGACATCAGGAACGCGACGCTCCGGTAGTACAGGTCGCCAGCGATGCCACGCGAGGATGTCATCGTGGTAACCACCGGAACCTGTTTGGTCGGGCTCCGGGGCTTCTTGGCGCGGTGCAACACCATGATTGCTGCCTGAGTGAGGCGCGCTTCCGGGTTGCCTGTGCCGACGACGGCGGCAGACACCTGCGTAGCCCGAGCATCGGGGGTCTGATTTGAAACCAGGCTCGTACCCGCCTGGGTTACGCGGGCTTCGGTCATACCGACACCTTAACCTTTGTTTTCACAGCCTGTGCAGCAGCCCCGGTCCACGGAGCCGCCGTCGCGGGGTCTTGCTCAAACACCACGGTTGTCAGGCCGTAGGTGAGACCAAGCGACTGGTCCTCAGACAGTGCCTCGACGGCACCACTGACGACCCCGTGCGCGATGGATCGGGGGCCGCTATCATCCTTACGCGCCAGCACCTGGGACGAAACTGCAAGCACCCGTTCGGGCGTCACGGGGAGAGCCCCCATTGTGAAGGTGGCAGCGTCGTCCAACGTGGAGGACGAGATGTATGTCGTGTCGCCGTCCGGGTCCGCCTCGTCGATGGCCTCCCAGAGCGCACCAGTATTGGCAACCCACGTGCCGGGTGTGTCATCCCCAGACGGGAGAGACGTGAGCACTTCGACGTCCCCCAGCCAGTCGTTATTTGTCGTTCCCTGAGTGTCCCAGACCACCCAGCTGTCTCCAACATAGACACCCTGGCGAGAAGAACTCGACGAAACCGAACAGAACAGAGCAACGTTATCCAATACGCCGGTTCCGCCATACTGTGTGTCGAGCCCCGACGCCGCCCCCCATGTTTCGCCGTTAATGCGAACTTCAACCTCCCCGGTAGCGTCGGATACGAGCACCCGAACCTCGACGTGATACCAGACGTTCAGATCGAGCGGCCTGTTGAATATCGGGCTTACGCTAGACGAGCCGCCACGAACAAATTGAAGGAAGCCTTTGTCGTCCAGGTCGAGACAAATATGCGAAGTTGAGCCCTCGCGGAACTGAATGATGTTGCAGTAGCCGTGACCATACGGATAGGACTCGACTTTGAGCCAGAAGGACGAACCAACGTATGCGCCTTGTGCAACGGAGGGGATGGCCTTCGTCAAACCCGCATGAGCCCCGCTCGTACGGTTATGCCGCACAGACCGGCCACGCCCGAGGGGGGTGTCCGTGCGTGTTTCGAACGAACCCGGATTAGGCACGGCGTAGGCTGACGCGATGTCCGCCTGTGTCGCGTACTGATCAAAACCTTCAATGTGGAGGATACTCATACCCGGCTCCCTGCAAACGTGATGGTGATGTCGGCGATGTTCTGCACGGTGATGGGTGCAACCAGTGTCAGTCGGTCGCCAGGCGCAAAGGTGACATCGGCGAGGAAGGTGAAGCTCCCCTGATTTTCGCCGTAAGCGAACACCAGCAGACCTATTTCGACACCGTTCTTCTGGATCGAGAATGTCACCTGCGCGTCCGGGGCCTGATCCGCGTGGGCGAAACTACCGATGAGCCCGGTCGGCAGGACGTACTCTCTGGCCGCAATGTAGCTGAACGCGGAAACCTCGACATCGGGCGTCCCCGTTACGAACACCGAGATGTCGAACTCGGTCGCCACATTGCCGAAGCCGGCACCCGCGACCCATTTGCCGAGATCGCCGTCGTAGACGAGGGAATTGCCGGCGACGGGCGACGACGGGAAGGTGACGTCGGTCAGCGCATCGAGCGTTGAAGACGGCGTGTTCGGGAGCCATTTGTTCTGAACTCCATCCCAGACAAGGGCCTGCCCCTCCTCTACGGTCTCCGCCTCCACATCGTACAGATCAGCGAGGCGCACTCCACGTGGAGGCTCCGTGACGGGTGCGAGGACCACCATCGCATAACCGACATGGCTCTCCCCTGTGAGATTGACCAGAGAAGGCGTCAGCGTCTCCTGGTCTGCGGGAAAGGCGTGCCCACACACAAAGTCGCGATTTTCGCCGACGGACTGACCGTCGAAGTTCTGGTCCTCAGTCCACCCGGCCCCTAGCCCCTGATTGTCGGAGGTGGATGTAGTGCGGTTGCTGTAGGCAAGCAGCACCGTGCGTGCCGGGCCGGACGCTACATACGGTGTCCCATCATAAGGTGCGGCCAGTTGGTCGTCGGACGCACCCTGAACAACCTCCGCAAGCGAGGCCCAATCCGGGGTCTGGCTCGCGACCTCATAGACTACCGCGTAGCCGTACTCCGCAGCGCCAGCATCAGCTACGGGAAGGACAGGTCCCAATCCGGCGGTGGCCTTCCGGTAATAGACAACGGTGTTGATACGCGCGCCCGTGGTAGAGACCGGGACTGCCGTCCAGCCAGCCTCCGCCACCGGGACTGTAGACTGATAGGTCAGGATGCAGATGAGCCAGTTACCCTCCGTCGGAGCGAAGTCCAGCGTCACCGAGTAATTACCGCTTTCTACAGGTGGGCTGAGCTTGTGCTGGACGATCTGTGGCGCGACGGGCGGCACCTGCCGAGGGTGGTTCAAGGCATCTACGACCGTCGTAGATGCCCAATCTCCGTTGACGAACTGGAGGACATCGCCTTCGTCGGACGCCCCCACGTCCACGCCACCCGAGGCGGCACCAGGCACCCACGCCTGCTGGACAGCGTTCCAGACGACGGTTTCGCCATCCTGCGGCGGAACCGTCAGGTCCACGTCCTGAAGGCCACCCAACCCCAGAGCCACGACACCCTGCTGTGTGCGCGTGCCCGCCGGGAAGTCCGGGTCTTCCCAGAACGTGACGAGGGTTCCCACGGTGCCGTCATGCGCCGCATTCGACCGGTTGGTGATGCCGACGCGATCCGGTACGCCCTGCAGCGTGGCCGCCGGGTCCACCGGGCTGCCGAAGTTCTGCCAGACAAGACCGTCCGAGGAGACCCATGCACGGATGAAATCCCCGTCGAACCCGAGCCGGAGCCAGTTGTACAGGTTGGGCTCGGTGGTCAAGATCGTCTCGACACCCGAGGGGCTGACCCAACCAAGGCGCAGCTGGGATTGAGCATCGGTGCTGGAGTTGCCGAGGGCGAGGAACACGAAGGCATCGTTGAAGGCGCGCTGGATGGCGACGCCGCCCATATGCCCAGGCACCTGGAACGACGCCGGCACGACGCGGGCGGTCACCACCCAGGGCTCCTCCCGGACGGCGAGGTCTCGGTAGACCAGAGCGTGCTTTGCGCCGCTGCTCTGCGCCCCACCCTGCACCACGAGGCCCCGCGCCGCGACTTCGGTCAAATTGGCCGAGGGGGCGTTGTGTCGACCGGGGAACATCGCTGCCACGGGAGGCGCAAACGGGCCGTATTCATAGGTCGCAGGGACATACTCGCTGTCACCGATAGGTGCGCCGCCACCCCCGCCCCCGACGCCGGCAACCCAGGACTGCGTGAGGCCGTCATATTTCAGGACATTGCCATCCACGGGTGGGGTGGTGAGATCGACGTTTTCGAGATCGCCGAGACGGGCCACCAGCTCCTGATCACCGATGTCCACGGTCAGGGTGCCATCGATGTTCGTGACGTTGACGCCCGCACCAATGAAATTAATTGCATCGACGGGATCGCCTTCGACGGGCAAGCCCTCACCGAGGAAGTCGAGCGCGTTCTGGGCGGTCAGGATCAGGTGCCCCTCCGCCGGCATCGACACGTCGAACCCGCTGAAGTTCAGGCTCTCGATCTTGCTGGTCAGTGGGTTGCCACTGTCGCTGGCCGCAATCGAGTAGTCCGTCTGGCTCGCGTAGTCGTAGACATACTCGCCGCCGACCTTGTTCAGGCGCAGGAACATGCCGACTGCAGGGTCGCTCGGAGCCGTGACATCCGAGAGGTCTCGGAGGTTGAAGTCTTCCAGCTCGGCGATCAGCTCGGCCAGCGACCGGAACTCCAGGAAGCTCTCGGTCGGATCGACCACGAGGAAGTGGTTAGCGAAGGTCTCCATCGTCTGGGGACCATCGACCATGCCGAGGAACGAGTAAGTGATGACGGCGGGGCTCGGCCCCCAGGCGGACCCGTTGAACGCCAGAACGTCATTCGGCTCAGCGCCTGCGGTCACCACATCGGTGAGGTGCCCCAGCTCGGCAGCAGGGAATGCGTACTCCTGAAAGACTGCCTGCCCATCGTGCCAGGTCAGCAGATGACCATTGGCGGGTGTTCCGACAGACACGTCAGACAGCTCGTCCAGATTTGTTGCGCCGCCCCCCGAAGGCGGGTTCACGTTCACCCAGACACCGTTGGTCGCATCCCAGGCGAGCATCTGGCCGTCAGCGAGCCCGGCCAGCGCGACGTCGGTCAGATTGGTGAAGGCGGTGACGACCGACACCGAGCCCGCGACCCATCGGTTGTCCGCGAGACTGTAAGTCAACACGTCACCGTCGTTCGGAGCAGCGACGCCCACATTCGTGAGATCATCCAGAGTGGACGGTGTGCCTGCGGGGTCTTCAGTCCAGCCGGAGCCGCTGTAGGTCCAGAAGGACGAGGTGTCCTCGTTGAAGAACTTCATCTTCTGGATCGGCGAGAACAAGCGCCAGCCGTTGAAGTAGACCGCCACGTAGTTCTCACGACCACCCCACACGCCGGATGCGGGGGTGCCGATGATGTAGGTGTCACCCGCCGCAGGGCTGGCTGGAGGGTTTGCCAGAATGGCTGCGGCAGAGCGCGAAACCATGGCGTCAAAGACCACGGCAGCCTCGTTGAACACCACCTCTTTCTGAATGTCATTCGACGCCATCAGACGGACGCCAAGTCGAGGGGTCTGTGCCATGCCCTAAACCTCCAGTTCCTGGGCAAATCCACGCCCAATTGTCTGCCCTATCTGATACAACCTCACGCGAACGATGTCCCTGATCTCACCGAAGTCCGACTGGTGCATGGTCGCCGTATAGGTCCACTCCCGGTCCTCGACCACCTCGGTGCGCAGAACTGCTGCGCCGTCCAGCACATCTATTTCGTAGCGCTCGAAAGGCTGGTCGATCTCCAGCGTCTGTCCGTTGATGAGACCGCCATTCTGCCGGCGACGTGGGCTCCACCGCACGTAGATGTCGTCGTTCGAGCGCCGCACCAGCTCGTGGATGGCGGGCGTGAACGGACGCAGGCTGTTGCCCGTGTTGATGAACTGGAAGCTCGGCGCGCTGTCGGGGTCATCCCCGAAAGTCACAGCCCGAAACTCCGCTGGGCGATCCAGCCCGCTGACATCGTGCGTCACCCGGTTGATGGCAGACTGCTTCAGGCGCACGAACCTCTCGCCGGGGCGATGCTTACCGATCTCGTGCTCCGTCCCTCGCAGGCCCCGGAGGAACTTGGACAGCTCCCAGACACCGTTGCCTACTTCCCGGACATTGCAGAACTGCACGATCTCGTTGCCGATGACGGCCATGTTCAGAGGCTGCCCGAGCACGTCGTCGGGGTCTGCGGAGGCCAGCGCGATGTCGTTGTTCATCAGGAACACCCGGATGGCCATCGTCTCATCCCAGAGACCCGGAACAGCGTCAGGCAGCGCAGTCATGGCGTAACCATGCGCGACAGCCACCGTGTTCTGGGCAATGGCGTACCATTTCGACCCGGCGGCCTCGTTGGGCTCCTCGACCCCGAAGACCTCAATGGTGCCCCCGGACGTGATGTCCAGCAGGAGGACGCCACCGGACCAGCTGTTCCGGTTCCCGGCGAGCACGGTGTAGAAGCCCACATTGTCAGTCGCAGCGTCCGACAAGAGCGGCGTGTCGAGCATGTAGGGCGTCGTCGGGGAGGCGCGCGGGATCGTCTCCGGCTCGTTATCGTCTATGTCCAGGTCGTCTTCCGTGATCGCCTGGCTGTGGCCGAACTGGTTGTGATCCGTGAACGTGTGTTCGAGAACCGCGTTCGCACCGATGTCCACGCCGACGCAGCGCCAAGACAGATACTGGTCGCCCGCAGGGTCGGCGGGGTCGGGCACGAGCACGACATCACCGGGCTCGATGATCACATACTTGCGCGGGACCACCACCTTGTGCGTCTTGCGGGCCGTGAACTTGAGGGCAAGCATCTCCTCGGCCTGCGTCTTGGCCAGCTGGCGTGTGAGCGCCATGGTGACGTCCACCTCGTCCACGCTGTCACTCTCGGTGACGCTGCGCGTTGCATAGACCATATTCGGGGAGAAGGACCGGGCCGGCTCCTGGAACTTGATCTGGAGACGCCGGGGCAGGTCCGCGTCCTGTGCTCGGGTGACTTCGACGGACGGGGGCGGGTCACTGCCCTCGGCATAGGCACCAAAGTCCTCCCGCCGAAGGATCGCGACCGGGCGCTGGTTGATCCAGTTGAAGATGATCCGGTAATCGCTCTCTGCGGCGTCGAACGGGAACACCGACTGAAGCATGTTCAGGACAGCGCGCCCGGACATCGACTGCGTAACGGCGAAGCCCGTCACCTTGCGGTCGGTCGGGAGGTATCCGATCCCGTCAAACTCGGCGTCCTCAAGACCACTCTCCCGGCATACGTCGGTGACGATCTCGTGCAGAAACACCTCACCGTCGCCCCGCTGCACCTCGACCGTGAACTGCGGGATGCCGTTGCCGAAGTCTTCCAGCTGCAGGTTGTGCAGGACGAAATAGGCGACGCCCCGGTATGCCGGCACGTTCCCGAGGCCCAGATACTCCTCCATCTTGGCGTTCGGGATTTGCGTGTCGCTGCCGAGGTAGATGTTCATCGCGTCGAAGCGGAGCTTGTTCTTCGCGTACTCCTGATCCCTGCCGAGACCGTCCAGCATCTGCCCCATAAGCGCGTCCACTTCAGAGCGCTGTGGTGCGGGGATCGGCGGGGTCAGGTTCGTCCCCGGATGAGCCATGATGTAATCGACGGCCTCGGCCTGTGTGCCGTAGGTGTACTCGTCGGGTCTGTAATTGTTGAAGGCGAAGAAGAACGCGCCGCAATAGGCTTCCACGATCCGCGTGACACCCTCCTGGTTCACCAGCCGGTCGAGCTCAGCGTAGTAGGCCGCGTCGAAGTCGTCGCTCGCCCGCATCTGAATGTCCTCGTGCATCCAGAGCAGCTTCTGGTTCGCCCAGATGCGATTGATCCGCTTGATCGGTCCCTGGCAGGCGGCCACGGCGCAATCCACCGAGTAGGTGTAGGTGTAGACCTTCTGGCTGTGCTTGCCGCCGCCACCTTTCTTGCCGCCGCCGACCTCCTCGACGTGCTCGGTCTCGATCAGCTTGGAGGTCCACAGCATCTGACCGGGCACCTTCATCGTGCCCCAATGCCTGATGATCGGGTTGCCGGGGCTGACCGACGCGACGTTGATGTCGGACAGGCGCGGGCCGTACTGGTCCTTCGGCTTCGGCGCGAGAGCCGCCGACAGGAGCGCACCACCAACACCGATGGCGAGCGATAGGGCTACCTTACCCATAGGTCTTCTCCTCCAACGGCGCGGTGCCGGGGAACTCGTAGACCCGCACCAGACGCTTCATCCAGAAACTGTCCCAGCTGTGCTCCAGAACCTTCCCCGCCTTGCTGAAGGAGTGGATCATGGTCAGCCGGCCCGCGTGCTCGCCGACGATTGCGAGGTGCTGCGCCTCGTTACGGTCGAAGCCCCAGAGGATCGCTACCCGCCCCAGAGCCAACTCCCGGCTTTCGATGGGGTTCAGCTGCTGATCGGCGTAGCGCAGGACCAGATTGGAGCTTGGGCTTTCGGCATAGAACTGCGGTGCAATTAATTGCAAATCGAGCTCAGCACCTACCCCGAGTATGAGGCCGACGCAATCGACACCACGCTCCTTGGACCGCCCCTGATGCCGATACCGGACGCCCAGCCAACCCCGCGCCATGTCCACGATCCTCTTGCGCTCAAGCATCAGCTGCCTCCGCTATCCTGTTTCTTCTGCCCGCCCTTGGAAGTGATATTCGCCGTGGCCAGCGCCTTCTCTTCCGTCGGCATGTCCGGGAAGCCCCGAAAATTGTGGATGTTGTCGAAGGCCCGGCAAGCGGTGCGGGTCTTGGCGCACCCGACCACGACCTCGTACTGGTCACCCGGCCTGATCTCGCCAGGCATCTGCTCAAGCAGAGCGAAGCCCCCGCCGTTCGTCTGACCGTAGTCCCGGACCTCGACCTTGATCCCCTTGTTGGCCCCCGTCAGCCACTCGACCACCCCATAGCGCCAATAGTCCATCGGTTCGATCCGGTCGCGGTCGGTGAAATGGGATCGACTGAACACGGCGGTGACCTGGCCGACCAGCCGGCGCGCGCGAATGCACTTCCAGACAAGCTGGCTGTCCACGACCTCGGCACCCGGCTGCTGGGGCCAATGGGGTTCTACGCTGCCAGACCACCCCAGCGCGTAGCGTACGGAGGCCGAGCCGTTGGTGATCGTGAGAGGTTGCACGCCCGCCGGGGCGGACAGCGGAACCTTACCCTCCTTCGTCGGGGTCAGGTACGCCTGAGAGTTCACAAGCTGCCCGCTCTGTGTGAGGTCCGGCTGGTAATAGCTGCTGCCGAAGACCTCCTCACCCTCCGTGGTGACGCCCTGCTGCCGATCCATCACCGAGGCCATCATCCTGACGGCGGGATCGCTGTTCTCGTCAACGAGCACGTCCCCGCTCTTGATCCGCATCATCTCGAAGAGCATCTTGAAGAGGCCGGCGGGGCCGGATGCATTCAAGAATGACAGCATCGTGTCAGACTGCGCCCAATCCCCCGTCGCCAGGTTGGCGTTTGGGTTCGAGGTGACGGCGGCCTGCTCCCCTTGCGCAGCCACGCACTGATACCAGAAGCCCGTCTGCACAGCCGGCTTGACGTAGGAGCCGATGCCCGCGTCTGCACCCGCCTTGGCGATATAGCGTTCGTTCGGCCTCCACTCCTCGGCTTCCAGCCACACAAGGCAGCGGTGGTCTCCCAGCGTAGCGGAGCACTCCAGGGTGTAGAATTCCCCGAACGGCTGCTGCAGCTTCTGAAACGGCGACCGCACCTCACACTCGAACTCGCCGTTGCGGATCTTCACCTCACCCAGGCGACCGCCCCGGATAGGCACGACACCCTGCGGGTCCATGGGGTTGACCCAGAACATGCGGATGAAGGCGTTGTCCCACAGGCCGGCCTGCAAATCCCAATCTGTGATCTTATCGGAGACCAGAGCCTTGGCGCTCGTGTTGTCCACGGACAGGTTTGTCTTCGAGGACACAGCCATGCCGCTGAAAGCATTCGAGGGCTCGTACCGGAGACCGTCGATCTCGAAGGGAATATCCCCGGAGGTGAAGCCCAGCTTGAGCCCATCCGTTCGCTCCAGAAGCCACCCCAGAACGATGTGCGTCGTGCGCTCCTTCAGCTGGTCGAAGAGCGTTGGATTGATCCGTTTCATTCGTCAAACATCTCCGCTGGGCGAACCTCGATCAGCTTCACGTCAGCCGCGCCGCCCACGCCGTACTCTTCCAGAGAGATGGGGAGCCGGTCGGTGTCGAACCGGACGGGCACATAGAACTCGAAGCCGGCGGTCAAAAGAAGGTTCGCTTGCGGGGCCGGATGCCGGACGACGGTGACGCCGTTTCGGTTCGTCTCCAGTTCCCCGTAATTCTCTGGCGCGGTGAACGTCACGCTGGAGCCGTCGCCTGCGACACTGGTCAGGATCAGCGAGATCGTCTCGCTGCTGTTGTTTGCCGGATTGAGCCAGCCACGCGTGATGATCTTGTCACCGTCGAAGAGCCCCGTGAACATGCCGGGGTCGCCGCTGATGATCCAGCGCCCATTCGGCTGGTTGTTCCCGTCCAGATCGGGCTCAATGCGCATCGACTGAAGGTCATACTTTGCCCAATTCGGTATGAACTCCACAATGCCACGCTCGTGGTCAACGACGTAGTTGTCCACCAGAAGACCGCCGACCGCGACCTGCACGCTACCCGGCTTCGGGCGATAGATGGGTCGGGTCTGCGCGGACTGGCCGCTTGGCGTCGGGTAGTGCTTGACGAGCTGGAAGCGGTAGCGCTGATGGTCGCCGACCCCGAACTCCTGGTCGCGCGGAGAGATGTCCGGCGCGCGGCGAGCTTCTTCATCGACTGCCAGAGTGGAGGTGTAGTCCACATGGTCGTGGTAGAGGAATGCGTTCCGGCGGCCCGCCATGCTGCGGAAGAATGCGATCAGGCCCTGCAGGTGCTCCATGGTGCGCACCCCGTAGGCGATGTCGTATTCCATGAGCGGCTGCGACCACCGGCTGCTGCGTTGGTCGTGACCGCTGTCCACCCGCACGACGTCCGTATGGAAGCGGGTCGCACCGATGGAATTGTAGCTGATGTCGAACGGGAAAACTTCGTCGATAACCATGTCGATCCACTCGAAATTGGGCGTGAAGGGCACCATCACGTTTGCATGAAGCTGGGTGAACCGGTTCGAGCCGTCAGCTTCTGGCTCACCCGTGTTCAGCGGGTACTCACCCATGATCTGCGCATACACCTGGGTGATCCTTCGGCGGTGGCCGCTGGAGCGCCCGAGGAAGTTCGCGGTGTTCTGGGTGACGTGGATGCTGTCCTCCCCGACAACCATCATCCCAGACCATGAAGCGGTGATCCTGCCGGACATCAGGCGATCTCCACGCCAATGTTCAGATTGTTCGCCTTGACCTTGTTCCACCCGCCGCCGTCCGGGGCCGTCTCGAAGATGTGGTGCTTCCCGACGAATACGGTCGGCAGGGTCATGGGCGGGCTGTCCGCCGTGAGCCCGTCGTAGCGCGCCTTGAGCTTGATGTTCGAGGTGCCTGCGGCGTCCTTGCGGCAGCGCGCGTGAACGCTCACGGCGAGCACGTCTATGATGTTCGCCGGGAGGTCATCGAGATCGAACATGTCCACGTGCCCGAGCGTGTTCGAGTAGATGTACGAGAGGTTGTCGTCAGGCGGGACATCATCCACTGCCGTATAATTCGCAAGGCCGCCACCGTAAGCCGACATGTCATTCGGGCCGGCGTCCTGCAGCGGCATCAGGCCGTGAACAACCACGTCGCCACAGAAGGTGTTGAACTGCGTCCCGTGCGTGTCGCAGAGGTACAGGTCGTCGAAGTAGGTGTGCGTGTTAGAATGCGCGGTAGACCAATCAGCTGGGCTGCAGATAAACGTGCAGAGATTGACCCTCTTCGGGGCTTTGGGGTTCGTCCAGCCGCTTCCATTCAGCACGACAGCCCCATCCAGTCGTACGACGACGTGAGAGCCGGGCTTGTACTTCACTTCGACGTAGTGCCAGACGTCCGGGAACATCACGTTGGGTCGGGAGGCGGCCACAAGATGGGTGCTTACACTCCCCGATGGCCCGGTCGTGTAGCCGACCACGGAAATCCCGCCCTGCGCATTACGGGCAATGGAGATTTGCGAATGCAGATCACCCAGCTGGTTGTCGTACATGATCGTGAAGAACCGGTCGAAATCCGAGCTACCGACCCGCACGGCAGCGCCCATGATCACCTCGTCACGCGTCTCGAACGCCCTGCGAAGGCGTCCGGTCTGGTAAACGGCAGCCCCTCGGGACAGACGAACGGCGAGCCCGCGCCCCGTCCGTGTCGCGTCATGGAAGGTCGCCTGACTGACGGCGGTGTAGCCGGAGCTGGCAAGTACCTTCTCCTGGTCTTCGTTGTCCGTAAGCGCGCCGTGGTGCGCCCCGTAGGTGTCGAAACCGTCCATCCAAAGCAGGCTCATGTCTCTCTCCGATTGCAATTAATTGCTTAGCTGTTTCGTCCACCGAGCCTGCGCAGCTGCACCGAGCTGTCGGCCATGAGCTGACCTTCGCTGCGGCGGAAACTGTTCGCGTCCTCGGCGTAAACAGTGATGTTCTGGTTGTACTGAGACCCGTTCCCGAACCGGGATCGATCGTTCTGGGCGCGCTGCCGGCTCTGGGCATCCAGACGCTCGGAGAGACCTTCGATCAGATTGATGTTCCGCCGGTCGTCGTTGGCCGTCAGGACGCGCTCTCCGCGCTCCAGGATGGCGGTGTACTCGTTGCTCTTCAGACCCTTGTGGAAGCGCGGAGCGTTGTTCCAGGCGCTGGCCGGGAGAGCGCGCATACCCGAGGCGGGCATACCGTCGCCGACCACGCCACCCTTGTGGAACAGGCCGCCGAGCAGAAGCTTGAAGATGCTGAAGATGCCGCCGAACATGCCACCGCCGCCACCGCCGCCGAGGGAGCCCATCAGCTGGTTCATGATGGACTGGATGCCACCACCCCCACCGCCGCCACCGCCGGAGCCGAGGATCGACTTGAGGGCGTCCTGAAGACCGTTCTGGAAGTCGTTCAGACCCGGCACCATCTGCCCGAGCGGACCCATGAGGCTCGTCAGGCCCTGCCCCACACCGCCAAGCTGTGGCACCACGGACTGCGCCTGCTGGGCGATGTTCTGCATCTGCGGGGCCACCTGCTGGAAGGCGCTGCCGCCCTGAGCGAACACCTGGTCGAACTGCTGGCCGACGTTCTGCATCGGGGCCTGAAACGCCTGGGGCATCTGCTGGGCGATATTCGCGTTTGCCGTCGCCATCTGCTGCTGCCACTGGTTGGTCAGCTGGGACACCTCGGGAACGGAGGCCGTGGACATGGCATCCAGCGGGGCGTTGCCCATCTCGGCACTGGCGCGGCGCACGGCTACCTGGTCGGCGAGCTTCCACGACTTCTGGACGCGATCCTTCTCGTTGCCGGACAGCATCTCCAGGAGAAGCCCCTGCTCCGACATCTTGGTGTTGCCCGTGGCGAAGCCCACGTGCCCGCCCGTGTTTCCGTAGCCTTTGTTACGGTGCTGCACGAGAACGTCGCCCTTGAGCACGTCCTGCGGGTTCACCCCGTCGCCCCACTTCAGGAACGAGTTGGCTACCAGCGAGCCCGTGCCATCCACACCGACCGCCTCCAGGTTCGTGTTGACGAAGGCCGCGCACCAAGCGGTCTTGGCCGCGTCGATGTCCACGCCCTGCGACTTCATAAACGAGTTCAGCTGACTGGCGTTCGTATGCTCGCTCATGCCGAGGAACTTCGTGGCGTTGTCCACGGCAGAGGACGCCGACTGAGCCACAGCCGAGTTGATCTGCGACCCAAGGCCGGCGAGGTTGCTGTTGGCCGCGCCACCGGACGGCATGAGCTCATCAAAGATCATTCCGCCACGCTGGGAGATCGAACCGGTCGTAGGGCCGCCAACGCCGGGCATGCCTACCGGAGACCCGTTGATCATCACGGTGCCGGCGGTTACCGTCATATTGGCCGCCGTCATCTGCTGCACGGCATCCTGCACGGTGCTGGCTGCGTCCTTGGCCGGGGATTGCTCCTGATCGCCCCGACCGAACAGGCGGGAGAAGAACCCGCCGATGCCGCCTTTGCCCATCCCGGACGCACCACCGCCGCCCTGAAAGCTCTGCACCATGTTCTTCATGATCTGGTTCACGCCCAGGCGGACCATGCCGGTCGCCAGGTTGCGCAGAAGACCAGTGATGGCCCCCTTCTGCCCCGTAAAGACGCCGACCAGCGCATCGGACAGCCCGGAGGCGAAGTCCTTGGTCAGGTCCATCAGGTTGTCCTTCAGGGAGCCGATGCCGCTCGCCCAGCCCTGAAGACCGCTGCCGCGCGCCTTCTCGATGTCCTGAAGCTCGCGGTTCATGGCCGCGATCTGATCCTTCTGGGTCTGCGAGAGCGTGACGCCCTGCTCCTGAAGACGATTGATCGTCTGGAGGGTCTTCACGTCGGCATCGCGATAGTCGCCCGTCATGCGGGCAACCTGCAGGGCCTCCTGCATGGATCGGATTTGCGCCCCGAACGGGTCACGGGCGTCCTGCGTGGTGACGTTGAGGCGGTTCAGCATGTCCTGATACTGCTGTGCCGTGATGCTGCCGTCGGCGAGCGCCTGGTTCAGCGTCTGGACGTTCTGCTCGTACTGACGCGTGGCCTCGCCCACCGGGTCCAGAGTGGACCGGAGCTGACCGAACGCCTCCGCCTGGTTCTTGGCGGCCAGTGCTGCGGCGAGCTGCTGGCGGTCCTCGGGGGCGAGCTTGCCGTGCTGGCGCTCGAACGCGTCGATCTGCTGCTTGATCTGCAGCCGCTCACGCTCGGCCTCCGTGGTTGCGCGGGCAATGTCCAGGCTGCTGCGAGCGGCGCGCATCTGGTCTTCGAAGGCGTTGGCCTGCTGGACCTTGTAAAGCTCCTGCACCTTGCCACGAATGGCGGCAACCTGTTCTTCGTCGAGCTTCTTGCCCTCTTCCTGCAGGTCGCGGATGGCTTCGCGAACTTCCAGCTCCATACGAGCCTCAACCGTGACTGCGCGTGCCGCCTCGATGTCCGAGTTGTAGTCCCGGATCATGTCGTTGAAGTTCATCTTCGACTGAGCGTCCCGGAGCTCATTCATCTTGGCGGTGACGCGCCCAAGCACACGCTCTTCGGACTCGCCGGTCTGCTCAACGATCTCACGCACCTTCTCGCGGATCGCCAGCTGGTGCTTCTGCTCGCTGGTTACGGCGCGCGCCGCATCAATTTCGCTGTCCAGATCACGCAGAGACCAGCCAACTGGATCGGCAGCGGCCTCCTTCTTGAGGTCGAGGAGCCGCTGGGCGCGCTCAACGTCCTGCTCGGACAACGCGTCGTTGTGATTGCGCAGCATGTCCATACCGCTCTCGCGGATACGGTTCAGCGCCTCTTCCTGCGCCCTGATGTCTTCGAGCAGGCCGATCTGGGAGTTGAGCGCCTTGAGGGCGTCGTAATCCTCTTCGGTCACAGGGATGCGCACCGGGCCGGCGGCATCAACCTCGTCCTGAACCCGGTCGCGCAGCGTGCTGCCGATCCCGTCGCCCCAATCGGGCTGCAGCTCTACCTTGGGCGTGTACTTTACCCACTCACCCTTGTCATTCTGCTCATACTCACGCTGGCCTGTGCGGTAATTGATGCCCGCGTTCGGGCCGGACTGGATAACCCCGGTCACCAAATCTTGAGCCATGAAGTCGAAGAAGCCTTCGTACTCCTTGCGGAACGCGGCGAGCTTGCTGAGGGTGGTTTCTCCCAGATTGCGCTCCGCCCATTCGGCGATCCAGTCGCCGCCTGCGCGCGCGGCCTCACCAGCCAGCAGACCGACAAGAACCGGCCATGTGCGGCTGATGACCCGTCCCGCCAGAGAGACAGCCCCCTTGAGCCCGCCGACGGCCTTGGCGAGGATGCCCACACCACCGCTGGCGGTCTTCCACATACCGACGGACACGAGGAGAGGCTTCAGCACCTTGAACGCTGCGGCGATACCACCAATGGCGGGTGCGAGCACGATCCCGGCTGCAGCAACCTGCTTGATGCCGGCGGGCAAACCGCTGATGGCGTCGGAAAGCCCGTAGAGGGCTTGCGTCACACCTTCGATAACCGGCCCTGTCAGGGGTGCAAGGGCCTCGCCGACAGACGCGTTGAACGACTTCCACGCCTTAGCCATACCGTCGAGCTGGTTCGCCTGAGCAGCAAAGAACTGCTCGGCTTCACGATCCAGCGCCCCGTACATCTCGTCGCTCTGTACGAGGTTCAGCTTCTCCTGCATGGCCTCGACCTGCACGCCGATGGCACCGAAGACGCGTTTGATCTCGTCGGTGTTCAGACCCAGCGCCTGGAGGAAGCCAGCGGAACCACCGCTACCCGTCATCTGGGCGTATGCCTGGGCAAAACGCACAATGACCTGCTCGGGCTTCTCGGCCAGCAGCTTCTGGAACTCTTCGCGCGTCATGCCGGCCACGGAAAGGAATGTCCTGAAGCCGGTCGTATTGGCCATCATGCCGTCGCGCAGGTTGCGCAGCACCCGACCAGACGAAGTGCCGAAGAGCTCGAAGCTCACCCCCAGCTGCCGAGCGCCGGCAGACAGGGCCAGAATGTTCTTGCCGGAGATACCGAACTCAGCCGTGGACTGAGCAAGCACCGTGGCCATGCGTAGGATTTCACTCTCGGACGCTGCCGAGTTGTTGCCGAGGTAGTTCAGCGCGTCACCGAACTCGCGGACGCCTTTGGCCCCCTCACCCGTGAGCGTAAGAATACGGGCCACGGAGGATGCCCCCTCCTGCCCCACGATGTCCGTGGTCACGCCGAGCTTGGCCAGCACTTCGGTCATGGCGACGATGTTGTCGGAGCCCGTCACACCCAGCTGGCCCACGGTCTCGGAGAGTGCGTGGATTTGCTGGGTCGAGATGCCCTTCATCGTCCGGTCGAGCTGATCGAACTTGCCCCGGAAGACATCGAGCTCGCGACCGGCCATACCCGTGGTCTTCACCACACCCACGAGGCCGAGCTGGTAATCGCTCCAGGCGTTGGTGGCGCTCCGAAGCATGCGCATGGAGCCGTACATGCCGCCGAGGGCCGCCGTAGCCGCCTTGGCCTGCTTGACGACATCACCCAGGCTCCGGCTGACCTTCTTGTTCTCGTCGGAGAAGCCTTTGGCCCCCTTGCCGGCCTTGCCGAGACCACCGCCCACCTTGTCAAGGATGGCGGTGGCTTCGTCGCGCATACGAAGGATGAATTCTAGCTCTTCGCCGTTCATGGGGCATCACCGTGTGCAATTAATTTCATCAACGCGAAGGACGCTGTACTGGAGGTGACCCTTTGGCTCCCCTCTTTTTACGCTTCTCGTCTTCGACGCGATCACACTGGTCGTTGGCATCGTCGAGGATGCGAAACACCTCGATAGCCTTGTTGGACTGGTCCAGTATGCCTCCGGGGCCGGGTAGGAAGCCCTTCTTGTAGAAGCCGTAGAACTTCAGCAACCAGCTCCAGTATTGCGGGTTCTGGTGCAGGTTCTGCCGGGGGCAGGAGTAGAGCGTATCCCCGAGGATCGTGACCGGCACTTTGGCCGGCCTGATCCAGTTGCCGGGGACGTCAGGCTCGTGTGGAAGATGGTCCTTCCACCGCTTAGCCGTACAGCCCCACTCCTTCTGCTTTGAGCACCCCACGCATTCGCGCTCAGGCATCAACCGGACAACGGTGACGCCCCTTCTTAGTTTTTTTCCTCTTCCGCCGAGACCTCACTGATCTCCTTGATCCGGGCAGCAAGCTCCTGGATCAGGCGGATGCCCAGCTTCTTCATGGTCTCGTCGTCGGCCACTTCGTATTCGCGACCGTTCACGGCGATCTTGACCGTGCTGAACTTGATGTGGGTGCCCTTGGCGTCGAGGAAGTTCTGGAAGCCGGCCAGGCCGTGCCGCACCGCGTCGATGTTGGTCTGGTTGACGCGGGTCTTAATGCCGATCTCGTCGCTGCCTTCCTTGCCGGAGAGCGAGGACGCGTTGTCGTAGATGTAGCCCATCAGGAACACGTCGAGCGGCTTCAGGAAGAACTTGGTCGCACCATCGGCGATGTTCACCTGGTCGCGCATACCCTTGGAAGGGTCGTTCTCATCGACGGGAACCTTCGTGACGGTGCGTGCGGGGTCTTTGACGGAAACGTGTTCGACCGTATCCGAGACGGTCATCGCGATCAGTGCCATCAATCTGCCTCCTGGCTGCGTGGCGGTGGCTGCCCTTATGAGCAGTCCCGGCAACCTACTAGAGGCATCAGGCCCGTGCAATTAATTGCAAACTCGCTGGACCAAAAACCGCGCCGGAGTCACCAGGCGCGGAGGACTTTGCAGTTGTTCTTGTCGAGCTCGCCGTAAGCCGTCTCAACGACGTAGCCGCCGAAGCTGTTTCGTGCCCGGTACTCCATCCGCACGACGATCTTTTTCGGGTCAGCGTTGTTGTATCGGGTCTCGATGTGCTGGAAGCTGTCGGGGTCTTTCAGCTTGTCCTCGACGGCGAACACCAGGTTCCTTGGGCTGCCGTCCCAGGAGGACAGGCATTGGGTGCCGTCGTAGAAAGACTCGCCGCGTTTGAACGCCTCGGCTTCGCGATACCCGAAATACTGAGTGACCCCGAAAATGGCTGCGGCTACACCAAGGACAGACACGATCCGCTTGGGCTTCCACTCGTGGGTTTTTTGCTTCTTTGCCATGGGGTGATCCTCCTTCTTTCAAGAAGAATACCCTGCGGGCGTAAAGATAATCTGAAAACCCGATGTCTAAGTCGAATGAAAGTCTGGATTATTCGGCACACTGGACTTGTCGGCAATCATCGGAGTCACCTTTGCCGGCGCATATTCTTTGGCGATCTCGTGCGCTGCTTTGTACGTGAGCTTTGCAGCCACCACGGGGCCGGTCAGGTTCCCCTGCGCATCAGCGAGCTGCACCACGTAAACCCGGACGGAATACCCGGCCATCTGATCCTCCAAATGCAAAGGGGGAGAGTGAAACCACCCTCCCCCTGAGACCAAATTGCAATTAATTGCACACGTCAGATCAAGACGATGCACAGCTCGTCGTTGCCCAGAACCCGCGAGAAGCGAAGCTGGGCGTCGTAGGTTCTGATGCCGTTCCGATCCTGATAGGTCAGACCCGTGTACTGGACGCTCGGCGCGAGGAACCAGACGGTGTTGCCGGGCTCCTTGCCCACGCGCATCTGGAAGGTGAGACGGTCGGCCCGGCCCATCTTGCCCCAGAAGTCGTGGTTGGCGACCAGCTCGGCTTCGGGGTCGATACCCCCTTCCGGCGCACGGGAGACGATGCGGGTGCCCACATAGCCTTCCTTGGAGCTGACGTCCGGCCTGATCTGAATGTCGTTGCCCTGCGTGTAATTGAAGGCGTTGACAATCGTGTAATCGCGATCCACCCGCAGACGAGCAAGCTCCACCTGGGACGGCAGGGACTTCTCGTAATTGCAGATCGGCATCGGCACATCTTCGGGATCAAGGAACGTGCCCTGAAACTCCCATTCGATGCGAGCGTAATCGCCGGCCTCGGCAGTGACCGAGAAGGTGCCCAGCGAGCCCAGCATCTTGTGCTGCACACCGTCCATGTTCAGGACGAGCGTCAGGCTCTCGAAGTTGTCCGAGATCGGGTCGAGGCGCAGACCCGTGGGCATGGCCCAGATTGTCCAGCGCTTGCCCACCTGAAGATCACCCGACCAGGTAGGCGTCACGGTGACGCCGGACGTGCCCAGAGTGATTGGCTGCCCGTCCGTGACGATGGCTGCCGCCGCGTCCTCACCAGCGGTGTCGGAATGGACGATGACCTCGGCCACACCAGACGCGCCGCCCGTGACGACTTCCACGGTGTAATTGATCAGCTCGGTGTGCGCTGCCGCCGAGACATCGACGGCCCAGGCCACTTCCACATTGTGGGTGCCGAGCGGATACATCACGGTGCTGTCCGGCGCAGCATTCGCGGTGAGCGAATAGCCGCAGGCCCGGAACAGGCGCGAGATGAGCGGGGCGTCGTTGATGTCGCCACTGTGCTGGAACCCGGACCCCTTCAGCTCTGTCGTGAAGGTCATGGACGCGAGACGGCGACCCACGATGTTCGGCAGAGGAGAAAGGTCGTCCCGCGCGAAGTCTCGTTCGAGCAGGTTGACGTCCACGGAGTAATCGGGCTCCTGCACGTAGAGCGCGTCGTTGACCCCGACCACAGCCTCATCGCGGTAGGTCGCCTCAATCGCGGCCTGCAAGACAGCACGCCGCGTGAGGAGAGGAGCTGCAACGGTCATAGCTTATGTCCTTCTGTTGGAGTTCGCCTGTCCGTTGGCGCTTAGGCTTTGAGGGCCGCGACGAGCGCGTTGTATGCCGTCGCCACTTCGGTGGCCGTGGCCGTTCCGGGATCGGCAATGGGTGCGAGAGCTGCGACCTCCGTCTTGGCGGCCACAGCGGCAACAGCGTCCGCAGCCGTAAGGTCGGAGGTGCCGGCCTCAATGGCCAGGCGAGCGGCAGCAGCGTCAGCACCGGCAGCGATCACCACCGGCTTATCCGTGACGTCACCCCAAGCCACGGATGCGGGGCCACCACCGCCGCCACCGCCATTCACAGCCGTAATGATCTCGTTGAGCTTCTTTTCGAGGAAGCCGTTGAAAATGTTGGACGTACCGGAGAACGCCTTCTTCTTCAGGGGTTCGATAGGCATGGGGCACCTTTTCCTTTTCTGAGTGCGGAGGGCGGGTTAGACGCGGACCCGTTTGCCTCCCCCAACCGAGCGGTAGACACCGCCCTTGCCGTAGTCTTCGGGTTTGGGAGTTTCGGTTGCTGGTTCGGCGGGAGCTTCGGCAACAGGCTCGGCCACGGGGTCTTCGACCACCGTCTCGACTTCATCCTCGGCGTAGTCATCCACCGGGGTCTTGGTCTTGCTGATCTTGAGTTTGCTGCTCACGGCACGAACCTCGTCTTCGTTGAGAGTGCAATTAATTGCATACTCCTGCCAACGGTCAACGGCGGTGCCCCTGCGCGGTACGCCTACGGGTCCGGGTGTCGATCACGCGTGTCGATATGCGAATGCCGGAACATGATCTCCATGAACATCACGCCGACCACGGTCTTGTCCCCGTAGGTCGTTAGGTCGAGTTCGTTGCCTTTGCGCTTCGTGTCCACGGCAAGACCGCCCCAGGTGCGGTCGATGTCCACCACGCGCTTCACCACGGTCAGGACGTCCTCAGCCACCAGAGCAGGTCTCGGGTCACCCCTGTTGATCGTAGCGCGGAACTCCACCCCCACGGTCCAGTTGCACTCGATGAACGGGATGGTGAACCGCTCTTTCTCGGGTCCGGCCACAATACCGATGGAGAAGCGCCTGCGGTGATCCTCGTCGGCCAGAGGCCCGATCTCCACTGACGAGAAGGCAAACGGCCAGTCGTCATCGGTCACGGGGTCGCCTGGGGCCGGCGGCTGCACCGACTTGTAGGCCGCCTCAATGTTTCTCAGGATGAGCTTGCGAACGCTCTCGGTCATGATGCCTCACTTCGCCGCGACCACGGCTCGAACAATCTCGTCCATGGCCCGGTCCACGAAATACGGGAGCCCTGCCGAAAGCGTGGCCTGCATGCCAAGCCTCGGGGGGATCGTGACGCTGGTCTTCAGGACATACAGCGGGATGATCTGCGCGCCCCGCCTCTGGAAAATGATGAGGTTGCCGGCCTTGCTGCGGGCGACAAAGGTGTTCGGCCACTCCCGCGCGGACTTCTTGATGGGCGTGCCATCCGAGTTCAGGGCGGCTGGGAGCGGGACGGTCAGATACTTGGCGGACTTGGGTTTGATCGTCGCCCCGAACTCTTGCACCCCGGCAATGAAGGAGCCGCCGATGACCCCCTCAATCGTAGTGAACGTCTGCCCGCGCACATCGACGCTGTTCACGATGCTCTCAAGCATGCCGCCGGAGCGTCGGGACAGGGTGTTCGTGGTGGTGCCGCCGGGCCAAGCCCCGGAGTGCCGCTCAACGAGAGCCTGAGCCACAGCGTCCAGAAAACCCCGCAACTCGGCGCTGAGCACCTTGGCAGAACCGTCCCAATCCTTCTTGAGCACCCGGTGGAAGGTTCGGAGGCCCTTTTCGGCGTCCTTGAACCGCCGGTTTCGGAACTGGAACTCAAGTGTGAGGTCGTTCGCCATGCGCCCTCACAGGGGGTGGATCGCCATAGGCGCGTATCGGCTGTGGTCCGTCATCAGGGACGCGAGCTGCGTCCTGCAGGTCTCGACATCAATGGAGATGCCTGCTTCGGTAATCGGTGCTGCGCTGGACAGGTGCACGAGGGCCTGAAGGCGAGCCGCCTCCTGGAGCCACGAAGGCACCTGGTCAAGCTTGTACTGCTTGGGGTTGGTTTCGTCCGCCTCGAAGCCTGCGGTGTAGGTCAGCGCCACGTGCGCCCGGACATAGAAGGTCTCCCAATCACGGGCGACACCCCGTTCCCGGTTCAGCTTTATGGCGTCCGGCGGAACATCAAAGCCGGCCACCGTCAGGTCGCCGAAGACAAATCCCCGTGACAGCCAGAACTCTGTCTTGCGGTGGGGGCCGTCAACCACGGTGGGCTCTGGCACCCAGAAGGTATCCGTGACCTCCGCCCTGCCGAACGAGGTGTTGAGCGCGGAAGCCAGCTGAGGCTCGGCGGCGTTCAACGCCATGGCGACCGCATCGTTGATGTCGGTCATGTCGTCGAAGCCGAGCTCTTCTCGAACGGCAGCGGCAGAAGTCAGGAGCATGTTGTTAAACCTCCACAGCGCCTTCGGTGGTCGGGTCATTCGCGCCAGCAGGGTCGGCCTCGGGCTGCTTGGCCGGGGCCTTGGCTGCGGAAGCCTTCTCCTTCTGGGCGGCCTGTGCGACGTGCTTGGCCGCGTCGGTGCGGGGCACACGCTTGATCTTGACGCCGGAACGGGCCTTGCCCTTGTCACCGTCCACGAGATCGTTCGCCGTGGCGTCCTTCGTACCGCCCTTGCCCATGGCGGCCTTGATGTCCGCCGCCGACACGGCGTAGCCCAGGGCGGAAGCAACCGCGAACGGGTGCGGTGCGCCTGATGCCGTGAAGTTGGTCTCTTCGTCCACATCGAGAGCGTCCACGACTTCGCGGATGGCCTCCCCCAGGGCGTCTTTCGTCGTGGGGCGGGTGATCACGTCATCGTCGTCGAAGTTGGCGGTGCTGCCCGCGAAGCCCCGAACCTTGAAGCGCGGGTTCTCGTCGAGGATCGCGGCGGTCTCGTTGTCGATGGGCTCCTCGACACCCTTCTCCCAGAGACGTCCGAGGTAATTAAGCCGGGCCGGCTCAAGCAGTTTTGCAGTTGGCATTTCGCTCTCCTTAGCTGCCACAAAAACAAGCGGGGCCAGCCTACGATAGACCAGCCCCGCGTGCAATTAATTTCACTAACGCCTTACGGCATGTCAGCGATGTTCTCGTAGACCACGGCGGCCTCGGCTTCTTCGATCTGGAAGTCGATACGCATGGTCAGCACGATGATGTACACTCGTGCGGAGATGTCCTTGTCGAACTCCATGGACACCTGGCGCTGGATACCGAAGATCAGGTTCATCGGGTCCGTGTAGATGCCCGTGTCTTCCGGCATCAGGGACACCGCGCTGACCGGGGAGCCGTAGGCGAAGACCGGAGCCGTACCCTGCACCATGTTGTCGCCCAGGCCGGTGCCGCGATCCGCGAGGGTGTCGCGATACTCGGTCTCCTGGTTGACCGACACGAAGTGGTTGATGGCCGGCTTGTTGCGCTGGAACTGCACCGGCATCGTCTTCAGGCCGTTCTTGAAGACCGTCTTGGATACCGTCTGGTTGTTCACGTCATAGACGTTGCCAACGGTCTTGCCGATCTTCAGCCAACCGTCACCCTGCGCCAGGAACTCTTCATCGTCCGGGTCGCCGGGGTTGGTGTAGTCGGTGTCGGACAGAAGCCCGAGCTCTTCGGTGTCGAGTGCCGCGCGCTCCGCGATCAGATCGATGATGGTCTGGCGGAGACCGCCGGGACCGGTGTTCGACCCTTCGTTGTTCGCGGCAGACGCACGCTCGATGTTGTCCTCCAGGACGTCGTAGGGCAGCCGGACCTCGGCGATCTGCTCCTTGGAGTTGAGCTCGATCTGTTCGGTCGAGGGCTTGGAACGCTGAGCCGGCGTGAGGGCGACGCCGGACGTTGCCTTGCGCAGGATGCGGCGACCGAAGCCGATCTTGTTGATCTTGCGCTTGGAGGCAAGCATCTCGACAACGCGGCAGCGCCGGATGAGCGTAGGCTGCTTGATCAGCTTGCGGATGAACGATGCGCCCTGTTCGGGGTTCAGTTCGCCGCCGTCGGCGCGAAGGTCTTCAATCGCGAGATCGGCCTTGCGAAGGAGGGTGCTATTGCTGGACATTTCAGGTTCCTCGTAAGGGTTTCGGTGTGGCTGTTGCGCGCGATTAAGCGACTTCGCGGCGGTCATAGGCGGTGTCGAGGAGCGGGGGCGCTCCGCGATGGCCGTCCTGCTTCTCCAGCGGGGCCGGCTTGTCACCATCAGGCTCCGCGAACACGGTGCCGTTCAGAGCCGCGTCGGTTTTCTGGGCCTGCGAGGCCACCTGTTCGACGCGGGTATTGATGCCCGAAAGCTCCTTCTTCACTTCGGCCTGAAGGCCGCTGATCGAGGTGGAGACGGACTTTTGCAGCTCCTTCAGGACACCCATGATCTCGTCCTGAGACTTCTTGAGAGCAGCAATCTCGGCGTTGGGTTCGGACCCAGCGTCGTTCTCTCCGGTCTTGGCAACCGGCTCTTCCACGGGGGCGTCCGCATCGGCGTCAGCCTTGGTGGTCTTTTCATCCTCGGCCTTCTTGGCCTCTTCAGCCTTTGCCTTGTCGGCCTCGGCCTTCAGCTTGTCGGCTTCTTCTTCTTTGGCGGCGGGCTCCGGGGCAGTTTCTTCGCCCTTCGCGATGTCGGAATAGTAGCGGTCAACGTAGAACGCCGACGCAGGAAGAGCCGATGCCAGTCCGCTGACGTAAGACCTGAAGTCATCGACGGTCTTGGCGACGCGCTCGGCTGCCTCACTAGGTGTGTTGGACTTGTGCAGAGCCACGCTGACGCAACTGCCAAGAACGTCCTGAGCTGTGCAGAAGGAGGGATAAAACCCCTGCGCCTTCACTGCCTCGGCGAAGTCCGAACCGGATGCGTTGTAGCTGTCGAAAGCCTTCTTCAGGCCGGAAATGACGAGACCCACCTGGTCACCGGTCTTGATGATAACGGTGCCGTCGGCCTTGTCGGCGTCGGCCTTGGCCAGCGTGACGACGCCATCCACTTCCGTCTTCACGAACAAGTTCGGGTCGAGGCCGGCTTCCTTGAAGACTTCGGCCATCTTCACCACATCCACACCCGCCGGGACTACAGCAGCCACGACCTCGGGGGTGGTCTCCGCCTTCTGGAAAAGCTTGCGACCGGCTTTGGCAAGGTCAAGCATTGGTTCATCCTCTTGTTTGACAATTCGGAAGGGGATGCGGTTCGCTCCCCGCTTAACGAGCGAGACAAAATCGACGTTGGTGCCGACGAGCTCGGTGGCCTTAACTCGCAATTCGGGCATCGAGCACTCCTTCGACGAATGAGAAGCGGTGGGCATGCCCGTTGGCAGTCTCGGTCAGCGTTCCGCGCCTGATTTCGTGGCGGAAGCCGTCCGGGCCTTCGTCGGTCCAACCCCCAAGGAACGCGCCCTGATCGTCGTACTTCACGAAGAACGTGTGCCTGTGCCCGTCGCTTTCTTCTGTTTGCCCCGTGATGGTCTCGGGGACATTGATTTCCAGAACCGTGTCCACCCGCACGCCAAGCCCATCGAGCGAGAAGCCGTTCAGCTCACCACTCTTCACGAGGTTCCACACGGATGGATCGGGGATTTTGACGCCGAGCACCCAGCTGCCTGGGATGAAGGTCGGATCATCGTCCCTGGCAATGAAACTCTCGACCACGTAACAGCCGCTCTCTTCCCGCGTGTGCTGGACGTCGATCTTCGTCACCAGACCGCGACGCATGAACCCGTGGGCCATCTCTTGGATCGCCTCACGGGTCATGAAGTCACCCTGGCTGTCGGGGACCGTCGGCGCATACACTTCGCCGTAGACGAGCTGCTGTTCCTCGTCGGCTTTTTTGAATTGGACGGTGGGAGTGTTCTTGGCGGGCGCACCAACGCGCGGAGTGGTCGCGGCTGACCCGTCGTTACCCCACGCGCTGTTGCGGCTTTCCTGGAACACGTCTGACGTCCAATCCATGTTTCACTGACATGGCTGGACCTTAGTTTCGTACGCGCGTTTGTGCAATTAATTGCAAATCCGATGGATGCTGCGCTAGACCAGAAACAGGAAAGCTACAGGAGCCGCCAGACCATCTCCCCGTCCTCCATGCGGACGTGGAACCTCGACCCTCGCGCAAGCAACAATTCGGCTTCCTCGGCCCCGTACTCGGAGATCGCCCCGACCGGAACGGCCCGTGATCCCTGCGGAACCTCCACTCGCACGATGTTGCTCCCCTTCAGATTGGCCTTGTCGGCTGTCGTGCTCACATAGGCGAGGTCTTCGAAAACCTCCGACGCCATAGCGCGTTTGTACGTGTCTGCGTCAACCTGCCGGTAGACAACCATCGGGGCGTCGAGTGAGACGCGGGAGAACACACCATCCAGCAAAGACACCATCTTGGCGTCCACAGGATCGCCGTTGCGCAGAGCCTTGTTGAGGCTGTGGTAGGCATTTTCGGTGTACTCGCGGAAAGCTTCCTCCTCTGCTGCGCTCATCGCGGATTTCAGCGAATTGCTCAGAAGGATTTCGTTATCTACCTCGTCACTCAGGTCAAAGCCGTTGGGGCCGTCGAAGCTTCCGTCATCCACGAATGCGGGTTTCGGCTGCATCGGCACGCTCACGGTCACGGTGCCATCCTGCACGAGGAACCCGCGACAACCGGGGTGATACGGCGGGGAGCCGTAGCCGGCCAGCTGCATCTCCTCCGGGTTCATTTCCCGCAGAGCGGCGAGCCCGGCCTTGGTGTTCTTAGGCCACGGCGCGATGTTCCGAAGCTCCTGGGGGTCGCTCGTGGAAAGCGCCGTCATGATCTTGCTGTACTCCGAGACGACGGTGAAGCTCTTGCCGTGCATCTCGCGGCAGACGGCACAGGTCACGTCGTCAAGAACCTCATTCACCTGATACGTGGTCACGTTCTTTTCGACGGCCTCGGACAGGAACCCGAGAGAGATCAGTCTGGAGGTGGTCAGGTTGGCGTTCACATCGACCAGTGACCGACCGGACAGAACCGCGTCGTTGAGCCTCTGCGCCAGGCTCTTCGTCTCGGCCTTGGTGACGAAGCGTTCGTTGATCCCGCTCGACCAGTTCTCCTTGACCGGGGCGAACTCCTCGGCACCGAACACCAGCTCTTCCTCGAACGGTTCGATCTTCGAGATGTCAAAGTCACCCCCTGCGTAGCTGATCGTCACGTGCGGGTTGTACTCGGGGAAGTCGTGAGAGGCCCCGGCGGCTTTGAACTCTTCGTGCCGGTCCTCGATCTCAGCGCTCTCGAACGTGAGCACAATGGCTTTTCCGAACCGTTCGATCTTCCGCACACCACCCACCGCGTACACTTCGTCGGTCAGCGGGGGAGTGTCCGTCCAGTCGAGCTTCTGCCGGCTGAAGCAGACTGTCACGTGGAAGTCAGCGGCCTCCAGGGTTTTCTCGAAGCCCTGCTCCCGAGCCCAGGCAATCAGCTCCGCGCTATTGATGAGGGGGCGGTGGACGTAGAGCGTCTGGGTGCCCAACCCCTCGTCGGGGGTCGCCAGGCCGGCCTCAACGAGATCGGCGTGGGACATGTCGTCCTTGTGTAGGAGGGCATACTTCTGCTCCTCCTCCATTTCGGTGACGACGCGGTGCAGCTCCCAACGCACCTCTTCGGCGATGTTGTGTTTGAAGGCAACGTCCAGCTGGTCGAGAGCCTGCGAGAGGGCCTGTGGGAGCGCTTTTCCGTCGGTCAGGTATGATGTTTTATCAAGACCGCCCGCCGCGTGTGAGGCCCCGAAGAGAACGGCGGAAACCGCCAGTTCCTCCAGCTGTTCCCGAGACTGCGGGACCACGGCGTCCAGATCGAGCGTGTCGATCAGCTCATGGGCCGCGTACCAGCGACGCTGACCCATCAGGTCGTAAAGCTGACCGACGATGCCGGAGAGCCCGTCCGCCCAGCCGCCGGACAATGCAGCGCCGACGGCCTCTTCGATGGCGATGAACACCTCATCCTTAACCGGCATGGGAGCACCCGCAGCCGTGGCCGGCCATCACATTGATCGTGGCCGCAGAGAGGGCACCCAGGTCATCCAGACCGTACCGTTCGGCATTCGGGAAACGTGCCGTGGCCAGCGCGCGACCGAACTCCTCGGCCTGCGTCCCGGTCATCTCGTTGGCGACCTTCGCGAAAGCGATCACCCCTTCGACGTCACGCTTGCGAAGCGACGTCATCAGGCGGAGAGCCGTGGTAGCCTCCTTGGAGATCGCCCCGGTATACCCCTTCCCGTTGGGCTCGCTGGTCGGCTTGTCGGTGGAGACCGTATTGGTCTTCGTCTTGAGCTGAACGACGTTGCCCTCGTCGTCCACCGCTCCAGCGCCGGCAGCATCCGGCTGAGGAGGCACGAAGCCAGGCAGCGGGTTCCCGTCCTCGTCGAAGCCAGGCTTGGGCTTCTCGGGCTCCTTGTACCGAATGTCGGTGCCGGACGCCTCGTTGATCTCGTACAGCACGTCTTCCTTCTCAACGGCGTTGGTGGAGATCGCCATCTGAATGCCCTGCAGCTTGATGGTCGCGTCTTCGATGACCAGCGGCTTGGAGACCAGACGGTAACCGTCGTAGCCCATGGCATCGACCAGCTTCACATTGATGATCTCGTCGAACTCGTCCCGTTCCGGCTTGAACACCTGAGCCTCGGCCACCGCGTAAGAGGCCGTGGCCGATGCGAACGAGTAGTCCTCGGCAGCGCCGACGAAGATCGGTGGAAGGCGGAAGGCCCGTCGGACACGCGTCTCGCACTTCTCGTCGTATCCCTCGAACATGCTGTCGTCCTGCCGCTCGGCTCCGAACCGCTCGACGGTGACGCGTGCTTGGTTGGGGGAGTTGAAGGTGCCGCCGGAGGGCATGACCTCCAGAACCTGAACCCGGTTCTTCTTGGACGCGGTTCCCCGGCCCATCTTCAGATCAAGCGCGCCCTTCGTTTCAGGCTGGAGCGTGCCGCCCTGAAGCAAGATCAGGACGGGCGGGATGCCGCCGTTGTCGAAGAAGTCCAGATTGTACTCCTCGGCCTTGCGGGAGCCCAACACAGACGGCAGCTGGCTGATCCAACGCGGGACGCCGTAAGGCGTGTGGGCGTCGGGCAGCGCAGTAAAGTGAATGATCTCGGTGGCGCGGTCCTTGGCCGGCAGCCGCTGGCCTTTCTCGGACCAAGCGGCGGTCCTCTTGTTGAGGTCTCGGGAGCTGCCGAACTCGCGGAAGTAGACCAGCGTGGTGCCGTTGAGCAGCTGGACGAACTTACGCTCGCGCTGCTTGATGGTGATGGTGACCTCGCGGCCCTTGCGCCTGACCTTGCGGTCCACCGGGACGCCGCTGTCCAAATTGACAAGGCGCATCATCTTGCTGTCCACGTGACGCATGAACACGATCTCGTCCTGCGCGTTGCGAAGGATTTCCAGATACGCGTTTCCGGTTCGCTCCAGGTCTCGCCGCAGGAGCTTTCGGATGCTCGTGAAGGACTGACCCGGCCACGGCTCGTCAAAGAACTCCCGCAGCTCTTTGATCTTGGCGTCGTCCTTGCTGGTCTCGGCGTCTTCCCCTGTGCGCTCGAAGTCGTACCCGGTGCCGTCCACGTTGGTGACCATCGCCTCAATGCACGGAGACAGGGCGTTGTTCTCCTGGGACAGTCGGTCCAGATGCCGAAGAGGATACGGGGGTTCCAGCACGCCGGCATCATTCGATCCACCGACATACCAGTTCTTGTACTCGTCCTCGGGGTCGAGGGCGTTCGAGTGGACGACGTTCTTGCTGTCGGCGTCCGCCTTCGCGATCTTGTTATCGACAGATACCAGACGCAACACCTGCGTCTGGGGCTTTCCCTGCCCGTTGTTCTCTTCGCTCATTCTGTCCTCTCGCGCAGCCTCTGCTCATGTCACCCTCTTGTGCAATTATTTGCACATCGTGGTCAAACGTCGAGCTTCAGCTTCTTGATGTTGGCGAGGTTCGTTCCTGCCTCGGCGTCTGCGGTGAACTTCAGCTGCGGCTTCCAACCAACCTCGTGGAATGGGAGGTTAGACATGATCTCGACACACCGTCCAGCCCACAGGTCTGCGTCTTGTTCCGGGATATACGCGATCAAGGCATCGTGGATCATTCCGACCACCTCGATCTCCCCGTTCGGGTACGCGTCGTCGATCAGGGCGATGGCCCAGAGCATCATGTCGGACAGGCACGACTGGATCGGTGAGTTGATGGCCTGCCGCTCGGCCTTCGACCGGATTTCACGATCCCAAGCGGAGATCATTGGGAGGTGCCGCACACGCCCCAGAGGGCTGCGGACCATCTGAGCGAACTTGACCAAATCCTTCTGCTTGCTGTGGTAGGTCAGCAACCCCGGATACAGCTCGAAGAAGGCGTTGCGCATGGCCTCGGCCTCCGCGTAGGAGAGCTTGATGCCGTAGTTCGCCCAAGCGTAGGCCCTGAAGCCCTCGACCTGCATTCCGTAGAGCAATCCGAAATTGGCCGGCTTCGCGTTGCCCCGGTTCTTCTCGTACAGCGCGGCCAGCTCCTCGTCCGCGTGACCCTGCCAACTCAGGAACTCCGTCAGGTCCACATGCGCCAGCTTGGCCCCCGTCACAGCATGCAGGTCGAGCCCGTCTTCGTACGCCTGCAGCATGGTGTTCTCGGGGGCGACGCAGGCCACCACCTTCAGCTCACCCTGACTATAATCGCAGGAAAGGACCAGCTTGCCCTTCGGGGCCGGGAAGCATTCGCGAATGCGCTTCGCCCACTTGGTCTTCTTCGGCGTCACCTGAAACGGAGGGTTCTTCGCCGACAACCGCCCCGTGTTCGTCCCGGTCTCGTCATCGTCGTAACCCTCGTACTCCCCTTTCGCCAGGAAGTATGTCGTGTGGAAGCGCCCGTCCGGCCTCAAGTGCTTCAGGAAACCGTCCACGAAGGTCGATAGGGTCTTCATCGCACTGTCGGCCTCAGTGAGGGCCGCAACCATCGCCGACGCTTCAGGAACGTTCGCGAACTGCCGCAGGTGGGACTTCGCCATTGACGGCTCGTGGGTCTTGGCGGTGACCTCCTTCGGCTTCAGGTTCAAACCGTGCGGCGAGAAGAAGAACTCCTTCAGGATCGACGGCAACATGGGGCTCTTGCCCTGCTGCAACTGGTTCTCGATGCGGTCCCGGTATTTGATCCGCATCTTGTTCGGCAGCAGGTCGAGCGTGACCTTGTGGGCCTCGTCAATCGACTTGCGCAAGTCCTGCCGCAGCACGGCATACTTCTCCTGATCCACCAACACGCCGCGCCGCTCGATCTTCTCGAAGGACCGGGCAGCGGGGTGCAGGACCGTGATGTAGAAGTTGGCAAGCTGCGGATCATCCATCAGCTCGTCCCGAAGAGTGTTCGCAACGCGATGGGCGGCGTCCGTATCCCCGCCGGCATAAATCAGGAAATTATCGTCCGCAGGTATCTTCTCCATGCTGCTCTTGTCGAACTTGCTGTTAAACGGATCATCGTATCCGCCGATGGGCGTCATCACCTTGGCATGGAGGTTCAGGGAGTTCGACCGGTTCTCATTGAGCAGCGATCCGACGAGCATCGTGTCGAACTTGAAGTTCGTGCACTCAATGCCCCACTTCTCCGCGATCCAGACCAGATCGTATTTGCCATTGGCGAAGCGCATCTTCACCTTCGGGGAGGTAAGGAGCCATTTGATCTGATCGAACAGGTTGACGCTTGGATCGAGCGGGATCGGCGGTTTCTGCGGCCCCAGATACAGCACCTCGGCGGTCTCGGGCTTCGCGGTGAAGCTGATCGACACGATGTCCTTGTCGGCATACCACGGGAAGAACCCCATGGTCTCGGTGTCGCTCGTGACATCAACGGCCTTCCCGCCGGTCGCCTTGAAGCGCTTCTCGATCCAGTCGATCATGGGCTGGTAGTCGTTGACCCACCGATACGCTCCGAGGGGCGGAAGCAATTGCCCCGTCCTGATGAGACGCACTGCCAGACGGACGTCCCACTCGATGACGTCAAGCTTGTCCGCCTCTGAGTTCACGACGTTCGGGTCGTGCGTCACGAGGTAGTGCCCGCCTCCGTGCGGGATCGGCTTCTCCCGCATCGAGTTCACAGTGCGGTTCTTTGGCGCGATCTTGTGTCTCTGCAGCGTGTCCAGCGCGCGCTTGCCGCACACCAAGACAATGCCCCCTGCCGCTGGGGCCGGGGGCTCTTCTTCGGGGTCTCTCCAGCTCAGGAACTCGTGCTCTGGGACGTCAGGTCGGAATGAGCGAAGCACGCTCGCGAATGTCCGCTTTACGATGTCGCTTTCGGCGGACGTCCAGATCGTCAATTTCATTCGTCAGCAGCCTCTTCACAGTTCGGTCCAACCCTTCACCGGGGTCTTTTGAAAGCTCTTCACCACGGCCTTTCCGAGAAGCTTCAGGCACGCGGCGGGTGTCTTGGGTTTCTTCTCTTCGAGCCAATTGTCGATAGGGTCCATGTGCGCCCTGTTCAGGAGATGCACCTTGGTCTTCGGGTTCCTGTCCCCGGTGACCTCGACCAGCAAGGCGAGGTTCCCTTTGACCCGGACCATCAGCAGGATCGACTGCTTCAAGAGGGCAGAACTTACGATCCTGCTGTTGAAGGTGATGGGCAGGTTGCCGAACGCCAGGACGTTTTGCCCGGCCCCCTGCACCCGCCCGGTGGCGCTGGAGTAGGAAACCTCGAAGCCGAGGGTGTCCGCGACCTCGTACATCGCCATCTGGCTTACAGAGCCCATTTCAGCCCCCCTTGCTTATCTACCGAGCAGGTCCACACACCGAGCGTCACCCCGCAGAACGTGGCGGTGAACTCGCGGCGGTCGAGACCCACCTGCGTCGTCTGAAGGACAACCGGTTCTTCGGTCATCCTCGGGAATATCGAGAAAGTCTCCACGTGATCCCCGACGTCCAGACTGTCGAACTGTTCGCGCGTCAGCATCTAGGCCCCCTTGATCAGATTGAGGTTCGGGTAGGCGGTATCCAGCTGCACCCCCATCCCAAGAAGAAGCGCACCGAGCGACTTTGCAGCCAGCTGATCATTGACCACGCTGAGATGCACGGATGCGTAGTTCTTGCCTGATTTCTGGTCGAAGCCGCTGCTGCAGATAGCGCTCATGTGCTTCTCCAGCTTCGGCCCCTCGACACGTACAGACAGAATACCGTCCTTGTAGCGCGCGGCCACGCGAATATCCTGATTGCCTGCAACGACGTAGTATCGGCTGTTGCCGGACGTCCCGGACACCGGCTGATACATGCGGTCGGCCAAGCTCAACGGGACAGGCTTCGCGGTCTTCATCTGGGACAGATCGAAGGTGCCCCACCCCGCATACGGCTCTGGCGTTGCTGCCTTCGTCTTCGGCTTGATCGGGGGGAGTGAACCGAGCGTCCCGCCGGACTTCTTCGAGGCTGCCGGCTTGTCGGCTTCGGGCTCCCCGGCATCCTCGCAAAGCGCGGCAATCGTGGTGATGGTCTCGGCGAGTGACTTCCCGAGGCTGATCTTGGTGACGGTGGGCAGGGTTCCAGTGACCATCTTATGCAGATCGTCGAGGCTTACCGGTACGCTGAGCTCATGCGTTCCGCCCTTGATCGGCACGGAGAATTTGAACTCTTTGGAGGTGAGCTTCACGTCAACAGCGCTACTCTCCAGCCAGTCGTACAACGACTGCGGAATGCCGATCTTCTTGATGGCCTTCATAGCGTTCACGGAGCTCTTGATCTTCACGGACACCGCAACCTCCTTGTTGTCCTCTGTATCCTTGCCATCATTCTACCTTCCGGGGGCTCCCAAGCAAGGGAAAAGTGCAATTAATTTCACAGTTCGTCCCAGATGCAGCCGTTGTTCCTGATGGGCGGAAACGTCCTTTCTTTCAGGGCCGTCGAGACTTTACTGCCGTACGCGGAGCCGCCCGTGGACTTCGATCCCTTGGCAGGTTTGATCCCGAAGTGCTTGGACAGGAACTCGATCTGGGGGCGGCTCTCGACTGCCTTGTGGCAGTAGTTCTCCCGGACATAGGACACGGCGTCCTTCTCGCCACAAAGAGACACCAGGGCAGCGAGAAACGTCCCTGTCCGCCCGTGCCCGCCAATGCAACCACAGTGGACTTTCTTCCCCTCCTGCAGCTGCTGGTACGTCCAGTCGATAAGCTGGCGGAACTGATCGACGTTATTCGGAGTGCCCATGTCCTGTATCTTGAACAACAACTCGTGGCCTTCGGTCCACGGGAACTGCCGTGGCGTGAAGCTCATGCCGGAGTCAAACCCGATGTAGATGTCGGCATCCGTGACCGCCGGGTTCAGGCAGCTGCCCCCGTAAATCACCAAGTCGCTCCCCGGAAGCTTCAGGGGTGGGTGGCTATGGTAGCAGCGCTTTCCGTAGCCGCTGTGCCCCCGGAGGCGTCATAGACAGTGTGGTTCCCCGCCTTGATCTTCCGCGCGCTGTGACGGTCCCCATACAGGTAATCGTCGATGTTCTTTACTTTGGACATACCGCCCTCCTTGGCTCAGGCTGCTCTCTGAATTTTCTCGACGTGGACGTCGGGCATGATCGTCAGCCACTTCTTGCTAAACTCGGCGTCCTCCTGCGCGGCCTTCTCGATCTCGGCTAGGATTTTTGCCGCCTTCAACGAGTTCAGGTGCTTCCCCGCCTCCGAGATGCCGTGCGTCTGCGTCTGCTTCTTGATGTCCGCCGCGTAACTCTGCACCGAGCCGAGGGCTTCGACGACGACCCAATCAACAAACGACCCGATCTCGGGCACCCTCTCGGCCAGTGCGTCCATCCGCTGCCGCATGATCGGCGTGCTGTACTTTGCGGCCACGGGGTCGTGCAGAATGGCCTCGGGTATCTGGCCCGAACGCTGTATGTCGAGGATGCGGATCAGCGACGGTGCGTGATAGTGTTGGTAGCACAGCCCCTTGTTAAAGATCGGCCCGTTATTGTGGCTCAGCGTCCACACCGTATCGAGCATCATTTCTGCGGTGAACTCGCCGCTCACGAACCGGGCGAGGCAATCGGTCACCTGCCCCCACGCCTTCCCGCCGTAACCGGAATGCCACTTGCTATTATAGAACTGCCACCGGAGGCACTCGACGTAGTTTCCGAGTGTCGTCTGCGGCGGGGTCGTCACCAGCGCTTTGTGGATGCCGGACTCGCCGCCGTTCACCGACTGCAGGAACGATGCGACCGGGGCTCCGAACTTCTGCTTGATGTAGGGGAGATCGCCTATCAGCGACTTGTTATGCCGGCTCTCACGGGTGCAGATCAGCATCAGGTAGTAGAATGCCCGAACGGCCTTCTCCCCCATCAACTCGTGATACCCCCGGACGAAAGACAGCTCCCATTCGTCGAGAGGTTCCAGCGGCGCGCGCCGGGACTGTATCGTGGCCACGGCATGGTTCATTCCATAGAACCACAGCGCCTCGGTCTCCGGCACGGCCTTTGGCTCCGCAGAAGCCACAAGGTATTTTTCGATCCGATCCGCCACAGTGGGCAGAGGAACGCTGCTCATGTCACGGTGCGCGGTCAGAACACGGCTCTGATGATATGCAAGAGTGTCTTCCGGGTCTGTCAGGGCCACGATCACCCTCCTTGGTGCGTATTGGCTACTCCCATGATCCTACCTTATTGCCACATGGGAGCAACCAGATTTTGCAATTAATTGCACGAAATCGGATCAGCTAAACAGCCGCCGGAACCGCGCCCGCCAGGCCGCTACGACCAGCCATTTCTGAATTTCTTCGACGTCGAAGGTGTCCACGTACAGCTGCTGCTCCCGCGTCTCGACGGCTTTGGGCGTGTAGGTCTCGCGGACGAACTCGACCGGGTTCTTGATCCCTGCGGCCTTGGCGATCAGAGCCATGAACAGACCCGTACGGCCCCAGCCGCCCATGCAGCCGATATAGACCCTCTTGCCGTCCAGCGCCGCCTGCATGGTATCCCGGATGGCTTTCCCCGTGCGGATCGCGTCCCGAGGCACGGAGAAGTCCGAAATGGCCAGATTTACGTCAACGAGGGACGCCGGCACCTGCTCGGCACGGACGCAAACACCGAAGGTGTCGTAAGAACTGAACGTGGGGTATGCGTCGAACGGCCCCCCGGTGATGTCGAGTTTCAGCTTGGCGTGCTTCCACCCGAGCTGGATGGGGAGCTTGCCGTTCGGTTTGAGACGATTGATCATGCTGGCCTCCTTGCCATTAGGTTTGGTGTCACCGACTCTCGAAGAGCCGGGTTACGCTCTGGATCGTGCCGTCCTTCACAAGCATGATCCAATCATTGAACCGCCGGTTTCCGTGCTCCGATGTCACGGGGGCCGCGCGCCGCGCCATCCGGCGAAGTCTCTTCTCCGTGTCGCCCCAGAGCCCATGCCCTCGGCCCCGCTCGATGGCGTGGGCGCTCACTTCATAGTTACGAATGGTCACCGCTGGTCTCCTGCGATCTGTACTTGTCGCCGCGCAAGATCAGCATGTCTCGCGGCGCGTCGATAACCGCCCGAATGATCCCCTTCTGGAACAGATTTCCCGCCGACACGAACACGTCGGGCATGATCTCCACGGCCTGCAGCTCGGTCACCGCAATCGGCTCGGACACCTCCCCGGCGGCGTCACCCCGAACCAGATCGAAGCTGGTCTCGTCGTAGATGCGGTCCACCGAGAACTGCTGCTCGGAAACGTAAAAATCGTCGCCTTCGCGAAGGCTCAACACAAGGGGCATGGGTTCTTCTCCTGTTTTGCCTGAGTCTACTTCACCGACCCAGAACGGAGAAGGCGGCATAGTCAGCGGGCACGGCCAATGGTACGTGTTGCGACCCTGCGCCAGCGGGCGTGAACCCTTCAGAGTAGAGCTCCGGCATATCCTCCCACGGTGCGAGGGACAGTCCCTTCAGCTCTTTGCTCCTCTGCTTCAGAACACTGATTATGACCTCCTTGAACTCATGATCGGGCGCAGTTTCGCCGAAGCAGTCCGCCAGCATGTAGTCACAGAACGGTGCCAGATCGTTCGGCGACCGCGTGTCGAGCGTGACGTGCTGCCTGCTCGGCAGCTCGGCAATTCCGTCAAGGACTGCGTTCAGAACATCTTCGTTGCCCCACCAGTGTGCGGCCATGATCGTGTGCGGCTTGTCTGCGCCAAGATCGACCACTGCCGCCTCACAGCAGCCCAGAACCTCCATACACCACCCCATCACGGTGGCGACTTCCTTTGCATCGGAACTGTCGATCACGGGAACATCGACATTGAACCAGACTCTGCCGGTCGCCCCGTCGATTGTGACCTTCGTCACGTCCGTCCAGTCGCCAAGAATATCGAGCCCGGTGCAACCAACCACACAAGCCTTGTCCATCGCCCGAGCAACGACTGCCGCGTGGCTGGTGGCACCACCAGTCTTCGTCAGCACGCCCACGGCGGCGTTCATGCCTCCGATGTCGTCTGGCGTCGTCTCGTTGGTGATCAGGATGCACGGTTCATTGCAATTAATTGCATCCTTCGACGAGAGAACGGGCACGCCTGTCACGACGCCGGGGCACGCAGGCAGTCCAACGAGCGCCGGGGGCACGTCAAACGACGGGTCAATCGTCGGCCTGCGCACCGTCTTGAACTGCTGTGCCGTCAGCCGGGACCGGGCCACACCCCTGTCGATCACACCTTCCTCCACCAGATCGGCGGCGATCTTGAAGGCGGCGCGCGCGGAGCGCTTCCCAACTCGGCTCTGGAGCAACCACAGCTTGCCCTGCTGAACGGTGAACTCCAAGTCAACCATGTCGTCGTACATATCTTCCAGATCGGAGCACAGCGTACAGAACTCCGTGGCCCACGGCGGGCTCTTCGTCTCAAAGAGTTCGTCCAGCGAGTACGGTGTTCGGATACCCGCCACCACGTCCTCACCCTGCGCGTTGTGCAGGTACTCGCCCATCGTGTGGTTCTCGCCCGTCGAAGGGTCTCGGGTGAACGCCACGCCTGACCCGCTATCGTCACCCATGTTGCCGAAGACCATCGCCTGAATATTCACGGCGGTGCCCATCGCCCCGTCGATCTGATTGAGCTTCCGGTATTCGATGGCGCGCTCATTCATCCAACTATCGAACACGGCCCGCACGGCGGCGCGCAGCTGCTCTGTGCGACTCTGCGGAAACGCATGCTGCACGACCGCCTGAAACACCATCTTGTAGCACTCGATGAGCTCTTGGAGGTCCGTAACGGTCAGCTCCTTGTCGTCGGAGACCCCGGCGGTCTCTTTGATGTCCTCAAGGTGCTCGTCAAACAGCGGCATGGGGACGCCATAGGCCGTGGCTCCGAGCATCTGGATGAGGCGGCGATAGCTGTCGAGCGCGGCGCGCTGTCCGATGCGATCCTCCCATTCGGGAAGCGTCTCGTCCGTCAGGCCGACATTCAGGATCGTATCCATCATACCGGGCATCGAGATCGGTGCGCCTGAGCGCACGGACACGAGGGGCGTGAACCCGAACTCGGTGCTCAGCCACTGGTCATGCTCCGCAACGCCCTGCATGAGGTGGTCAAGGAACTCGTCCTTCGTGCCGATGCTGCCCTGCTCCGGGTCGATGGCCAGAAAGACGTTGCAGACTTCCGTGGTGATCGTGAAGCCCGGCGGGACAGGCATGTCTGCACGACACATCTGCACGAGGCCGGCACCTTTGCCGCCAAGGATTTTCTTGGCATCCGCATCGTCGCCGGCCCAATCGCAATGGTTCTGGGAGAACCTGAAAATTCGCTTATCCACGCAACCCTCCTTGGTTCGGTGTGGCTCAATTCATCCTAGCATTTGGCCGCTCCCGATCAAGGAAAATGTGCAATTAATTGCACCTAATGTCGCCGGATATTGTAGACCCCCTGCAGGGCTGCCCGAACATGCAGTTTCCCGGCGGCGCTCTTCCATCGAGCCTGCGTCATGCGCCACACAGCCTCCTCCCCCGCCTCGTCCTTCCGGTCGTCCTCCAGGTCGGACATCAGCAGCAGGGAGACCAGCACCGCCTGATTGGTGCGGTCATGCAGGAACCCTTCGTCCACGAGGGTCAGACAGAACATCGCGCACGAATAGAGCCCGTCGCGGGGGTCGTCCGGGGACAGGTCGTGAAGAAGTGTCCGGGCCAGCTCGTCGATCCTTTTGGCCGTCCGGGACACCGAGAGTTCGTCCAGTCGTGTGAGAGGAGCCACGGCGGCAAGGTTCAGTTTCTCCTGCACGTCGGCGCGAAGCTCCACCCCAATTTTCTGGCACTCCTCGACCATGAGGTACATCATGTGGGCGGGCAGCGCGGCCTCGACAACCAGCTGGTCGCGTTCCCTAAGCTCTTCTATTCCTGCGGCGGTCATTCTTATGGTCTTTCCTCGTTAGGCCCCACTCGGCGGCGAGGGCGTCTACATTCTGTTCGGTGGTCACCGTGAACTTCTTGGTGATGAAGCGTATGCCTCGGCGATCCAATTCGTCTTCAAAGCCCCGGAGGGCAGTGTCACTCCACGATCTGTAGCTATTCATCGATCATCCCGTCGAAATCGACCCCGGCCCCCTTCTTGATCTTCGTGGCGGACTTGGGTTCGTTACTGTTCTGAACCAGACGCGGCACCTTCTGCATGGGAATGTTGTAGCGGAGCCAGATTTCCCGGAGGATCGTGAGACCGTAGACGACGCCGGCCATACTGTCGGCCACGTCCTTGGAGCCGTGCGGCGGGTGGTCGATGACGCGATCCTTGGTGTTGATCTCCAGGGTGATCATTTCACGCATGGCCTTCGGGTGGGCCGGAGCCTGCACGCGCCCGTCCATGAACGCAAGCTTGGTGAAGTCGTACGCGTCGGTGTCCTTGTCCATCGACTGGTAATGCACCACGAAACCCTGCTGGTAGAGGATTTGCATGCTGTCTCGGCTCTGGAACCCGTCGAAGCTGACCCACTTGATTGGGAGCCCCATCTTGTCCCGCAGCGTGTAAAGCAGCTTTCTGATGTTCGACAGCTCGATCTCCCCGCCCCGAGGCACCTTCACCTCAAGCACGAGGTCGAAGCGGATGATCGGCAGGGTCTCGACGTAATCGCCCCGGCTACACTCCTTGAAGCCTACGACATGGCCGATGCTGACGCCGGCACTGTCCTTCGAGTACGCCAGATCGACGTGCGCCAGTCGGGGCTCCTGCGGGTTCGCGATCCTCTTGGGGTATAGCTTCAGCTTGGTGGCCACGAAGTCCACGTCTTCCCGCGACCCGATGGACTCAACGGTGCCGAAGCAAGAGGTCACGGCTTCGGTGTTGTGCATGAACGGATGCAGCGCCAGGGTAGCCACGCCGGCCACGTCCCGCAGCGCGGCCAGCAGATCGGTCTCGAACTGGTGCCGGTACTCCGTGGGGACGTCCACCACCAAGTGCTCATCCTGCATCGCGACGTCTGTGTCGTCGGTGAGGATATACGGCTTCCGGGTTGCGTCCCCGACAAAGACCCGGAACCTTTCGCTCGTGAACTTCTCGGGTCGGACCTCCCAAGTCCTCTTGTCGTAGATGAAGATGCGCGGGTTCGTCCGGGCCTCTTCCTCCTTCTTGTCGGTGAACTGGCCCGGATAGTTTCTGGAGGAGACAAGGCAAAGCATGCCCGGCAGTGCGCCGAGCTGCATGAAGCGGCTCTCGCGGCGTCGTGCAATCGAGTTGTAATTCTTGACGGCCTGATCGTGGACCTCGCCGTCCTTCGACAGCTTCGACTTCTCGGTCACGGCCATGAAGTTCACTTCGTCAATCAGGCCGCCGATCACGTTCTGACCAATCGCGCCTGTATCCTGACCCGTGATCGCCTTGACGATGATCCGTTTCGGAAAGCGCATCTCGCTGGTGATGTCGGTGTCGAATGCGAAGTGCTTCTTGAAATAAGGGGCGCTCTCGATCATCGCGCGGAATCGCGTGTAATCGACGCCTTCGGCCAGCTGCTTGTTGAGCGACTGGAAGATGATCACGATCTCGGACGTGGGGTCCAGATCGAACTCCGCGTGAGGGTCACGCATGCAGGACAGGAGGTAGAGCTGATAAGCCTGCGTGTACAAGGCCAGGTGCGTCTTCCCGACGCCAATACCGCCCGTGAGCACGCTTTCGGTGTACCTGCCGCTGTTGAGTTCTTCGAACTCACGCATGACCAACGGCCACAGGGCCGTCGGTTTTCCCATGAACTCCTTGCCCTCGACAAACTCGCGTGGACCGACCGGCTCGTGCTTGAACCGAACCAAGCGCTTGAATGCATCAGGGCTGCGCGCGGCCTCTGACAGGAACGACATCACGACCTCTAGGTCTTCGGGATAGTCGTTCGCCACCTCGGCCAGCAGCTCCTGCGCGACCTCATCGAGCACGCGCTGCGGAACGTTACGTGGTTTCCCCGCCATGATCGATGACCTTCATTCGTTCTTCCACCATCGCGGACATGCGGGCAGCGAGTTGTGTGAGGCGGTCGTGCTGAGCAAGCCGGCGAGCGAAGTCCGATCCGCCGTCGTCGGACGTCCCGATGTGCGCGATCACCTTCGGCGTGAGACCAAGCAGCTCCGAGCGAAGCTCGTGGACCCGCATGATGGCGCTCAGGTAACCCAAGGGTGCCTGCGGTGTTGCCTTCTGCTCCAGCTGCGACAGGCGAGACCAGAGTTCGCTTTCGATCAGGTCGAGGCGCGCTAAGCCCTCCCCCCGGTGTCGGGCAAACTCCTGGGTCGTGCCCACCATTTCCCAGCGTGCGTGGATGCGCCGTATGTAGCGATCCATCGCACGACCGTCGGTGATGTCGAGCATAGCCATCAGCTGACGCTTGCTGCGCACACCCTTCATCATCATGAGCTCGACCCGAGCAACCTGCTGCTCATCATACTCTTGGGCTTCGCCACTCCGACGGTCGTAGGTGGGGGCTTCCGGGACATCGACCCAATCAGGAAGGGTGGCGCGCTCCTCCACGGGAAGGCGTTGCTTGACCTTCTTGAGACCGACGCGCTTCTTCCTGATCTTGATCTTCGTCATCCGCTTTTCTTCGCCGCCGCCTGCTTCTTGGTCTCCTTCGCCTCTGCGTCATTGGCGAGCTTGTCGTAAATCTTCGCGTGGGCGGCCTTGGCGATCTCGGCCTGCTGATCCTTGGGCATCTGATTGAACGTCTCGCAGATCAGTGCCAGGGCAACGTTCCTGAGCTTCGCGCCGGCCAGCCCCATAGCCGCCTTCATGGCGTTGTCGTAGCTGGCAACCTCGTGACCGATCAGCGCCGTCACGTCATCGCCAGCGACCTTCATCGCCTTCTTCATGGCGGTGGTGTAGGCCGTGTGCTCGTCCGGGAGCAGCAGAAGGCTGACCGAGATCGGACGTTCGACGTCCTGAGCCGTCATCTTGATGCCGTCGGAGGGGTTGAAGTCGGGAACCTTCAGGAGGCTGAGGACGGAGGTCTGCTCATCCTCGCCGATACCGGTCATCGCCCGGATTTCGTTGGCGCTGTACTCCTTGTGGAGGTCCACCAGAAGCCGGGCCAACTTGATCGGGATATTCTGGCCGCGAAGGTTGTTCATCGACAGCGTGCGCACCTTGGCCTGCTTCGCGTCGAACGGCACGACGATGATCGGGATCACCTTCTTGCCGGCCACCTTGGACGCGCGCCAGCGATGCTCGCCATCCACGATCAGGAACTTGCCTTCCTTCTCGGGATTGGCCCGACAGAGGATCGGCTGGTTCATGCCTTCCTCTTTCACCTGCTGCACGATGGCCTCGAAGAACTCGGCCTCCATGTCGTTCGGGTTGTACTCGTTCGGCTCGATGTCGTCGATGGGAACGATGCGGAAGTCGATGGTCTCGTCTGCGCCGTCGGGCTGTGCAATTAATTTCGCATCTTTGGCCGCAGACTGCGGTTTCTTCTTCTTGAGGTTCAGTGCCATTCTTCGCCCTCCATGGTGCGCTACTGTTCTGAGGTCATCCGCTTGGCGTCCAGCTGATCGGACAGCCGGTAACGTTCGGGATCGATCTGTATCGTGGGTCCAACAGAAAGCGACGTCATTCGGGCTTGGAGCCAACGTTCGCGCCAGTAGTCGATCTGGTCGCTGAGCGTGTACGTGGCAGTCTTACCGTATGCGTCGGCCTCACCCCGGAGGAATGAGACCGCTTTCTTCCGCAGCTCCATACCATAGAAGCCGTGGTCGGTTTCATCAACATCAATCAGCTTGACGCCTCGCTGGTTCAGCCGGTTGTATTGGCTGCCCTTGCCGTGAAGCGTTCTGATGCCGAAGAAGAGGTACTGGTAGCTGTACCGCAACTCCAGGAGACGGATGACGTCCCGGCTGGTCGCCGCAAGGGCGAGAAGCTTGCCTCCGGTCATCTGTCCGAACTCGAACACGGGCAGGCACCGACGCATCATCACGATCCGATGCTGGTTCGCCAGGCGAAGATGCTCGTGCTCCTTGTGCCACCCGAGGTGGTCGATCAGCTGGGTCCAGTGGTTGGGTGGGTCAGACAGCCCCACCACGCCGAGGAAGCCCCCGGACACCCGGTCACGAACGAGGAGAGCAAGCGAGCGCCCTGCCCCGGCAAAGTGCGGAGACTGAGGCTCCGAGGACAGCACCACGCGCCAGTAATCGAAGAGATCACGGGCAAGCCCCTTGTCCACCACGATCACCTCGGGGTCGCAGGTCTCCAGGTTGACCGGGACACACATGCGCAGCGCCTGCTCCTCGACGTCACAGAGACGGCGGACCCACTTGTTCTGCGTCTTGATCTTGTCAATCGGTGCCGGCATCAGTCCCTCCTGAGCAGGATGAGGCCCGCATTGCGCGTGTCCGACCCGTGCCACGGGAACGACCACTCCTTGACCGTCGGGCCGACCTTGGCGAACACCTCCTCCTTGCCTTCCTCCCAGCTCACGGCTCCGTCCCCGACAAAGCTGAAGACGTAATGCCCGCTCGGGATATGCGCCACGGTGTCGAGGATTAGGGAGCGCCACAGGTCGCCCGGCATGTCGCCTTCGTCGAGCGCCTGCGGCTCATTGAACAGAAGGGTGTCGAGGACGCGGTTCGACTGCATGAACGTCGCGTTGCCGGCGGTCGGCGGGTTCAGGCCAACGAAGCTTGGTCGGTCGAAGTCGATCTGCTTGATGTTCTCCCGGCAGTCGCCAACCATCACCTTGGGTGCTCGTTCCATCTTCGCGGACTGCAGGGCGTGGACGAGATGATCGACGTCCTTGGCCACCTTGAGAAGGGCCGGCAGAGGCTCCAGGAGTATTTTCGCCACGTTCTCCCACTGCTTCCCCTGCAACGACAGCTGCTGAAGGTCTTGGGTCGGGAGCTTCAGGAAGTACATGTAGTTCTTGTTCAGCAGCACCCAACGCACAGCCATGAAGCGGTAATACGCCGCCTGCTCGCGCACGAGATCACCGCGCTCCGATGCATAATACAGGGCATCAAAGACCGCCGCCGCAATGGGGTGCAGGTGGTCGGGGATCAGCTCGCCTGCCGGGGTCTTTCCGTCGGGGACTAGTTCCTCGGGTGCCTTCTCCTGTGCAAGACGCAGCAGGCCCTCAAGCACCCAGCGGCGCGACCGGACGTCGCCGAAGATTGCCTGAGCAGACACATAGGATCGGAGCGCCAGATCGTTTGCCGAGACGGACATGCCGTAGAAGCCGAAGGCTGCGGAGCCTGCGCAGCTGCCGCAGGTCATGTCGTGGTAGCTCCACTTGTGCCACTCGGACATCGGCACCACCGACTGAGCTGCATCAAACAGAAAAGGGATGAAGCGCCTCATCCCTCCGAGAAAGGGCAGAAGCCCCTTCGATATGACATCAAAGCTGTTCATTTCCTCACCGTGTAGAAACTGATTTTATGAGACACCAGCCGGTCCTTCCATTCTCGGATCGTCTTGGTGTCGGCGGTCCCGTCATTCTCCAGGGCGCAGTCCGCGAAGGAGTGCGCGAGCGTCTGGTAGCCGAGCATGTTCGCGTGTTTCACCGGAGCGTGCCGGTCGAACCGCTGCGTGTACGCGGTCCAGTGCTGGTCGGTCAGCCGGCAACCCATGTTCAGTGAAATTAATTGCGCATCATGGCGCAGACCAAGGCACAGGAGGTCGGGCACATGCGAAACCAGCTCGCTCCAGTTTTCGAGGAGCCAGTCGATGCTGGTCTTGTCGTAGGTGCGGAACTTCAGGTCCGCGTTCTGGCGATACCAGGTTTTGACCAGCGCCTTGTACTCCGCAGGGTCGCCACCGTCGAACACCTCGACTTCGCAGAGACGCCGCGCCTTGTTGACGTTGCCGCGCATCTGCCGGTTGCGCTTGCCGGGGAACGTCTGAACGTCCTCGGTGCGCATCACATACTCGTCGTGCTGCTTGCTGACGGTGTAGCCGCCAAGCTTGAAGTGGGCGGCAATGGGCTCTGGGACGAGGTGGAGGGGGCGACCATCTTCCAGCAGTTCGAGGAGCGTCTGATAGTATTCGCTCGGGCTGGCGGTCGGCGCGACACGGACCCCGCCACCATCGGAGAGCACCAGCCCCCCGGATGCCTGCTCGACATCGAGCTTGCCCAGAGCGATCTTAGGCATCACGTTCAGCGGCGAGAATGCGAACGCAGGTGCCCCGGAGGGCACCAGCGCTGGTCGCATAGCATCAAGACTGGTCAGGTAGGTTTGGAGCGGGCGGCTCTCTTCGATGAGGCTTCCTCTCCGGGAAGGAGAAGGCCGGACCGCACCGGCACCCGCATTGCTCGATTGTTTTGCCACAGGTTCGTCCTTGATCAAATACCGAAGTCGCCCTGATCCTTCATGGTGGATGCAAAGTCGGGCCACGTGACTTCCGCGATCACCTTTGGCTCGTAGCTGCGGGCGTCCACCAAAGCCCCGTTTCGCATGATGTGCGTGGTCTTCACATCGGGTCGTTCACGATGGAGCCAAGCTGTCAGTTTGCCGGCCCGGTGACACTCGCAGGGCTTACCCTCGGAGCACATCATCGCGACGCGGTGGCCTTCTTCAGTGAACTGGAGGATCGCGTCCATCTTGGCGATGAACAGCGGGGCCGTCACCTGCACGTCGCCGAGCCCACCGAGGACTTTCCCGCCGTACCGGTAATCGACCCCGTTCGACCGCACACCACGGATGAGATTGTCACGCTGGAAGTGCGGGAACCGGGATACCGGCTTAGATCGCACGTCAATCAGCATTGTGATCTGGTTTTGCTTCAGCAGGCCAAGGAAATCCTCGAAGCTGTGGTTTGAGTGACCGATTGTCCAGACTTCCAATGTCGTCTCCTATTTCTGTGGTTGCCCTAGTCTACCGACGGGACGCGGGGTAACACACAGAAATCGCTCTATTTTTCGAAGATTGCCGGCTGAGGCCCGCGCTGCTGGTCCTGATACTTCCCGTCATACGCGACGCTGGCATGATCATCGAGCTGATGGATGATGATCTGGGCGATGGCCATCCCCTCCTCGATCAGGATCGCCTCGTCACCGTGGTTCGTCAGCTCAAGCGTCAGGTATCCACGCCAGCCGGGCTCGATCACGGTGTTCTGTGCCGCGAGGCCGACACGAGCCCAGGTGCTCTTGTCGTGCACGATGCCGAGGACATTCTGCGGCATGTTGAAGTGCTCGACGGTCGAAGCCAGGCTGAAGCCGCCGGGCATCAGTCTGACCTCCTGATCGATGCGTACGTCGTAGCCAGCCGGGCCGACACCATAGGTGAGGCCCTTGTGTCTGGTCCGTTCCGAAAACGGTGTGAAAATGCAGAGCTGCCGGATGGTGTTGCCCGTAAGGATCATGCCGTCCTCCGAATGTCGAGTTCCCGGTGGTGCACCTCGACATCGAACCCCGACGCCCTCAGACGATACGCAGACATCTCGACCATGGCCACTGACCGGTGCCTGCCGCCGTAGCACCCGAAGGCAACGGTGTCTCCATCGTTCAGGCCCAGCAGCGCCTCCTGCAGGGTGCGGCCAAACCTGTCGTCGGTCTCAACGTATTTCTGCACGCGACCATCAAGCCCGGTGAGCCGGCGCAGCTCGGTGACGTTGTGGGGGTTCTTCATGGGGCGGCAATCGACGATCTTCTTGACGTCGTATGGCGGGCCGTACTTGAACCCGAACGAGACTAACTTCACCTGCATGATGTCACCATTCCCAATGTGGCAGTTCTTCGATGATGGTTGCGTCGCGGTCGAGCATGAGCCAGTCACACCCGGCACCTACCGCGAAGTTCATTGCGTCCCGCAGCTCCTGCGGTATCCCGGCGCTGGCGTCCGGGTGCGGGGTCGTGTGGACCCACCAACCGAAACCGGCCTTCGGGAAGACCGTCACGCCCTCAATGTCGTCTGCGTCGAGCCGCTGGGCTGTCTCCTCGGTCACGTGCGCCGTGCTGACCGCCAGTATCTTCTGGGTCTCGGCGTGGAAGACTTGGTTCGTCACGTCGAAGCCGTGCGTCTGAAGCGCAATGGTCGCCAGCTTGATCTCACCCTCGGGGCCAAGGTGCTGAAGCGCGTCCACCCAATCCCGGACCTTCTGGATGGCGTCGATCTCCCATTCGGTCGGATCGTCGAACCCGTCATGTGTCTCAGCGTGTTCGAGGTATGCGGCGGCCAACCCGGCCACGTGCAGCAATTCTTGGAAATCCGGTTCGATGACGACCACACTGCCCTCCTTGGCTTGTGCAATTAATTTCATTCACTCTAGCACAGGATCGGCGGCTATCAAGTCAGCCCAGGCTGATTGTCAACACCCGTGCGGCAGCAAGCCTCGAACGGCGATCCGCTGAGAACGCGTCCCGGCTGTCGAAGCGAAACCCTTCGGCCTTGAGTTTCTGTTGGATGGCTTCCAGCTCGTAGCCTAGATGGCTCAGCAGGGTCTCCATCACGCGAATATCGCCGGACGTCTCGCCGCTCTCGATCTTCCGTAAGGTTGACCGATTGACGCCCGTCGCCGCAGCGAGCGTCCTCTGCGAGATGCCTTGTTCCTCTCGGAGCGCCCGGATCAGCGCCCCCCAGAAATTCCCATCCATCTACCGCCTCGCACATGTTAGGCGACAGCATGTTCGTACACCACGGAGACGGCGCTGGCTTTGAGTTTCGCCAACACCAGCCGGGCCACCTCGTTATTGGGGTGGACCGGTACATACACGGTCGAGACGCCCTTGCTCTGCGCCCTGTCATGCAAGGTTTTGAACATCTCCGTGAATGCACGCTGCTGCCTGCTCGATGGTTCGACGTAGCCGAGGGTGACTTCGTAAGCATCCTTATCGTCCCGGTACTCCCAGGTCAGAACACCCACGACGTCACCGTCAGAGCTCACCGCGTAGATGACCTCGGAATTGGCGTTGACGGGACACGTACCCACGAGATCAGGCGTGAAGCCTTCCTGCACGAGGTCGTTCCAGCCTTCGGCGATCATCGCGAAAGCTTGGGTGCTCGCAGCCCTTCGGCTGTATCCGATCTGGATGCTCATCGTCCCTCCTTGGCCGACGCAAAACAACAATGCAATTAATTGCATAGCTCGACTCCGGGCTCAAGGAGAACGTGCCCATAATAGTGCAATTAATTGCATAAGGCGAGGCGGGATCACCCACGGTTCTATGCCGTGGGTTGTTCCCCTCTGCAGCAGCTACTCAGCCGCCAGCAGTTCTTCCTCACGGTAGAGCGGGGCCTTCCCCGCAACCACCTTGTCCGTGTACTCGTCCAGTGTCTCCAGTTCGAACGAGGCCCCGGCTGTCCGAAGCAGTTCGGTCACCCCCCCAGACCCCGTGTCGAGCCAGTCGCACGCGTTGGCGTCCCACTGGAAACCGTAGATGGCAGGCACAACCGGAGCCAGCGCCGGCTGCTGAAACAGGTCTCTTTCAAAATCAATCGGCACCGTCGGTGCAAGAATATGCAGCGTCAGCTCGTGGGTCATCCCTTCGGCAATGAATACGCCGTCCTCCGGGATCGTGTGCGCAAACATCAGGTACTCGACGCTGAAGCCGTCTCCCCGTTTGACCTGAAAACCCCAAGCAGCAGCGACACCTCCCCCGGCTGTGCGATGCGGTCGAACCGAACGCAATTACCTCTGTCCATCAGTACCTACTCCTTCCCGATGCGCCCACGGCGCTCGTACATATGCTGTTTCGCGATCCGGTCGCATTGCCTGTTAACCCACTGCCGGGACGGTCCCCTCCTGTGCCCGCGCACATGGCGCAAGTGGATCGAGAACCCTCCCTTTGTGGACTCACTCTCAATGATGCCAAGCCCCTTCTGCTCCGCCTCGGATAGAACGACCCGTGTCAGGTCCGGCACTTTTGCGCCATCTGCGTGGTTTCGAATGGCAGCTCTTGGGACTCTGGCTTTCACCAATCCGAGGGCACGCAGATTGTCTGACTGGATCATTAGGACGGTCACCCCTGACAGATGCCCTCCTGCACCAAGCACGTGCATCGCGTTCGCAATGGCACACAACTCAGCCTCATGACTGGCGCTCAATAAAGACTTAAAACCGCCACCAAATAATGCGCCGGACGACCACAGATTGCATTTGGCCCAAGCGCCCCAGCCAGCTGCACCAGTACTTGGGCAGTGGGACGCGTCAGTGAACAGGGACATGTGCATCGCTGTCAATCCAGTTGTGCAATTAATTGCAAGACGACAGCCGAGCCAAAAGACAGCCCGGCGGTACGGTCTGGCCCCTGCGGTACAGCTGCAGGTGATCGTCTAAATCTCCAGGCCAAGCCGGACGGAAACTTCCGCCCCGATGCCCCCTCCGTGACGTCGTTCAATGCACCCTCCTTGGTTTAGTGAACTGGTTGTTAACTTACCTTACCGTGTTGCCGTGAGTGTGCAATTACTTGCACTTCTCAAAGGTTAATATCCACCGAGGAAGTCCAAGCCGAAACACCATCTAAGCCACGGCCTTGAACTCAAGCGGGACCACCCAGGCTGGTGCGCATTGATGGAAGCACACACCCGTTGCAGCCGATCCCCCCATATTTGTTCCCCACCCGTTCACTGTGCTTTGAAGATGCATCGGTCCTCCGCTACCATTTTGATTACGCAAGCAATATCAACCAGTTACAAGGAACAGAGATTCCAGAAACTGTGAGACATCTCGCACAAATGTACGCGGAGATGCCATGGCTTGCGCTTCCTACCTTTCTCGCCGTGAAGGACGCTATTACCTTCAGGTTCGGTTGAATCCCGTCACATCCCTCCTCCTGGGCAAGCAGCTCTATAGAGTCTCGTTAAGAACCAGCGACTATCGTCAGGCGCGTATTCGACTTTCAGAGCACCTGGGCTGGATTCACAGAATGAACGACAGCGCGAACTACGTATCGCTCTTTCAGAAGAACGTGGGCGAACTGCGAAAATATCTGCTGGATCCATGGCCTCTTTCTGAAGAACGGCTTCAGGCACGGCGCAACTACGAGGAGATGCTGAAGAACCTGAAGCGTCGGGCGCTGGCCGCCCAGTGCGATCCCGACATGATCGAGCCTGACTTCACCGCCCTGCTGAACCGTTTCGTGAACCAGAATCTGGATGCCGAGACGTTCCTGCGTCAGCGCGACAGGGTTCAAGCTTATGAACGCGGCAGGGCCGACATGCAGGCAGCCATCCAAATGGGCGCAGTACCCGCCAGCTTTCAGGCATCTGCACATCATTCTCCCGCCATTCCCTCTCAGCCTGATACAATCGCCGCATGGCATGATCCAATGGCCCGTGAAGCCCGCATCACTCCGTCAGCGAGCGAGCCGGAAGTCCCCATCGACGTTCTCGAGGAGCCTTTTGCACATCCCCCTGCGCCAGAGGCCGATCCGCTCACCTTCTCTCAGGCGCTGCAGGAATACGTTGAAGAGGATGTGACGAATGGCGGCAACGCGGATGCCCGCTCAGCTATCCAACTGGTCGTACAGTTCCTGATCGACATCATGGATGATCCGGTCGTCGCCAGGTTTGACAAGCGCAAGGTGCTCGAGCTCGATCAGATGCTCCCCGACATTCCAAACAGGCGCAACGTTCCCAAAGAGCATGCACAAACACTGGCAGAGAGGTACCTCTATGCAAAGAAGCATGGATGGTCGCGCCTTGATCGGTTGACCGAAACACGGCTGCGCAACGGCTATCATAACGCCCTGTCGAAATTCTTTGACTGGCTGATTGAACGGGGACACTACCCTCACCCCAAGCCCGTGTTCAGCCATGTCAGTGAAAACAATCTCACCTCCCTGCCCCGGGACTCGTTCGATGACAGCGAAATCGCGAAAATCTTTTCGCAACCGCTCTTCACGGGATGCCAGAGCGACAAACGGATCTGGCAACCAGGAAAATACTTCATCCAGTCGCACCTTTACTGGGCCTACCTTCTGTTGCTTTTGACAGGCCTGCGGCCAGGCGAGCTGGGACAGCTGGAACTGAACGACATCGCGGAGCGAGACGGAATTCACTACCTCTACCTCAGAGGTTTTGACCCCTCCAAAGGCCGCGTGGCCAAGAAAGATGTGAAGCGTTTCAAGACCCCGTCGTCGCAGCGCGTCGTCCCCCTTCACCCACTGATCCTTGATCTGGGTCTCCTTGAGCGGGTGGACGAGTTGAAGCAGCTTGGCTGCCCCTATCTCTTCCCGGAATGGGAGCCCTATCCCAAGCCAAATGGCGAAATGCGCTGGGGCCAGCCGATCACAAAGAGCTGGCAGTATCTGAAGAAGAAAACAGGCATCGCCCGCAAGGAAGTAACACTCTATTCCACGAGGCACTGGTTTGCTGATCTGATCGATAACACCAAAATCAAGGACGTCACGCGAAAGCGCCTGATGGGACACTCACCGAAGTCGGACATCCCCGCCCGCTATGGCATGAAGCATCGCCTAACGACGCGAGATTTACAGCATTTCGAGCAGGCAGCGTCCCCCGCACTTGATGCGATAACGCCCATTCTTCTGGCCGCCAAGGAACGTGTGAATTGCGGTGATCTGGTGGTGCTGAAACCTTGGTTACAGCAGCAGAACTGGTCGGCATATTATCAAGAACGGTTGAGCGAATTAAAGTGA